ATTAAACATATATGTGAGCAGGTTAGAGCCATGTCATATGTGTTTAAATGTCCTGTTATATCAGCAGTTCAGCTTGCCAGAGGTTCTTTTGGCAAGGATAATCCCGGAATGGAAGGAATTGCAGAATCGATTGGTGTTGCAGCTACAGCAGATGTGATTATGTCTATTTTCCAATCAGAAGAAGATATGGAAATGGCTTTAATCAAGTTGGGGATGATGAAAAACAGATTTGGGCCAAGAGGAATGATCCAAGCAATGAAAATTGACTACCCAACACTTAGTATTTCCCAATCCTCAGAAGAGGAAGAGATTATGGATGATGAAGAACTTACTTTACTTGAAAAATTTAGCAGTTGAAATTATGAGAACCATACAAGAGCACAACGAAGAAGTTAGAAACTATTACAGGTCCACTAAAAATAATATTGAGTGTCCGAACTGTAAATCCGAGATGGATGATGTTGATCGAGGGGTGTTATACTTGTCAAATCCTCCCCAAACAGATATCAAATGTTTTAATTGTGGGTATACATCCAAAAGATATGTAATATGTTGACTTTTATGATAAATGATCTAAATGTTTCTGTGTCTAAAGTCTTTATCTGGTCAACTTCAACCTTAGATGGTGCTACATCTACCATTATTCTTGGAAATATATTCAAGAATATGGAATATCAACATGCATTCTTTGGTGACTTTGAAAATCAATATAAAAATTGGTCAGAAGATCATTTGGAAAACTATGACAAGGTGTTTGTAGTTGGAATGTCACTTACACAATCACTAATCAATAAAATCGATGACCCCAGAGTGGTATTCATTTCAAATAAGAAAGAAAACCTTAATGTTTTCGATTCTTCCATGATTTCCGAAGATTGTTCATCTTGTTCTAAGCTAATTTATAAGAAATTCAAGGAAAAGGTCAAATTTACAGTTCCTCTGAAACAATTAATTGCTTATATTGATGATTATAATGGTAATACTCTGAAACATGAGGAATCATCTTACCTAAATGCTGTTTATCGCAAGTCTGGATATAAAAAGTTTTCTACTTTTGTAAATCGTTTTTGGAATGGATTTGATGGGTTTACGAATGGTGAATTAAAATTAGCTGAATCATTTTTTAAAGAAATTGACAGAGAGTGTGAAGGTCTTGACCTATTCAAAGGTGAATTTAAGAAATGGAAAGTGATTTTGACATTCTCCAAGTGTCCAGTGACCGAAATTGCGAACAAGCTACTTGACAATTACGAAACCGATGTCATTATAGTGGTCAATACAGACAGTAAGTATGTTTCATTTCGACGTAAACAAGTATCTGATGTTGATTTGAAATTTATGGCTGAACATTTGTGTGATGGTGGAGGAACAGAATCCTCAAGTGGTGGAACACTTACGAAAAAGTTTTTAGAATTCTCAGAACAACTTACCGAATATAAATCATGAATAATTTAGGAGATTCGGGTAGTCAACACTGTCATAGTAATTGGTATTGTCCATCCTGTAGAGTGTTTGGTTACAATAAACCACATAAAGATGACTGTAATGAAAAGAAACTTCAAATTAGTGCTACTGCGAGAATCCCTAGAAAAAACGCATCCAAAAAGATTTGGAGTAAATTTTATAAAAAGTTTGTTCTTCAAGAAGATTTAAAAGAACATTTTAGTAAACCTAAAAAAGAGTCTAAAGAGATAAAGACTTGGAGAATAAGAAGAAAATTAAAGATTAAATTATGAAAAGAAGAAATTTTATAGGAGGAATATTATCCGCAATTGGCCTAAGTATTGTCTCCCTAAAAGCCACAGAGACAATCCCACCAGAATCATTTATTAGGTCGGACGATGATGAATTTTATTCATTTTTCTATAAGTTCAATGGGTTTCCAATTAGTGAACAGCAGAAAATGTTTTATGATTGGTATAAGAAAGATTATAAAATAATGACGATGAGTAGACAAACAGGGACCACTACATTTTTGATCACTTTGGCGGCATATAAATCTCTTAAAAATGAAACCGTTTTCTATTTTACATTTGAGGGATATCATAGAAATCATTGTGTTGATATATACAAGAGAAACATGATCAACTTCAGAGAAAATTTTCCCAAAAAAGTTTGGACACAGATGGAACCACGTTTCTTGACAAATTCTGATGGTATTAGAGGCAGCAATCCATCTATAGCATTGTTTGATAATTTCTCATATACGAGATACCCACATACAATTTTTAACTATTTCGATAGCAGAGATACTAAGGTATTTTGGATGGACACAGTAGAAACCAAAAACATATCATGATAGACCCAAGTTCAGCAATTATCGAAGACGAAAGCTCGCACCTATTTCTATGTTATTGCACATTTATCAATAACATAACAGGTAAGAAGCTTTCAACACAAAATGTTTTCATTGAGACATTGAACAATGAGAAGTATAAAAAAATCCTAAAGGAGATCTTGAATCTTGAAACAGATTATGAAATTGTGAGAGTGTTTCTAGATTTTGACGCATCTATCGCCAAATCAAAAATTGTGACTAAGATGATTAATAGCAAAGATAAGAAATAATGTTTAATACATATAATTTAAGAGGTGGAAGCACGGATGTTTATGTCAAACAAACAGTCACGGAGAAAAGAGCACCAACTGATGACTCAGTTAGACTGCTTATGGAGATGGAAGACAAAGCTCTGGATAAGTTGGTTTCAATCACAAAATTAGAAAACAACTTCTTCAAAGCTACTTGGCACACATTTGATGATTATATGAATGGTGGCCTTAATATCATTTGTAGGTTTGAATTGAATGGGAAAGAAGAAAAGTTTGATTTTAAAATATGTAAATTCGAATGTAGAAACGATCAAGAGTTGATTGAAAAGGTGAGAGAGAAGGTTTTGGAAAGATTAAGTAGAATATTTACATATGAGCTTTTTAGTCATGGTTTAAAACCATTTGAGGGTCTTAGAAGAAGATGAGAAACATAACCGTAAGTCAAATTGATTTGAAGAATGGATGTGAGCATGTCAAATTACACATATTTCCATTACCACAAATTAAAGATCCCGGATTTTACAGAACTATGATCTCATATTCAGCATTTTTTGAAAGTTGTAAATCTAGAAATAGGAGTAAGAATTATCTCTATTATCAAACAGACTTCAGGGATGGCGATTTGAGGGGTGAATACGAAAAACATAGGGATTCTCAACTTCCAGTGGTTGAATATAAAAGCTTGCTTGATTTCTTTGAAGGTATAGGCTATGATAGAGCCACTAAGAGGTATATTGATGATCACAAAGCTTGAACAAAAAATCTATAATTCACATTTAGCTACATCTAGAAAGGCTCAAAATAAACCTTTTCAAATTAGAAAGCAATTTGATGATCTGGATGAAGACAAGGTTGCAATTCTTCAAAGACTTTCAAGATTTTTCAATGAATATAAAAATTTAGACATTGACACATTCTTTCTGGCACCTCACAAGATATATCCAGATGAAACGTATTATCCTTTGGAATATTTCTTAACCAGAAAGGCTATTTCATGTTACACACAATATGTAAAGCAACTAGAAACCCAAGATCCCGATAATAATGATTCATTGGAGCGGTTACAGAAGTCTTTGAAATTTGTTTTCAACTATTGCAAGGAACACCAGTTGACTTTCGAGGATTATAAGGTATATCTAGAACCAGAGACAACCCTGCCGATCTTCATCGACCATCTCAAAAATCACAAAATAAATTTTTACACACTTCACGCCTTGAATTTCTCACAACCTAAGATAGAATCCAGAATATTGGATTTCATCTTCAACAATTTCTATACAACTTTCCAAACGACAAAGAACAAGTTTCAATTCTCCAAGAAGATGAAAGAATTCTCAAAACTAGCAACAATTAAATTAAAACAAAAATTATGAAAGACAAGCTCACAGCATCGGAAGCAGTATTTGGATTTGCCGCGTGGTTGACAACCAGACCGGAACCTGTAACTTTTGGAAGTTCTTTTGAATGTTCAAATATCTGTAATCTAGTTAAAATTTTTATAGATGAAAATAAATTGGATTTCCCCAGAGATGGGTGGGAAAATAATTTAATCCACCCATCTGGAGAATGTAGTTTTGGAAATATCTAATCAAAAGAAAATAAAATAAATTATGAGTAATAGCACAACAACATCAAGTGGGGGCATCGGATTTACCGGACTCCTTGCAATTCTATTCATTGGACTTAAATTGGGAGGAGTGATTACATGGCCATGATTATGGGTCTTGTCACCACTCTGGATTTCACTAGCATTGGTCCTTACCATTATCACAATCACCTTTATTATAGTTGCATTGGTGGCTATGATTGCTAAATAACTTTGCCTATAATTGAACTAATTCTAATTATAGGTTCTTAAACACAAAAACAACAAACTGAAAAACAAACAAAATGGCTAAAACTAATAAATTCGCAAACGCATTTGAAAAAATTAAAGGTGCTCTGGCTAAACCAGAGAGTTCGGGTGGATCATATGATAACTTCATGAAGTTTCCTGCGGGAAGCACATATGTTATTAAGCTTCTGCCCACATTGGAGGAAGGAAAGGAACCTCTGTTCCATCACTTCGTGAACGGTTTTACTTCTAAGTCTACTGGAAAGTATTTCAGTGTTCTGAGTCGTAAGACATTCGGTGAAAATGATCCAATTGAGAATCTTCGTTGGAAGCAGTGGAAGGCTTGGAAAGAAGCTAATCCAAAGGCTGATAACAAGGATTATGAAGGAGAAATCCAAAGTTCTGAAAACTGGTTGATCAATGCCTATTGGGTTGATAATCCAGCTAATCCAGATCTTAATGGAACAGTTCAAATTCTAAAGATGGGTCCACAGATTAAGAAGCTTGTGGATGCTGCTACAGAAGGTGATAGGGCTGATGAATTGGGTTGGGATATTTTCGATCCTACCAAGGGATTTGATCTTAAGATTGTTGCTGCTAAACAAGGCATCTACACAACCTATAAGGATTCATTCTTCTCTACCAAGTCCAAGAAGAATCTGAAGGATGAGGAAGTTGATGCTCTTTATGAAAATCTGCATGATTTGACTCAGGTTTATGCCGTCAAGACTGTAGAAGAGATTGAAGAAATTCTAGTTACTCATTACTTTACTGGAGATAATGAAAAGTCTGAATCTAAGGAGGAAAGGAAACAACTTCCTAAGAAGGAATCGAAGAAGAAAGAGGAGAAGGTTGAAGATCCCGATCCTGATGATGAAATTCCAATGGAGTTTGATTCATCCGACGACGAAGTTAATGCCCTTCTTGAAGGTTTAGACGAAGACTAATATGGAAGAACAACTACCACCAATGTCTCCAGATGATTTAGCTGCCCTTATGGGATTTGCTGGACCAATTTTTGGAGAGACAAGACAAATCGAAAACATGACTTCTGAAAATCCAAATGTTGGGAGTCATGTTCAGGATGGTAGTATGAAGATCAGACAGGCACTTGCACAAGCAGAAAATCAAGTGCGTATGCAAGTGCCTGTTCATGTTCCTCATGTGCCAATTCCAGTAATCCCGTTTATTCCAGAGACTATAAATCAACAAGGTGAAATGTTTCCCGTTAGTTCTGGTGGTTATGTTCAACCCACGACTACCGATTTCCCACATATTCAAAATGTGTTACAGATCAATACGCCTTCGAATGAACAACAAATGGAGTTTTCGTTTGATCCGAATAAACATGACATTACAAATAATCATCTCCGAGATATTTCAAACACCTTGAAAAAGATTTTGAAGTATTATGAAGATGATTCAAAGACAAAAAAGACTAAAGAAGTAATTAAGTTAGTTGCAAATGGAAAATCATAACAACGATAAAACCAGACCTGCTGAAAATATACAAGAATTATTGATGTGTGCGGTAGGATCTACAGAAGATCTGCTTAGTTCTTTGGTGATTCTGAGAGATTCTAAAAAGGATGTTGGGCTATCTATGAATTTATTGAATAATAAAATTTATGAGATCGATAATATGAGATCATTATTCGAATCATATCAAATAAATGTCCGATAAATTAAAACTAAACAAGAAGGAATTCAAAAAGTTCCTAGATAGTCTAGCAAAGATTAATGATTCTGCTATTCTTGATGTTAAAAAGGATAATATACATGCCCTATCTTCATCCGAGGATAGGAGCATGTTCCTTTGGTCATCATTAGATGGTGACTTTGATTTTGAGAGGACTCTAAACATCCAATCATTGCAGAAATTATCCAAATCTTTGGATTTGATAACAGCAGATAATATTGAATTGACTGTAAATTCCAATAATATTGAATATATTGGGAACAGCATCAAGTTCAAGTGTCATTTATACGATGATGGTATTTTACCAAAGCCTAAATTGACTCTGGAAAAGATCAAAAGCTTCAAATATGATTATGAATTTGAATTCACTAAAGAATTTTTAGATTCGGTTCTCAAAAAAGCCGCAATCTTCAAAGAAGTAAGTAAATTGTATCTTTACACAGAAGATGATCATTTAGTTTGGGGTCTGATGGATAAAGCAATGACAAATACTGACTCAATTGTGATGGTTGGTGGTGATATTGATTTTGAAATGGATGAATTTATTTTAAATTTGGATAATGTAAGACTATGGAACTTAAATGGTGATAATGCTGTAAAGTTTAGAATTAATAAGATGGGAATCGGAAATATTCAAGTAATATCTGGACAAACGGAATTGAACTATGTTGTAACTTCACTTACAAAATAAGTTGATTTGTTAAATATATGAATGAGAAAACATATATTATATCCAAAATTGGCCGGTATTTATAAATTAACATGTATTGACAATGGAAAAATCTATATAGGAAAATCAGTCAATATAAGAAATAGATTATCTACATATAAAGGACAGGCCAAACAATCTAAAAGTAATTGGTATTTTGGGAAAGCCCTTATAAAGTATGGGTGGAACTCTTTTACAGTTGAAATATTAGAAATTTTTGAACCGTTTGATAAATTAAAAGATAATCATGCTCTTTTAGATAGGGAGGCTTATTATATAGAATTATATGACGCAACTAATACTAAAATTGGTTATAATATTTGCAAATATTCTAATGATGGGACAGGGATACCGAGTAGACCGATCACAGAAGAACACCGAGCAAATCTAAGAAAGGCCAGAGCATTACAAGTGAGAGGACCGCTGACCGAAGAGCAGAAACAAAAGATGAGGGGAAGGGTTTGTAGTGAAGAGACAAAGGAGAAAATTAGAAACACCAAAAAGGGAACAACATTATCCGAAGAGCATAAGGAGAAAATAAGGCAGAGTTGTATGGGAAATACACACACTGAAGAGTCTATAGAAAAAATGAGACAGGCAAAAAGAGGTGGTAAACATTCCGAAGAGGCAAAACAAAAAATGAGAAATTCCAGATTACTATATTTGGAAAATAAAAAAATAAAAAAATATGAAAAAAGAATTTAAAGAATTAAAAGATTTACAATTGAAAGGTATAGTCGAATTATACGAGTCTTCAAATTTGGAAGATACCAAATCGGTCACTGGTAGTAATATACCTTATAGGATTTTAAAATTAAGTTGGAACAATGATCAGCCAGAACTCCTGATACAATACCCAGATTCTCCACATTTTTTAGAAATTCCGAGAGCAAGAGGTTCATCTTCTTGTGGTAATACTATTCACGTTAATTTCTCAAATCCTTTTTATAAAAATATATTGGATGAGAATGATAGGGTTGAGGATCTATACATCCAAAGGCCAAATGCGATGTTGAAAAATGATTGTTTATATCATAATTTCCTAACCACAATTTCCAGAATTGTGACTGATCCATATTCAAAGTTGGAGGATATCAACCCAACATTATTGATTGACATTATTGAACATGGGTATTATGAATGTGTTCCAAAAATTCAAGTTCCTGAATATGTCATGAATATTGAACATATTACAGAAATTCCATTTGATTATCTTTTAATTACCCATGACAAATATGTTTATAGTTATGACACTATGAGAGCATTTTTTTGTAAACTTAATGGAAGTCATAAACAATTAAAAGTTGAAAAGTTTAATAGAATGAGAGATGGAGGAACTACTAGGATTAAATTAGGGTGTGGTTATGGATTAGATGATCAGAAATATGAATTTTATAGTCCAACACCTTTTAAGCCAGAGCTTAAATGTTCTTTGGATGGTTGGGAAATTGATCGTATTGATAAAAATACAGAATTGGTTGAAAAGGTCATGAAGTCTGTTATATTTTAATGAATCCTAAAAATAAAATCACTACTTGCGGCTACTTCCTTAAACGATTAAGGGATTCCGACTTCATTGCTATTAGATTATTTGGAGAGTATGGTAAACATGATCCAAGATCTTGGACTATTTGTGTAGATCCAACTGGACATTCATTAATGATCACTTGTTATGAGAATAAAGATTATAATGGTGATATTATGTTTGAATTTAATGATGGTGGAAACAAATTTCCCAAGAATTACAATTTACTAACAGATTCGATGGAAATAGTCATTACTACGATGATTGAAAGAGGCATACAACAGAAAACAGAAGATAGCATTTTTATCAAGACTAGACAATAATCCAAATAGTCTTAAATAATTTATGTGGACGACGAAGAACCAATTCAAGACTTCTCAGATGTTGAAATAACCAAGATTCTTAAAGAAGCACTTAAGGTGAAGCTTGAAGAAAAAAAGAAAATCCCAACCAGAGTTCAACTTAATAGAGCATTAGTTTCTACTCTTGGTGAATTTCTGGGTTGTTACAAGCTTATGGGTTATGATCTTGATGGAAACCCAATCAGTATGACTGTTTATAATAATAAATTACAAAAATCTGCACTAGAAAATCGATTTATGCAAGAAATTGGCGTTTTTATGAGCACCAGAGAAGAATTATGAACATTTTCCACCAATTATTCAAAGTTGGCAATTCCTATGCAGTTACTCAAGGTGATCTACTGGGCCAAATCCTGATCTATGTCGAGTCCACAAAGACGCACAAGTGCTTTGTCACCATCCCAAAGCTGGAAAATCTTGAAATTCCGAAAGAAATCTTTGACTCTGGGTTGAAATCTGGTATAGTCGAGTTTATTGAACGTGTGCCGAATGAATTTAGAAAAACGATTGCGCTCCAGTTTGAGCAAAACAAAAAAGAACTTTGATTTACCGGAAGATTATGTAGTTTCTAAGTTCTATGAGCTTGGGTATAAAATATACCACAATCGGTATAATAATACATATCAAAGTTGTTGCCCAATCTGTCATGAAGGTAAGTCTTGGGGTAGAAAGCAAAGATGTTACTATATACCAGAGAATAAAAACATTTTTTGTCATAATTGTGGTGCCTCACACACACCCTACAATTGGATCAGAGAGGTGTCAGGAATGTCCGACACTGAATTGTGGCAGGACTTCAGTAAAGGTTCCTACGAATACCTAGACGCTGATCCTGTGACTAAAGAGAAGCCAAAACAACCTACTCTTCCAGTTGATTGTATTAATTTATTTGATCCTAATCAAATTAGGTATTATATTGATAATACTATCGTCCAATATGCTTGGAATTATGTTCAATCTAGAAGATTGAATACTGCAATCAATAGACCACATGCTGTTTACATATCTTTGAAGGATTACACGCATGGTAATCGTTTGGTTATACCATTTAAAGAAGAATCAGATCAAATTGTATTCTATCAATCTAGAAAAATCTTTGATAAGGATGAAAAAGAGAATTATATCTCTAAAATGGATTCCGAGAAGACCATTTATGGTATTGAAAGAGTTTCTACTGATATAGACACTGTATTTCTATTTGAAGGACCGATTGATGCCTCATTTATTAAGAATGGGCTTGGGGTTGCAGGTATTACTAAAGGTGCTCAAAGATTCACCCAAAAACAAGAAGAACAACTTGAATCAGTTCGATTCTTTGATAAGATTTGGTTCCTCGATAGTCAATGGTTGGATGAAACATCCAGAATCAAAACAGAAATGTTATTGAAGATGGGTGAGAAGGTATTCATCTGGCCTGAAGCTTATGGTAAGAAGTTCAAAGACCTTAATGAAATGTGTATTCATCATGGATTGGATCAAATATCACCAAAGTTTGTAAAACAACACTCTATTAGCGGGGATGGATCTGTTTTAAAGTTTAAATCAATGATGAAAATTTAGTCTTCTCCCCTATCGAAAGCTCCACCAGTGTTGGCTTTAAATCTTGGATTAACTCCCAATTCTTGCATAGCATCCAAAATCTTATTTTTATCACCAGCATTTATTGATAAAATACTTTTCCAAACCAAACGATCATCCATATTACGAAGCTCATTAACTAAAGCTGCGACACTTTGGTATTCTTCACTGTTAATTAGATCTGATTCCCAAGTATCTTGATATGCATGATCATCTTGACCATCAGTAGATCCATTATGACCACCCGAATGGTCATCAAAGGCTTCTGTATACAGTTTAGCGAGTGCTTCTTGATCTTCTTTAATTAATTTCATATTTTTATAAGTTGTTGATTGTCAGTAATTTATACGTTGCGGTAACGTGGATTGCTTGTTTGAGCCATGAATCCTAAAAAGTTTTGATGGAGAGAAGCCAAGTCAGAAGCAACTCTAGAAATTTTGGATTGTTGGGATTGTTTCATCTTATCCATAACAGTATCAGGTTCAGCAGCAGCCAAACGAGATTGAATTGAATCTGGTTGTTCACTATTGAGAAAGGTTAAGAATTCTTGAACTTTATCAGTCCATCCTTGAAGTTCTTGCACCATTTGAGCATTTCTGCGACTCATTGCATCCGCAACTTCACTTGTTTGTGCATCTTGAGCACCAATAGAAGTATCTACATCGAAATCGGTAGGATCTGTTCCATCGTCAAGACTTGCTTCCATGGCTCTGCGCTCCATATCAGCACTATCCTCTTTGAGAACCTTCATAAATTGTTTAGCGAATAAACTCATACGTTTATTTAGCTCAGAGTTAAATATAATCATGGCAAATACCGGAGCATCTCCATATTCAACTTCATTTTTGAGTAAGAACATCAAAATGGATTTAGATCCAAGTTCTCAAATGCGTGAGTATAAGAAAAGAGAAGAAGATGCGATTCCTAAAAATACTTTACCATTTGAATTATCAAACCTCCCAAACCATTTTGCAAATATGGTTGACTGCGGTATTCAAGCTTGTAAAACACTTGAAGACATTTCTAAAACTCCTGATTATGAAGATTCTGAGGACTTGGCTAAGTTGAAAAGGAATGTTGAGAAGATGGTTGTCTATTTGGTGCAGAATGTAGACCATATTCTTGAAAAATACACGATTGGTGCTAGGCATGATAAGGATATTGAAGAAAATGATGATTGACATTCAGATGTGGTAGCATAGCATTCATAATATGAATGCCAATAAGAAGACAATCGAGGTTGATGTGGGATCTTTACAAGATTTAAAATTTTTTATCTTAAAGCTTGAGAGATGTATAGATAATTCAAAATTGGGTCATGAAAGGTATATGAAACAAGTTTTGACACTTTTAGATTCTATTATAACGTATGGTGAATGTAGATATGATATTGATCAAATTATTACCAAATAAAAGACTTCTATTTGAATCAGAATTGAAGTTTAATCGAAGAATGGCTGTGAAATATGAATTGGATTTTGAAGTTGGGTGTATATTTGACAGATCCTTAAAATATTATGGGAATGCAAATAATAAAGTTCTCTGTAGAATACAGATGAAATCTGGAAGGGTTGCTGAATATCTACCGACCATAACAAAATATTGGGGTGATACGGGGCAAAAGAGTTGGAAGTTTGAATTCATCCGATATTTGGATTGATTAATCCACTCCATGTGCTAAATTACTCATATGGAGTTTCTAAAAAGTAAAGAATTTAAGACTGGTGTGTTGTTTTGCCTAATTGCTGTATCGTTGTCGTTTGGTTTGAGCGGGATTTTGAATTTCTGGAAATCTTTGGCGATTTTCCTTGCCATTGAGACAACAATCTATTATTTTGTATTCTTCAACGAAGAAGTTCCTGTGATTCAAGACAATACTGAATTTGACAAGATTGTGGCCGAATTGGGAGGAATGGTTGAGGAACAAGGAGAAGTCATTATGGAATATGAAGCAATTTTTGATTCTCAATTAGTTGAATTGCCTTGTGTATGTGGTGGAAACACCTTTCAGGGATTATTTTCACCAAAAGTTGAGAATATCGTAGAGTGTGAGAAGTGTGAAAGTAAGTATCGAGTGAATGTTTCGTATCAATCAGTGCTTATTTCAGAACCTCTTGATATTGATAACAATGATATGATTGAAAAAATTAAAAGTGTGGAGAAACCAGAATAATATGAGAGAAATTAAATTTAGATTTTGGAATAAAGATCAAAAAAAGTTTTATTATGCTGATACTCTAGAATCTATTTCTACTATTGGGAAATTGGCTGGAAATATTCCATTAAATTGGATGGATTATCAACAATACACAGGGCTAAAAGACAAAAACAGTAAAGATGTTTATGAAGGTGATATTCTCAAGGCTTATGCAAATAATACTGGTGGGTGGGGTGTAGATCAAGGACAATATGATTATTATTTGAAAAATGGTTTGAAGATTGTAACATTTAAAGATAATAGAATGTGTTTAGTTGATGCAGATAAGAATAATATATCCAATATGACATATGGGTTGAATGAAAACGTTGAAGTGGTTGGTAATATTTTTGAAAATCCTGAATTACTCATTGACATTAATTAAAAACTAGACCATAATCACCTCAACATGAAAAACATGATTGAAATAAACAGAAATGACGGTTCCATCGAGGAAATGACGATTGAGGAGTTCACAAGATGGATGTGTTTGGTGGAGGCATTTGATTTTATCGAGAAAAAGGCGAAAGATTTGGGGGTGGATTGGTTGAATATGATCAAACCATTGGCAATTGAGACATATATTCATGGGAATGTGTCTCAGGGTGTTGATGGGAGATATTTATCAATGTTACACGATGTGGAGTGTGAGCATAAAATGGGCCTAATTTAATTTATGGCTACTGAAATCAGAGATTGGAACTCTAGATGTAAACATCTTAAAAATGTTTATTGGTTGGAGGAGGGAACTATAGATATCTATAAAGATTTGATTAATGATATTGATTATGCTTGCTATGATACTGAAAATGCATCACCCCAAGTAAAAATTGATAGGATTGTCGAAGCGTTTTATAAAAATGGTTATCAAATAACAAAAAAATAATGAACATTCTATTCCAAAACGATTATTTCCCAGAAGAACAAGCAATTTGGGAAAAATATGGAGCAAAAGTTATCCATGGATTATGCCCAGAGAAAGTTATCAAAGAATTTTCTCCAGTTGTAGCCAGAGGAACCATTGCTTTTGATCGAAGTGTTAAACAATCATTGAAGTATAATGGTTGGCCCAATATCATGTGGCCTTTTAATAATGATTGGAAGGTTTATAATTATGACTATCTGATGAATTTTAATGATTTGTTGAATGATGATGCTGAAATTATCATAGATACTGAATGGTCAAATGATCCTATAGATGATGTCTGGTCAGCGATTACACATTCAGAGGGTAAAAAGCTTTGGGTGAGGTCCAATTCAGGCAGTAAACAATTTTCTGGTGGTGTCTTCACAGAAGAAGAATTTCTCAAAGAGCGTGATTACCTTAAACAAAAAGGTATTAACTTGGATTTTGTCATAGCATCACCCAAAAAGATTTATAAAGAGTGGAGGTGTGTCATTATTAATCATGAAGTCATTTCTTCATCTCAATATATGAAGAATTGTGAACCAGAAACCAAATCATACACTGAAACACCAGAAGGAGTCATAAAATTCGCAAACTATTGGGCAAAGAAACACATGTTTATGTTCCCAGACTCATATGTTTTAGACGTATGTGATGTTGGTAAACTGGTTGGTGGTTATTATGAAGATGATTATCGTGTATGTGAGGTGAATTCATTACTTTCATCAGGGTGGTATGAATGTGATATTGAAAGAATTGTGGATATTATTGTGAATCAATTAGAACAAATTGGATGAGAAAATTAACTATAGGATTTGCTACACATGATGACTACGATGGTCTGTTTTTCAGTATTCAGAGCATCAGAATGCACCATAAAGAAGTTTTAGATGATATCGAATGGGTGATTATTGATAATAATCCCGGAAGTGCTCATGGAAAAGCTATTCAAAGCTTCCTAAGCAACTTAAAAGAACCATTTCAATACTTACCATTCACAAAATATCAATCAACTACTGTAAAAAATAAAGTTTTCGAGCTTGCTGATACTCCGTATGTATTATGTATGGATAGTCATGTATTATTAGTTCCCGGATGTCTTAAGAAACTTATAGATTTTTATGATGCTGGTAAAGATGCTGGTAATCTCCTGCAAGGACCATTATTATACGATGATATGGTGTCTATAAGCACACATTTTAATCTTGGCAAATGGTCAAGTCATATGTGGGGGACTTGGGATACTGATGAACGTGGTAGAGATCCTAATAATGATCCATTTGAAATACCAGCACAAGGAATGGGTTTATTTTCATGTAGGAAAGATGTTTGGCCGGGATTTAACAAAGAATTTAGGGGATTTGGAGGAGAAGAGGGATATATCCATGAAAAGTTTAGAAAAAGAGGCAGAAAAACATTATGCCTACCATTTCTAAGATGGAATCATCGCTTCGCAAGACCGAATGGGATTTCATATCCTAATAATTTGGAGGAAAGGTTCACAAATTATATTATAGGATTCAGAGAGCTTGGATTAGACCCATCGGAATTAATTGATCACTTTTCCGATTCCTTGGGTAAGGATAAGATATCCAACATTGTCAAAAATTTAGAGGACCAGACCAGACCACACAATTCTCATTAGTTTTTGAGGATTGTTTATTTATAACAATTGGTGCTTGGGTAGTTGAAGTTGTTGTTAGGGTAGTCGAAGTGGTGGTCGTAGTTGTCACAACACTTCCCAACTCATTCAACTGATATACATTTGGTATTGTGGTTGTTGAAATCTTGATGTTATCTGGTGGTGTTCTTGTTGTTGGGAGTGTTACAATTGGGGGGAATTGAGGTATTTCTGGAACATCGGGATAACAAGGAACACAATCCGTCGTGGTCGGGTATTGAGTTGTGGATGATGTGGTTGTAGTTGTGGAGGATGTGGTCGTCGTTGGTGTAAGCGTCGTTGGATTTGGTGTAAGCGTAGTTGGTGTTGAGGTTAGTGGGGGAGTAAGCGTAGTTGGAGTAAGCGTAGTTGGAGTAAGCGTAGTTGGAGTAAGCGTAGTTGGTGGAAATGTTGTTTCGGGCATTATAGTATTCCAGATAAAGTTTTATATTCTGTGATTATGTCCAAAATTGGATTACAAGCAACAGTTTCGTAAGTAGGTAGATCTAAACAGCCTTGAGTATGAAAGTTTTTCAAGAAAATTGTTGATGATCCCTGAATATTTGTCGATATCGGGGAGCAAAATGTAAATCCGGGGTATAAATTATCATAATTATCCATATCATAGGATATTGGTAAATTTAAAAGATTTGTATATTGTGAATTCTCTCTCTTATCCAGATACAATCGTTTGCCACCATTAGAAAATCTAAATCTTAATGTTTTATATTCTTTTGTAGATGATGATAAGAAGAATGTGGAATCCAACGATGACAATGCTTCATTATATATGACTGTATTATTGGAATCTCTTATGATTAAAGAATTTTTCTTCAATTGATTGATTCCAACCCCAGAATTGTCTGTAGAAGATAAGGCAAATAATCCCGTGGAGTCAAATGCTATTGCAAGTATTCCTGTGGTGTCATATGAGGACAGATTTGATGAATCATTGAAGAGGATTCTATCACCTGTCTCGTTCAAGATAATGTTTCCATACTCATCGAGGAGATACTTGGAATTTCCTAAATATCCTAGATATTGACCCGGAATGGCACTGGTCAGAGACGATGTTGTTGTCAGAAATGTGCAAAAAGCATGTTGGTTAGTTCCAGTTAATGCATACGAGAAACTCCAAGTAATATCCCAATGAGGATTGTATGGTGTTTTGGTATCTACAAAACCATAGTATTTTGAATTGATTGGTAATAATACATCAGAGGGATATGGCATTGTTAATATGAAATTGTGATGATTACATTTGCATCTGTGGTTGTGGTATTGTTACCACTTAATACCTTGACATAACACGCAGAATTATTTACTGATATGGTCCTAGCTTGAGCAGTAACAACATCTGATCCATATATGGTGACTATGGGATATAGATTTGCTGTTGTCAGGGGGGTATAATTAAACTTATAATCCCCTGCCGATAATCTAGTTACGCTTGTTATGTTTCTGGAATATCTCAATGTTTGTCCAGATAATCCATCATATACTGCGTGTAACTGGTTACTGAGCAGAACTAAATTAGATGATAGGGTGTTCACACCAGATGATAGCTTATTACCATTGACATAACCAGTCAAACCACTCGAAACAGTGATAGTTTTTGTTGATACCGATTGGAAAGGTATGTTAGCTGATAATGCCAATTTGCCAGAGTTCAAAATAATAGATCCAGAAACAAGATCATTTGATAATGCATTTGCTGACAATGGGTTCAAAGAAATTTCGTTACTTAATCCTATAGTCAGGTATCCATCAGCCGATGAATACACCCCAGCGACACATTCCCAGTCTGTGATTGTGGACCCGTCATTGACATTTAGTTGATAAAGCTTACTGTGGTCAGTATCATATGCAAAATCCCCAATTTCGGCAGGTGCCAATGTTGTTATATTAACAGCTCTTCCAGCAAATTTATTACCCACAACATCGCCACCATTAGAGTATCCATTCCCGACAAAAAGTCTTCTCGTATCTGAAGAATAACCAAATTCTCCTGAATTTAGTAATACATTTTTTCTATCAGAGTCCGCACCCTGACGAGATATTAAGCGAATGATTGTATTTGATAAAATTTCCATAATTTAAATTAGTATGCGAAGATAGGAATTGCAAATCTTCCTACAGAAGATCCATTTCTGGTGGTCGTCGGTCCTTCAAATGTGATAAATCCAGCACTGGAGAGAGTCACAGTGTAACCGTTTATATCAGTTGCTGTAAATCTAGCGATTTGAAGCCCCGGAATACCCCCAGAGAGAGTTTGTGAAGGTGTTCCATTGAATATACTGGACAACGAGTTGGACACGTTGAGTGAGCTTAGGGCTGAGTTGCCTGTTAATGCTCCGTAGATTGATGAAACTTGATTTGTAACCCTTCCAAATTGATCAACAGTGATTTTGGCGAGTTGATTTGTTCCTGAAACGGCATCATTCTTAATACTGATACCTCCGGTAAGATTTCTGACCAATGAAACATTATCAACATCAACTAAAGTGGTTGATAATCTTGTTGTTGATAAATTATATGATAATCCTGATCCAAAAATAGAAGGATTTATCGAAATCCCACCAGAAACAGTTTTACTTATTGAGGTTCCATGTGTATCAGTGAGGGTTGCATAAATCTTTTGTAAACCAGTGCTATAATTTAACCCATCTCCAAACCATGATGCGCTCAAATCTTCAAAAGTCATAGTGAAAGTTGGGAGATTTGATAAACTGAGAGTATTATTCGAGAAGTAGAAGTAATAAGGGTCAACATTTAGGGATATCTTTGATCCAGAACCACCAGTCAGACCATTTCCAAGTGTTGTTGAGTTGATTTCTCTCTCATCTATACCATTAGCTTTGAGCGATAGTTGAAAAGCTGATATTTCAAAGCTTTTTGTATTATAATCTGACTGTAATACACCATTTTCAATTTTAATTCCATTATATACAGTGGATGATTTTATATATTTTGCTGAAATAGAGTCAGTATTCAGATCCAAACGATTCTGAGAATCATAATTAAAGAATAATGAATTATATCTTAAACTCACATCAGCCCAAGACCCAACATTTGTATAATCACTTGCTGTTAATTGATAAAATTTGTTATTAACATTACAAATATCACCAACTTCAGCATTTATGTTCGAAATGGAGTAATAATTTGTTGTAATTGGATGTATTTTCGATCCAACAACTGAACCACCACTCAGAGTTCCAGTTCCGATGAACAATCTTTTTGTGTCAACTGTGTAAATTGGTTCACCCTGATCAAAAATTTGAAATTTTCTTTGATCATCTGATCCTCTTCTGAGTTTAATTTTTGAAATTTTTACGTTTGGCATATAAATTATTCTTGGTATCCAATTATCCAGATATCAATACTTGGAAGAGTCCCAACTACTTCACCCGGCCTATTATTTATAAGACCCTCGATATCACTAACCATTGCAACATAAAACTTTTTAGTAGTTGTATTTAAAAGACAAGCAAATTGATTTCCATCTTGTTGGATATTTGACCCCCAGCCGTTATGAATCAAGTTCCAACGTTTTGGTGTTATTGTATTATCGTGAGTTGCTCCAATAGCAAGTTTAGTGTTATTGCTGGTGGTTGCTAATATGGTGACATATCCTATAATAGCCTTGGCTGTAGAGGGAACAACATCCAAAACACTTACTTCTTTTGGGTTATTACTATAATCAATTTCAATATTATCCCATATTTTTTGAGGTTTTTTGAAGTAATAGGTTTTAGACACACCAATAGTTCCCGGATGTTTTGTTTTTGGGTCGGTATCCTGATCATCACTTGGATCTTCGGATAATGCTATAGAAGTCACCAATCCTTTGGAATTTATATTAATACTATCAATAACACCACCACTATAAGTCCCATAAGGACTTGGGTTTAAGTCTTTCAAATACTCATTAGAGAGATTTCCTTTATCCAATCTACCAATTTTCTTACTGGATTCTTGATAAAGCAATGCGTTTTCATTTCCTGCGGTGCTTGGATATTCTAATGCGCCCACATTTAAGGTATCGGATGATAAATTTCCAGTGATAGTGACTCCAACACCCTGTCTGCCCAAAGATAGGGCTGATTTGTTGCCCACACCATCATACACGATACCAACACCAGAAGATGGTAATGGATCTCCCTGCATGTGTAATAATCCATCAAAAGTATCATCAATATATTGATTGCTTAAGTCACTGTCACTCATTGAAACTATTTAATAGCAAAAATTAATTTTCAACTGATACAGGCAATAATCTCGATTGTATTTGAGTGATCAATATAAAGATTCTCTGGAGAGTGATTATATTAATAGTTTCATTACCGTTAATATAAAGATTACTCACATCATATAATATGTCTTCCAATTCTCTGTTGATCACTGTATATTCAGAAATTTCAAAAGAACCAGAAGATTTGTTGAATATATTAAGAGTATCCTTTACAAGATTAGATATTGCAGTATTGAAATACAATCCTAGAGAAGATTCTGAACATATGACCCCCGTAAAAAATTTCTCCAAGTCGTTTGGGATATTTTCAAGGTTTCTATTTTCCAAATTTTGTGATATGGCGTATAATCTTCCGACATTGTGGTGTAGAATATACATTTTGTTATTCTTTACAAGTTCAGATGATGCTAAATTATTGTAATAATTTGATTTTTTCTTCGAATAGTTCCAACTATAATTGAAATATTTCCATATATGATCTAATTCACCCCATTTATATTTTTTTGGATAAAATAAGTCACAAGATTCCAATCTACCCGATGGATATTCGGGATTTGATATGTATCGGGATTGATATTCGTATTCGGTATATACATTGAATATATTTGAATCAAATTCAGAAAATTTGATAGTATATTTTTGAGCATTATTTGATATGCTTTTCAATACACTTGTTTTGAAATCAGAGACATTAGCACTGTCGATAAAGGTTACAAATAACTCAGAGTCCATCTTGTGTAAAATAACAATATAATCGTCAAGATTTCTTATATTCAAGGTTAATACGTTTTTGATATCGTAACTTGATAAATTTATGGATTTGAACACATCCGAAGAATATTTATTTGATAAATGTAAGACATTTTGAGATATTCCAGTCCTAAAATCTTTACCAAATTTTATAAATTCTGGATTATTTGTATTTGTTATTTTGAATCTTGTGGTCCAATATTCTTTCAGATCATTCCATTTTATATGCGTCCTATTCCAAATATAATCTATAGTATCAGTCTCCTTTAGACTTATTTGATCGATTAGATTTGATGTCAGAAGATTGTCACAATATTGATAATTTGAAGCATCATATATGTTTATACTCTCGGTGTTGACTGTAATTATCTTCTCATTCTCCAAATCATATTCAATATTATATGTATAATCGGGTTTGAATGTTGGAGGCTGTTTTGTCAGATCCGGGTGTTGATCAACAGATTCAAGTATTTTTATTGGATTTTTGTTGAGAAAACTCCCACCGATCACAAAGTTTTTCGTCCCTGTTGAACAGATGTATTTAAAATTTTCAAAACTATCGATCAAAAAGGTTCCCGACTGGATTTCATCCATGAAACTCCAATCCTCAGATATTGCAAAAGGCTCGATGTTAAATTTTGTCAATTTTCCAGATGGATAATCAGTTGAAGAGGATAATGAGTAAAAATGAGCATTATTTTCTTCAAATTTGTATATTGTGGGGTAATTTAATATCAAACTTTTGAATATTATTAAATTATTATGGTTTATTGATCCAAGAGAACTATCCAATCCCTGTTTGTTCAAAATATCAAAGCTATTTGAGTAATATGGTGATATGGATGATATATTATTGTAATTTGTATCAGTCTCATATCCAGAGGAGTTGATCTCCCCCATAAATGTATTTTTCGGAATTAATAATAGGCTTTCCTCGGTGTGTGATGCCCCGGAATAACTCAATCCATCATATATATGAAATGGACCCACATAATCATAATTATCAATAACGTATGATTCACCGTTTGTGTATTTTGAATATGTGATCATTTAAAATTTTGGAAATTGATATTATGAATATTAGTATTTATGGGCAGGAATTCTTTAATTGATGTTTTCACAGAATCTTCGATTCCTTTTAATATATTTGGGTTTGAAACGTTTAAGTTCTTCAATATAATGTTTATGTTATTTGATTTGAATGTTGAAGAACCACATACAGACTGTAGATATTCTATATTGTCGAAACTATTTCTCATACCACAAGGTAATGTCACATGAATTTCATCGACTTTCATTTTCCCATTCAATATGGGAAGTATGAAAGTTAAGTTTTGGTCTATATACTGATCCACTACAAAAAATCCCGTAATGTCTACACCAGAATAATATAATAGATTGTTTTTTGATTGATTATACAAGAAAAAATCTCCATATAGTAATTGTTTTCTAACATATTGATATATGGGAATTTTAAAACTCTTCACAACATTATTATTCAAGAAGAAGTAACCAATACCTTTCAATGAGTCTATGGAAACACATACAAAATTTTCCTTCAAGATCTTTATGTTTTCAACCTGATCAAAAATCAAATGACTTTGATCTGATGGGTCATATAAATTATATGTTATTTGAATTTGTGTCTGGGTTTTTGTGATTTTTAACCCAGACTCTATAGCATTGTGATCACTTTTTACTGTCCATGAAGATTCATCACCCTTGAAATAAAATGCTACAGTGAACTGATTTGAATTGTTTATTTGTTTAAAATAATTCACAGGGATATTCCCGTCAGGATAATTGCAGTATGTTATGTTTGATGATATTGATGGGAAACCAGATTCGGATATTCTCTCATATGAATACCTTTTATTTGGTTCAAATACAAGATCACTTATTTTATCAAAAAATTTCTTATCATCTATACTGGCTTTTATTTCAGAATTATTTGCTATCAACTGCTCAATATAATCGTCATAGGTTGATGTATATGATGATCTTGAGCTTAAGGCTTGAAGTTTTTCAATTCTATCTGGATAATAATACCTATCAACCCATACCTTACTCCCAGAGGTGGGTGATCCAGACAACCAAGTGCATAATAAATATTGACCACCCTCATAATTCTGAGGATTTTCTGATAGGGAATATACTTTATCAGAGTATTGTGGAGTGTCGAATGAAAAGGAACCGGAATCCACAAATTTTGAATCATTTATGTTCAATTTTTGAAAAGGATACATGCTGGAAGGACTTGTGAAGTAATTGGTCCCCGGAGATATTTTATATGATTTGTTGTAAAATACATAATTCAATTCAAGATCTTCTGATGTTTCCTCTTTTATATCTTGAAGAATTGATGTATATTCTCTCAAACCATTCACAGCTATTTTATTATTGACAGATGATAAAAGATTATCCGATGATGAAAATATATCCTCCTGTAATAGTTGGTTCTTTAAAGGTATAATATCCACCAAAGATATATCATTTTCATATTTTTTATTCAAAAGAAAATTGTTTGACAAATCAAACATACTTTTTGGATGATCAATATTATTATCATTTTGATAAGTTATAAATGAGGTATTGAGCGAAGTCTTTGGATATGTATATATGTTCCTATCCAATTTGAATGGTGGTTTTGCCACATATGTTGCCACATTATCATCATAAATTTGAAACATTTTCAAATTAAATCCGTCTTTGGTTATGAAAAAGTTTCCTCCTTCTGATTCTTTAAATATGTGAATTGATTTTTCATCTTCGGAGAAAATGTATTTAAAATTCTGCGGTAATAAATACCCAGATTCAAAATTTAACACTGTATCCTTAACAAAATATAGATTATTATTAATATCCGCAGATAAGTAATATTTTTTGTATTCATATGTGTGATATATCTGACATATATTATTATCAAGGATGATAATTGTCATTTTCACACCAGAATCTTCAATATTTGAGGAGAATGACACATCCCCATAATTTAGATAATCATAATATCTATTCGCCTCTGCGTATGGACCGGATTTCGAAAGGGAGAATTTGACATATTCTTGACCATATTGCAAATGAGTGTTTATCACAGTCGATTTCAATCTTTTGTTATCAAAATCAAAAACATCCGAAAATACAAAATTATTACTTAGATAGAAATTTGTAAAATTTTTGATTTTGAAATCATTAAACGCTGATAAACATTTTGAAAAATTTAAAGTGTAATTTCCGGGGTATGTTCTTTGAAATTGTTTAATATTCACCCCAGCCATATTTGAACTGAGTGTTGGAGAATATAAAAAAGATAAATTTGAAATCACTAAAATATTTAATAGCTTATCATCTCAATCAATTGCTTGTTGATTGTTGATTCTAATTGATACTCTACAGGATTCCCACTGATCGGTAGAATATTCGTATTTAATATTTTCAAATCACCCAAAGATTCAAAATAATCATATGTTCTTATCTTTATTGGAATCACAAACCAATTATTATCACCATTTGTGTAATTCACCAACACTTGAGCACTTAAACTTTTATACAATGCGTATGAAGAAGGTTTATATTCATTTGAATACAGATTAGTCAAAACTGGACTGAAATTTAAAGCATTTACGTTATCTCTTCCGGTTCGGTAGATATTGTTATCATAAAGTTCAACGACATCACCTAAACCCCAGTCTATTTTTACATATACGGGGATTATAGTATCCGAGATACCACTCAAATCTATGTTCAGCTTGGTATAATCCTGAAATTCCAACAATTTCACATGTGATGTAAAATTTGTAGTATTTGAAGATAATGATAAGTTATACGTGTTCAAATTATTAGTTCTTGGGTTTGAGTATTTATGGTGATTGCTGATCCTGATAAGAATGGGGTGACTGTCAACACATCAGTATCAAAAGTATTGGAGTAATTGGATACACCAGAATTTAAGATTTTGTTTTCAGCAAAAATAACATCAGGATTTAAGTAAAAACTATATGAATACACACGAACCATATCATTTTGGTCTTTCAGCAAGAAAGATATATTGAATGTATTGTTTCTGCTGCTATATGATATTTTTGGAGTTTCTGATTTGACATATCTAACATCACCACCTGAAATATTGAAAAAATCTGTCAAGTCAGATTCATGAAGTGGAAATATTTTATTGTTTATGAAGTTGATGGAATCAAATCTATAAATTTCGGGATACAATAAGAAATTATTAGATGATATCGCATTTTGTGTAGTATTCAACTTATAATAGAAAATGTCATTTTCTTTCTTTATTCTATTTGAAATTTTATCAAATTCGGTATTGGAATGTGTTTTATATGTTGGATTTGTCTTTGGATCTTCAAAAACTCCATCTGATACTGATATTTTGTTTATTGTCAGATAATTTGGGGTTTCTATAAAGATAATATCGTTACTCATATCAAAAGATATAACATTCGAAGATATTTGTTGGATTATGTCATTGGAATATTTTGATTCCAAATAAGGAAGCATTTCCAATATAGGTAAAACTTGTTGAGTGTAAGAATTCTTTACTAATATTGAACCACTCAATGCATAATTCGGATAGTCCAATGGTTCCAAAGATGTAACATCATACACTGTCGGGTTTGTGGTTATTGGAGAATATTGATAATCATTGGTGTTGAACTGAAAGGAATTATCGAAGGGTAGTTCATATCTAGAACCATCTACAATATTAACATCCGATCCTCTTATGTATTTACCCAAGTTTGCGGTTAGAGTTGGAAAATTTGAATCCAGCAACGCTCTTTGTGTTGGGGATGATGTAGCTAAAGCGCATTCCACCAAATCCGTGTAATAATAAGAACCATTATCATATTCAAAACTTGACAAATCCGAAGATATAGTGTCGTCATACAACGTATAATCAGACTTTGACACATAGCCACACTCTACAATATTATAGGTAGTGACCAAGTTGGATTCTGTGGGTTCTATGAGTTCGTTATATGGAGAGAATTGTCCAAAATAAAGAATCAAATCAGCATCTTGAGGAGTGAAATCTGTCGTAAAGGTCGATAAACCAGATCTCTTGGTTTCTAAAAACGTAGAGTCGTCAACTATAGAATAATTAAAATTCAAACCTTCTCCATAAAAATCATCATAAAATTCATAACCATTTACGACAACATTCTCCAAAGTTGTCATATCTATGTTTTCTATCCGTTTTTTAAATCTGAAATCGTTTTTGAATAATCCGTAGATATTGTTGTAGATATCCCTTTTGGAATCTTCGACAAACCCTTTATCAAACACCGAATCTATATATTTCTGAGTGTTTGAGTCTATCTTGGAAGTATATCCATAGTATTTGGTATCATACTGATTTGTGGATGGTTGATTATTAGCAAAACCAGACGAGAAATTTCTTTTCAGATAAGAATCATCCACATTAAAGGTGAAAACATCACCATTATTCCCTACGATATTTGGATCTGGGTAGAAGTATAAAGTATTTGGTTTTAAATTTGGTATATTAACACTATATGATACATTGATACCATCAACCAATATGATTGATGTGTTTGATGGTTTGAAAAACCCCTTTTCTCTTTCTGTGATGAGATTACTGGAGAGTTCAGTCGAAACTGTGGTTGGATAATTTCGGTTTAAAAAGTTGAAAACCTTATTATCAGACTCGAAAAGTTTACCAGACAAAAATGACGATGTTGTATTGCCAGTTGATAGGTAATAAAAATCTGTGAATGTGTATTTCTGGGTCAACAATCTTTTATTTTCTAAAAGATTATCAATTTCTTTAATCTTTTTTAATTCTTCACTGATGCCAGACAATCTATATGTAATAGTTTCATTGTCAGGTGTCAGGAAGAGATTGTAGCCATAGTCTAAATCCTTGTTATCATAAATTTTTGGGTCTGGTAGTTTATTGAAGTATAGAGGATATCCATCATATAATTCCTCAATCTCAACCTCTAATTTGTTTTTGATTTTTTCAAAATCATATAACATCTTACCATCATCCAGAGATTTTAGATAGGATAATGCTATCTCTGATATTGTTTTCTCTGAACCGAAATTTGTCCCCCTTAATTTGTTCCGAACTACGTTAAACTTTACATCATTTCTCTTATTATTATAAAATTGTGATATTTCCTTTAACTTTTTTCCATAAAACCCTATGACTGTATCCAAATCATAAGGGTCATTAAAGTCTATTTTTGTTAAAAAGTCTTTCTCCTCTTTTGTTGTGTAATTCAAAGATAAATCTTTGATAAAATCTCTATATCTATCAGCTATGATAATTTGCTCATTGGAGGATTTGCCTTGATTTATGGTATTCCAAGTTTTAATATAGAAATTATAATAACCCTGAAGAGAATCAGGTTCAAAGCTTACATTTATTATCTTTATAAATGTAAGGAATGGCATTGGATAACTAACATCCAATGCATTCTCTCTATAAACATTTGGATTTGTTATAGATTTGGGGATGTCGGGATACCCCAACTGTAATGATAATGCCATTATGGTTATTTAAACATAGAGGGGAATCTTAAGATTTGTTCCGTTTAATCGAATCACTAGATATTTTCCTGTTGGGGTTCCAGTTCCAGATGTTAAAAATGGATAAGCGGTTGACCCTAAAGCGATTGTGTTATTTTGTGTTGCGGTGGCATTACGCCCGACAACTAAACATCCTGAGAGTGTTAATGGATTTAATGTTGAAGAAGCTCCAATGATGATATTATCTGACCCAGTGACTCCACCGCCCCCACTCTGGGAACCAATAAAAATAGAATAGTTTGCATTTATAGCTGAATCACCAGCACCGTCGCCAATAAAGGTGGAATTAAAAGCGTCTGTAGCACCACCCCCAGCACCATTTCCAATAAAATTGGATTGAGTCGCATTTGTGGCACCTGCTCCAGCATTATCACCAATAAAAACAGAATATGATGCATCTGTAGCACCATCCCCAGCACCACTTCCAATAAAATTAGAGTTGGTTGCAATAGTGGCACCCGACCCAGCATTAAGCCCTATAAAGTTTGAATATGCTGCATCTGAAGCAGCACCACCAGCCCCAACTCCAATAAAATTAGAGTATGAGGCGTTTGTAGCATTATATCCAGCATTCGTGCCGACTACGAATAGAGCCACCGCACTGCCACTGGTTTCATGATTAGTTATACCTACCGAAGAAGCATTAGACCCTATCGATTGTAAGGATAAAATCTTACCAGAAAGAGAAACAGATGATGATGTCAATGCTCCGTAGATGGTTTGACTAGATGTGAAATTATTATTAATATTTTTGGCTGCAAAATTCGAAGATACACCTTTAAATGTAGTGTAAGTATTTTGCCAATTTGATGAAAGACTTGAAACATTTGAACCACCCCAATTAGATGATAATGATTTTACTGTATTAAAAGTATTCTGCCAATTAGCAGATAATCCAGAAACATCAGAACCACCACTTCCTGTATATTTCTTAATTACACTTAATGGGGTTGTTACTGTGACACCATTTTGATTCATCACAACAGTTTCACCACCAGATAAGGGTTGAGCAGCAGAACCCAAAGCAGAAATTTTAACAGACATAAACTTATTTAACCAACATTTTGGATTTTTCCGTTTTTAAAATTTGCCCACTTTCTGCTGTGATGTATTTTTTGCGTTTAAAATAATTGTATATTTTTTCCCAAAACATGTTGATATTTAGGGATATTATATAAATAGCCTTGATGAGTGCCAAACTGCTTAAGAAACTTAAAATCCAAGAAGAAAAACTATTAGACGCTATTTATGAATTCCAAGAATTCCTAGACGCTACCGAAGATCCCGAAGTCTCATCAATGGGTGCAGAATTTTGTGAGATTTTGGTTGATTTTATCCACGATAATGATACAGTGTCCCTAAATGACATACGCACATTTATCGAAGAAGAAATGGAATAAGGAGGCGATCAATGGGTGATCGGTTTCAGAACATATGGATTGAAAAATTCCGCCCACGATCATTGGATGATCTCTGCATCAACGAAAAAACCAAGAAAAAGATAATTTCTTGGGGTCAGGATATACCACATCTACTTTTTACATCCACTCCGGGTCAAGGGAAAACCACACTTTCACAAATTTTGGTGAAAGATATATTGAAGTGTGACTACATTTATATCAATGCGTCTGATGAGAATGGTATCGATACTGTTCGAAATAAAATAAGTGGATTTATTCAGACTAAAAGTTTTGATGGCAATTTGAAGGTAGTGATTTTGGATGAGATTGATCACTTTTCAAATTCTGGTCAATCAGCCTTGAGGAATATGATGGAATCTTATGCTGATAATGCGAGGTTCATCCTCACCGGAAATTTCAAACATAAAATCATGACGGCAATTCGATCCAGATGCCAGTCTATTGACATAAACCCAACAATCACACAAGCATTGAAAAGATGTTTGGAAATTTTAAAACTTGAGAATATTCAAGTATCCAAAGAACAGAAAAAATTACTGGCCAATCTGGTAAAAACAAATTTTCCAGATATTCGTAAGTGTATCGGTGAAATGCAAAAAAATTGCATTGATGGGATTCTTGATATTTCGGAGAGGAATAATACCAATATTATACTTGAACATATTATGAATAATGTTTCAGATAAACAATCATTATTGACACGAAAATATCTGATCGAGAATGACGAGTCTTTTAATTCAGATTGGGAGCAACTTTTGGTTGACTTGTTGAACTATGTGTATAAAATGACTCTTGTTGATGACAAGAAAAAGGCAATGATCTTAACAATTGCTGACCATTTAGAAAAATGTAGCAGAGTCAATGATAAAGAAATTAATTTCTTTGCTTGCCTACTTAACTTAGAACAGATCTAAGTTAGGATTGGAATCCCTGACGAAATGCATTGCCAGCACCACCAGTGAATCCTTTGCGTTGAGCACTACCAGCAAAACTTTGGCGACCCTTTGTGGCAAGTTGAAGTTCATCGATGATGTCACCCAAAGACATGGAATTGATATCACCTGTATGGGTTAGTAATCCTTGTTGTTGAGCCTTTTCCAGTTGATCTCTAAGAGCATTAACATATTGTTCAGCTTTTTTGGCGAAGTTTTCAGACTTCGCAGCTTCATCACCAGTATTATACATGTCTTTGGTGTTTTGAACAACTTCTTTACCAGCAGCAAGAGCACCTTTTCCGACATTTTGCCCAAATTCTTTTGCTCCTTGAGCAGCATTTTTAATACCTTGGCCCAACCTAGAACCAGCACCGCCCAACGCCTTTGCAGAACCACTCGCCGCTTGTTTTCCACCACCGAAAATATTCTTGATACCACCAAAAAATTCATTAAGAATTCTTTCATTAACTTGACATACATATTCAAGTTGTGATTCTGACATAAGATCTAAATTGTTCAGAGTTTGTGAAATGCTCATATCTTGATATGATTCTTTCAAAAGTTGAAGTTCAAAAGCTTCTGTGAGGAGTTGATTATCTCTACTGGAGTATGACATATTATTATTTAGTTAAAGTTATTAAATTATTACGAAGCATAAGCAACGACTTCAATTCCGGGTCTGCCTAAGTTTTCCCAGTTGAAAGAGATTCTGCTATTTTCAATTTCAGGTTCTTCTGTATATGGATCGCCCGACAAGTTCTTGCGTCTAAAAGTTAAAGATTCATTACCTTTAGCTCCGGGTGTGTGATGTGCCGAAGCAATGGCATGATTTCCTGTCACAGCATCTAAACTATAACCTAATCCATCCAAAGCTTGTGTCAAAGCGTTTAAGGCTTGTCCTACAGTCTGAAATCGACCATTCCCATCCAGTCCATGTTGAGTTACAACATTTGTAATTCTATGTCTATCCTTATCTGTAATTCTATCAGATTTTTGAATAGCTTCTTCAAATAACATGGCCATCGAAGCATTATCTTTAGTTACTTGTGTTCCATAAGACTCATTCAACTTATTTGGTGTGGCTTTCCCATTACCTTTATCAGTTAGACGAGTGATATTCTGTTGATCAGTCACATATTCAACTGGTTTTAAATCAACTTTTGAATTATGATAAAATTTTTCGGGAACTTTGACAGTAAAATCACTTTGATCAACTAAGTCAATCATATTAGGTGTAACTGTATAGGAATTATAATAACGTCCACCACCTTGATCAGCCGCAACGGTAACGACCACCATATCAGCAGACTTGTGTTGATTACCAGCAGACGCACCAGACATTTTATCACCAACTTGAATCACTCTGATATTAAGTCCGCTCTTAATAAGCTCGTCAATTTCCTTCTGCATTGCTGAATTCATTGATTTAAAACAATCAGTTGATTTATATGATGGTCGGAATGCCACAACATCGCCGGGAAGATAACCACCCACCTGATAACGTGAAACAACACTTTCAAAAATTTTGTCAAATCTAGCACCCATACACTTTATTTAATAAAGGATTAAATATATTCATGGAATTTCAAGATCTGTATAGATTGGTTACTGAGGCAAAGGGGACGAAGCCCGGTGAACGCTTTAATAGTGTTAAAAATACTAATGGACCAGCGGGAGTATCCTCAAGCCCTATTGGGAAATCTAATTATAATCCAGAACTTCCAGAACGAAGAGATACCGGACCACGGGATATTGGATTTTCTAATGTTCAAGTTTTGGTTAGACTATTATCTAAAGGTTTAGCTCTATTAAAAGATGATGAGACATTTGAAGATCAAATTAAAGGCGCACTTTTAGGATTCAAGAGAAATAGAAAACAGATTTCAATTGAACAAGAAAGTATTTTGAAAAATTATGAGAAAATCATCGATAAGTATGATGGTCAGATTTCACAATATACTAAAAGATTATTCTCAGCGAAAGACACCTTCTACCATACGGATGTAGTCAAAGGTAAAAATAAAAAAGGTGAAGATACCGCTTCAATGAATGTGCAATCATATACCTCTAGTGGATCACAAGAGTCTTCAAGAGCTGAATTAGAAGAAAAACTAGAAGAAATCAAGGCTAAACGTGCAGAGTATTCAGAAATTTTGGAAAATACCAGAAATGATACCGATATGATTACTCAGGAAAATGAAGAACTGAACAATGAATATCTTGATCAGGTATTGACTGCTGTGAAATACACATCAAAAAGACTATACAAGATCGCGGTTACTGCTATGGGTGAGGAAAAGCCAGAATTTAAAACAATAGTTCCAATTCATGAATTAGATGTTGATATGATCGAAATGAAATCCACCAAGGATCTGCAAATTCAATTGCAATTACTTGAAATGTTGATGTCGGAAGATGAAAATATCAATCCTCTTATTAAATTTTTAGCATTAGAAGAAATTAATTATGACTCTATGAAGGATCGGGCATTTGAATTGAAACATGGTGATAACTATTCAATTACTATTGAACTTCTTTACAAAACACTTCCACTTTTTAAGCTTTCTAATTTCTACTATAGTGTTATTATGAAGAAAGCTTCTATTCCACTGAATATGAAACAAGCTAAGTCATTAAATTCTAAAACCGCTGATGGTGGAATTTTAGGTAAACTTGATTCGGTCAAGAGCGAACTTCAATTTGATAACATCAAACCAGAATTGATTGAATACATTCAAGGGTTGGAAGTTTCAGACACTTATAGAAGCGCATTGATGAGTATTGTGAATGGTAAGTTTGAGACTCGTAAGGGATCTCCAAATGCCGCATTTAAAATAAAAAGTTCTCTAAAGTCAATGAATTTGACTGAATCGTTTGATGATTATGCTTCGAGAATTTTAAGTTCATATCAAATTGATGAAGATGATTTCAAAATTGATCTGGTTGAGATGATTTCCGAGAAATGTGATGGTCCCACTAAGAAAGCTTCAAGTGATCGCAAAGGTAAGAAGTGGATGAAATGCGCTAAACAGTCTGATGGATCATATAAGAAGATACATTGGGGGCAAGCAGGAGTAAGAGTTACTGGCAAATCAGGAAATACTAAAAGGAAAAAATCATTCAAGGCTAGGCACAACTGCGCCAATGCTAAACCGGGATCGCCAAATTCCGAAAGCTGTAAAGATTGGAATTAATCAACTTAAATAATTGAGTGGCGAACATCAAAATTAAATCACTTGCAGTTGATAAACATTCCGAAAAATCAATTTCTAAGGGATTTTTGTATAAAGATATTGCTTTTGATTTATCTCAAACTGTTTCATTTAATGCTCAATTAAACAAAAAAGAGTATTTGAAGGATGTTTCTCCATTATATGACATTGAAGCTGTTAAAAATAGTATCAAAACTGCATTCTTGACTGCTCCGGGTCAAAATATCATGAGTCCTACTTATGGGGTTGACTTGAGACAGTATCTATTTGAACCTATCGATGATTTTACTACTGAAATTATAAAAGATGACATTGAAGTGAAATTACCCAGAATGGAACCAAGAATTAATGTCAAGAATGTGACTGTTATTGGCGACGAAGATAATAATCAATACAATATTACATTACAGATTGATGTTCCAAGTTTAGATGTGTATGGCTTAAGTATTAAATCTGAATTGAATTCAACTGGTTATAGTATTCTTTGATATTAAATAGTTTTAATGGATCAGAACCTTGAGTATAACCTTCCTCAAAATGCTTACACAAATTTTGACGCGACATCATTGAAGTCATTCATGATCCAACAGCTTAATGCTGAAGGTAGATTCACTGATCAAAACTATGAAGGTAGTAATATATCATCTCTGGTCAATGTTTTGGCATATTACACTCATGTTTTGATGTTCTATCTCAACCAAACATCATCTGAGTCGATGTTTTCACAAGCTTCGATTTATGAAAACATGAATAAGATCGTCAAACTGATTGGATACAAGCCGACAGGCAAACAGACATCACTTTCGCCTATTAATTGTGTGGCTTCTGCTGATTTAGCTCTTGGTAACTATGTCATTCGTAAGTATAGTTATTTTTTAATTGATAATATCCAATATACCTTCATAAGTGACCAGTCTTTTGAGAAATCGACAGCATCATCTGAAAATATCGGGGCAATTAATAATAATTCTATCATTTATCAAGGAACTGTTGGGGAATATCCAATTTATGATGCTGAAGGTATTGAATATGAGACATTGCCCATCGTTGTTGATAATTTGATTGATTCGAAAGATACTAGATTCATATCGCATGGCACTATTTCAGTATATGTCAAAGAAAGTGATAACTCACTGTGGCATGAGTATGATGAGGTTGATAGTTTATTTTTATCAGATTCAACAAGCAGAGTGTTTGATCTGAGGCTTAATGAAAATGGTCATTATGAAGTTAAGTTTGGTAATGGTGTGTTTGGAAGATCACTCAAGTCTGGGGATCAGGTTGCAATTTTCTACATATTAAGTGATGGTGATAAGGGACAGATTTCCAAAAATGCTATCAACGGTAACAAATTATTTGTGTATAATAGCCAAAGATTTAATGAAGTTTATATTGATGTGAACTCGGGATCTATCTCAACACAAATAGATCAGACAAATACAGGACTGTTAACATTTAATAATCCTTCAAATTCCACTCTTTTACAAGATGCTGAAACCGTTGATCAAATTAGAGAAAACAGTCCTACATTTTTGTCAAGTCAATTAAGACTTGTGACTGAAAATGATTATGAAAAATTTTTAAAGAAAAGTATTCCAAATATTTTAAATTCGGTCAAGGTCGTGAATAACAAAACATTCATATCAGAGTATATTGATTATTTTTATCAAATATCTGTTGATCCAAACAAAGTTAATAGAGTCATTCTTAATCAGGTTAATTTTGCTGATTCTTGTGACTTCAACAATATTAATGTGTTTTGTGTTCCGACATTTAACATAACAACAGATGGACAATATCCAGAATTTTTGACAAACAGCTTCAAGGGACTAATAAGAACTCTGACAAATGATAAGAAAATAATCTCGAATGAAATTGTCCCGAGAGATCCGGTATACACTGCATTTGATATAGGATTTAGTAATTTAACACCTAACAAATCTGTCTATGATAAGACAAAATTGATAATTACTAGAGAGACAAACAATAAAACAAATAAAGAAACTCTTAAAAAAAGAGTCTCCAATGTTATTTTGGATTATTTCAACCCAAAAAATATGAGCTTGGGTCAAACCATCAACATATCAGATTTAGCCTCCAGTATATTATCTCTGGATGGTGTAAAAAATATAAAGACCAAAAATTTTGAAGAGAATATATATTTCAATGGTATATCGTTTATCACTTGGAATCCAGCATTTGATGGTGTCGATGAGACGTTGATAAATCAAACAACAACACTACCATTCTTCAAATTTCCTTATTTCTACAGACCAAATTCTCTAATCAACCGCATTGAAATAACAGACGAATGAGCAGCACAACAACCACAATTAACTTCTCATGTGTCGATTACAGGGGTGAACAATCCCTATCGTCTTATGCTATTCCGATAACTCCTTTTTTTCTAACTCCCGATTTATCAGAACTGGCGTTGAGCGCAATTAACAGCCATAAAGTTATTTGGGATTTTGGTGACGGCACAACATCAAAATCATTCTCAGCGGTTAAGTCATATGAATTTCCCGGAATATATGACATTAATCTTGTCATCTATGATTGCAACAATAATGCACTCATATCAACCCAGACAAAAATAGTTCAGGTGTATGATTATTTGCCATATACATTTAATATTAGGGCTTATGGTAGATTTCTGACAGAGGATGGTTCATATATTATTTCGGAGGACGGATCATATATTGTCAGTGAGGTTCCAGTGATTGAAATAAAAGCAGGAAAAATTGAGGGATCATTTAACTTTGAATCTACCTACCCAGCGTATCAGCCTCCAACAAGCATATATTACGAAGTGTCTGGATCTGACAGTAATAATTATTGGGAGATATATAAAAATAAGTTCGAGCATTTGGATAATAGCTATGCTATATACGAACAAACGTATAATTTTAGCATATCAGCAAATCAATATCATCAATTGAAAAATATACAATTTGATGTATCTGATATTTATGCCAAAGTATCTGAAGGTTCGGTCATCAGATGTTCAAAAGAAGACATCAATTCTTGTTTGGTTGGTAGATCTGGGAATAAAGATGTATATATCAAAGATGATGCCCCATCTCAAAATTCAAAATGGAAATTCTTTTTCGATAAAACGAAAAATAAGTTACCTTTTTACAATGGTAACACAAATCATCTGAATAATTTAGCTATAGTTATGAGTCTGAGCGTCTTAGAAAACACTCCAGATCATTTATCCATTACTTCTAATGGTCTTGATGGTGAGGGTGTGACTGTTGACTCTTTTAATATAAATCCCATAAAATATTTTGATACTAAAATACCATTTGTGATTAGGATCAAAGATATTGATAATTTTTCTATAAAAGACTTTCAAACTATACAATTGTCCGCATTATCAATAACATTATCTGCGATTGGCAATGTTCAAATCGTCGATGAAAATGGTCAATTTTTATTGAACGAAAATGGGGAAGAGATTTATGCGACTGGAGTAAATTATCTGCTATCGAATACACAATATAGTATATCTTCTTTGAATTATACATTATCATCACAGGATTCTGGTGGATCTTTTAGAGGATATATACAATTCTCAACCAATCCAGAGAATACAATTTTACAAAATGTAAAAATATACACATCAGCCACGGTCATCAGTAATCAATTAAGCTCATATGAATTATCTGGAAGTTCATCATTTTTTAACGTTTATTCAAAAAATTATTTTGATTTGTATAAAAAGAATGAGGATTTCAATCCAGAGCAGACATTGAAAGATTTAAGATTTCAAGAAACTCTTTTAGATAAAGAAGTATTGTTTGGAGATTTTCTTGGTGGATTATTGGGTAATGAAAATTCTGATCATGAAGGTATCGGCTTGAAGATTTATGAAAAAATAGCAAACTTTGTTGGAAATACCCAAGATATTGACACTTGTGAAGAGGATCATATAGAATCTTTGGGATTATTTTTAGGATATAATAACAAAAATGAGGAGAACTACACATATCCAGAAAAGATAAAGAGAATACTTAACTTAGCGTCAATCGATAAAACCAAACTTGTAGGAATTGATAATAAGTTTGCAGAAAATTTTGATATTAAGGGAAGATCATCCAAAGATGAATACGGAATCAATACAGGAGATATTATAGATCCAAATACATATATAGTCACTGCTGGTATCCCTATAGTAGCTCTCGAAAAGTTTAGTAATACCTATTCCCTATTAAACACATTCCAACCCGTTTCGGCTGTTGGGTCATTCACATATCCCCTCAGTTTATATAATTCTGACTTTGGTTGGCCATTGGTCCTTCCAAGCGATTTTGATTATAAAGATTTTTCAAAATATTATATATTTTTTGAATACGTTGATCAATATGATGGTAGTGTGGTTGGTTCTCTGGGAGATTTTGTAAATGATAAAACAACAATAGATTCAAGTTCGTCAAGTTCTGACTTATACGGAGAAAGTGGTATATTCCAGAATATGTTCATGGATACTTTATATCAATCACTCTCTTTGATTAATTAAATATACTAATGGAAGTCAAACTGTCAGAACTTAATCATTTAACAGGAGGATTATCTGCTAATAGTCTTGTCCCCATTCTACAAAATGGTTATAACTATATAACACCAGTAAGTTCATTTATTGTAAACTCTCCTGTATTATCAGTGTCTGGAAAAACAGGAGCTATCACATTATCTGCATCAGATATTCAAACACCCTACATAACAATACAGACCTTATTTCCAATTGTCACCACTCTATCATCCACAAATAACCAAACAGTTTCATCAAATAATGTTTATTTTGATGAAACTTTCTTTATAACACCTGTCGGATCTTTATCGGCATTGACTTGGAAACTTCCACTATCATCTGAATGTAGAGTTGGTCAAATAAAAACATTTCTATCTACGCAAAATATAACAACATTTTCTGTCAGTGGGTGTAAAATAGGAGCAGCTTTGACAACTGCATATGCTAATGAAGCATATTCTTATCAATGCATTTTACCAAATGGAACCTTTTTAAGATTAGCATAATGCCATTGACTTCAATTACATCCTCCAAACGGAATAGACTCAATAAGGTAAATCGTGTGATAGACAATATGGTCAATTCTATTGATTCTAGAATTGCAGGAAAAGACCCAGCATCTACAATAAAAATATACGATAGTTATAATGTTCCTTATGGAACTGTTGGGAGTAGAAATAGTAATTTTTGGTGTTCTAGCTTATCTGCAATTACATGCATTAGTCCGCGGAATTCTTACGAAGATTACGCAAGAGCTGGAACTTTAATAGCCCCAGATATGGTAGTATTCTCTAACCATTTTCCTATTTTAAGTGGTAATAGCATAGACTTTTACACCATGGGTGGGTCAGTGGTGACAAGGACAATTATAGCACAGCGAAGAATACAAACTACAGATTTAATGTTGGGTAAATTGGATAGTGATGTCCCAAACACAATAGCATACGCAAAAGTCTTACCTAAAACTTTTTATCCATTATTCTCGGAAGTGTTAAATAATGGATCAGTAAAAGTGCCTATAATGAGTCTTGATCAACAAGAACATGCATCAGTTACCGACACATATGTTCAATCACAAAATTCATTTTTTTCGATTCCTACAGATTCTACAAGATTATCATTCTACGAAGGAACTTATGAATATGATTCAGGCAATCCATCTTTATGGGTATATAACAATGATTTAATCATTATAAGCGTTTGGTTTGGTGGTGGCTTAGGATCTCCGGGGAGTGGTCCCTCGTTTCATTATTATAGAGATGATATAAACTCTACCATGACCGCATTAAGTAGTCCTTATCAATTGACCGAAGTAGTTGTTCAATAATATTTTCCATATAGATCGGTATCATTCCTCTCCATATCATACACTTCATTTTGACTGATGGTATCTATATCAAATGGATACACTTTTTCGACTGATGTCAATGATGGAAACAATACAGATGAGAGTTTCCCAGAGAATGAATTATCATACACCTGATCATTACCAAGTTCTTGTGGAGCATTTGTGGTATAGTCGTATTCATAACGTTTTGCTGCTATCTTCCATACATAACTACCCATCATAGGATTTATACCCGCAGCAACATCTTGGTCCAATACTTCAGTAATTCTGAATATTTTCGAACCTCTATTTCCGGGTCGGTTGCATCCCAAAGCATCTACCCTAATCAAATCATCTGATTTTGGTTCAACTCTTTGACCATTCAATTGAAAAAATGTCGCACTTACAGTATCTGTAAATGTTTTTATTGATATATAAGCAGTCAGTTCATCGGAAGAGTCCATACCATATTGGGATAATGATACACCCTCTTGTAACTCCAAATATGCCTTAATTTCAAATGGTTCTGAATATTCCAGAGTCGAGTGTTCTCCATAAAGAATGTTCATCGCACTCAGATTGAATCCATTGACAAAATAACTGATATTAACTCCAAAATTATTAATCAATTCAGAAAATCCACTTTTGAATATGGCTTGTTCCGCTTGGAAATTGCTAGGATCACCAAACCCACCACAATGAGGATTATACACACCTGCGAAAATATTAGATGGATCTAGGCAGGACATTGGAATCATGTTACAACTCATTTTGTCTTGATAATCCTCCCTGTTGGTTGTCCCTGAGCATTCATATACATCTGAATAGCCATTGGTGAATTTTTGATTTGTGAAGTCTTACCATCTTTAAATTCCAAATTATAATCAGATAATACATTTGCTAATTGCTGACCCATGAACATTGCACCCACACGATGCATTTGATTATTCATGGGTTTGTATGGTCCTACTGTGTGAAGATTCTTTTTGTTAATAATGTTGGGGTTCTTTCCATTATGGGCTTCTATAGATGGTGCCGATGTTCCGTCTGCCAAATTATGGCGATATTCCAAAATTGGATTGTTCAAATTGAAATATTCCTTAAAAGAAACCATAATAATATTTAATAAAAAAGGATGACCGATTAAAGTCATCCTTTCTTTTAATTGTTTATGTTAAGGTTTACTTATTTGAAGTAATCAGCTTTTGCTTTGAGGGTTGATCCGGGAACTTGATTGGATTTACCTTGGAGAGCAGTGATAGGAGGAGCACCATCTTTGGTTCCAACTTCATCAGTCACATCAGTTTTAGCGGAATGGGAACCTTTAGGTGTCACACGACCACCAACCTTGTTGGACTTGCCTTGGAAAGCACCTTTCTTATCAGGAGCAACTTTGGTTCCTTGAACTTCTTCGTCTTCGTCAAAATCCATACCATCATCATCTTCTTCAAAATCCATACCTTCATCATCACCACCATATTCATCTTCTCCTTCGCTTTCGTCATGTTCTTGGCCCATAGCGGCACCAATAACATCCATAAGCTTTTCGGCAGTTGCACGATCAAGAGTAAAGGTGATAGAGTCTCCTTCGTCGTCTCCACCGAAGTCATCGCCCATTTCATCATCAGTGGATGCATCGTCAAGACCGAGAGCACCGAGGTCATCACCTTCATCTTCGAATCCTTGTCCGAAGTTCTCGTTGAGACATTTTGCATATAGAGTGTCAAAAATTGATTTTTTAGCCATACCTTTATTTAGCGTTTTCTTCATAATTTTTGTAGATTCTTGAATTTGTTCTTCATCTTCATCCTTGTCATCATCTTTTTCCCAAGGTGGAGTCCACTTCTTTTTACCATCCTCATCTTTCTCTTCATCCTCATCTTTTTCATCACACTCATCACAATCTTCTTCTTCATCTTCTTCATTATCAATGACAGAATCCGCAAGATCATTTAAAGTTTTCTTGTAGCCACCTTTAACAGCATTATCCTTTTCAACTGGAAGCGCATTTTTATCTGTGAAAGTATTACCACCTTTTTTAATAGACTCATTTACAACAGGAGAGTAAAATTCATCCATAATATCTCCTAAACTCAATTCACTATTTTTGCTCATGTGATTATTTAGTATTGATGTAGTTTAAATATGATTGATGGCTTCTAAACGAAAAGAAAAGTTTTATTTAAATAATCCGAATTTACCTGCAAAGGGCGCGGAATTTGAATATACCCCAGAAATGGTAGCTGAGATAGAAAAATGTAAAAACAATATTTTACATTTTGCTGAAAATTATTTCTTTATTCTCAATATTGATGAAGGAAAACAAAAAATTAAATTATATCCCGCTCAGAAAAGAATATTGAGAGGTATTCGGGATAATCGTTTCTTCATTTTAACTGCTAGTAGACAAATTGGCAAGAGTTCTATAGCTACTATATATTTGTTATGGTTGGCTATTTTCTTCGAAGATCAGAAGATATTACTTGTAGCCAACAAAGAATCAACAGCTATAGAAATTTTTGGTAGAGTTAGAATGGCATATGAACAATTACCAAACTGGTTGAAATCTCCAATTGATGGAAGTTATGGTAAGACTTCTATGGAGTTAGAAAATGGCAGTAGAATAGGTATTACTACTACTACCGGAACTGCTGGTCGTGGTAGTAGTTGCACATTTCTTGCAATTGACGAAGCGGCGTGGATCGATTCATTTTTGCTTGAAGGGTTCTGGGCATCAGTGTTCCCTATTATTTCATCATCCAAAAAAGCTAAGATTTTTATGTGTTCTACTCCCAATGGAACTGGAAATTTATTTCATTCATTATATCAAGGTGCTATAGATGGTAAAAACAATTGGGGACATGATAAAATTTTATGGAATGAAGTTCCCGGAAGGACAGAGAAATGGGCAGAAGAAATTAAAGCTGGTTTGGCATCTCAAGAAAAATGGGATGTAGAATTTAATTGCATGTTCCTAAATTCAGGAACATCATCTATGAATAAGGATTTATATGATAAGCTCGTAAAACTTATACAAAAACCTATAGAAACTTTAATGGATGAAAGATATCTAATCTACGAACATCCAAATCCAGATAGATTATATGTAGCGGGTGTGGATACTGCTGAAGGTGTTGGGGGTGATTCTTCTGTAATTAAAATAATGGATATTACTGAGTTGGATGATATTAAAGAAGTGGCCGAATACTGTAATAATACTATACCAGTCGCTGAATTTTCTAATGTTGTTTATGAAATTTTAGGTCATTGGGGAAATCCTTTGGTGTGTATTGAAAGAAATAATCAAGGTGGTCAGGTAGCAGATAGATTAGGAATCGACTTAGCATATCCGAAAATAGTAAACTGGGGATCAAAACTTGCGGGACGTAAGAGTGTTGAGCTTTTGGGTATGGTTTCATCTAGAAACACCAAATATAGAGCTGTAGCCAATGCTCGTTATTATTATAATGATAAGGAAGCCGTAACATTCAGAAATGAACATGGATTAGAAGAATTATTTAAAGATTTCGTAAAAGTTAATGACACATGGCAAGCAGTTTCTGGTAAACATGATGATAGAACAATGGCTATGATCTGGGCGTTGATGGTTCTTGATAAAGAATTATGTGAAAGGTGGTTCGAGATTATTGAAGTTGATGAATGTGGTAAACCATCCAAGATTGCTCCATTAGATTATGGTATAAAATATTTTGAAAATCCCACATCAATCTATACTAATGAACAAGTTGAAAAAATCGAAAATTCTGGACTATTACCCATGTCATTTGGAGGATATTCAGAACAAACTGGTGAGGTTGCAAGTTTATTAGCTGATGGTTGGTCATTTTTAGGTGGTAGAGGTAATAATGTAGATCAGGGTGATTACAATTTGGATTTTGATAAGTATTTCGGATAAAGTAAATAATTACAATGAGTGAGGTCAAGCAAAGCCATCTTAATAAAGCGAAACAGGATAAATTCCTGTTGGTCTTCGACATTCCACCCATCCTGAAAGGAATCACCAGAAAATATGAAAGGAATAATAAAACAATTATTCCCGATAGTGTTCAATTCTCGGTTTTTGGTTCATTGATACCAGAAATTACTGTGAAAGGTGTTTTGGCTAAATTTGCAGGATCTGGTTTATATCAATCAAGTTTTGCCAAGGATGCACCACCCCCAGTCAATATTAAATTCAATGTTGACTCTCAATATAATAACTATTGGGTGATTTACTCTTGGTTGAATCTATTACATGATCAAAAAACTGGTGTATATAACCAAAGCAATATTCCAGTGGATGGTAATTTCAATGATTACCAAACAGATTTGACAATTTATGGTTTGGATGAATATCTCGAAAAAAAGGTAAAATTTACATACAAGAAAGCATTTCCCACAACTTTGGACTCCATCACCTATTCCCAGAAAGGTGAATCCGGTGAAGAAATTGAATCAGGGTTCACCTTTCTTTATTCTCAGATGCATGTTGAATTATTATAACCTTAAAATAAATAACCACATGATTAAGAAAGATGTTTTTGGATATTTGTATAAACATACTAGATTAGATAATAATGAAGTGTTTTATATAGGTATTGGAACATCTAAAAACTATGCAAGAGCTTATAATAAAACTAGGAGAAATCGCCTCTGGGTCAATATAGCAAATAAAACTAATTACGTAGTTGAGATAGTTTTGGATAATATTCCTTATTCCGATTTATTGGAAAGAGAAAAAGAATTTATCAAATTATATGGTAGGAAAAATAAAAATGAGGGAACTCTCGCCAATCTGACTGATGGTGGAGAAGGGGTGTTGGGTGCTATAAAGCCTCATGGTGGGAAAGGTAAGAGTTGGGATGAGATTTGCAACAATCCCGAACAAGTTAGAATAAACAGAGAAAATAGAAGCAACCCATACAATATAAGTATACATTCTCCAGATGGAAATATTGAGGAAATAAGATGTGAAAATGTTGGAGACTTTAATAGGAAACTTAAATTAACATCTAAATACCTCAATATTTTAAAGAAAGAAAAATCCATAATAATCAAAAGGATAAGACTGGAGACTAAACACAATTTTCAAACAGGGACAATATTATCATATCAACCAATTTATAGAGAAAAACAAACATTTATATACCCCAAGCCAAAACTTGGAGACAGACGTAAGCCTTTTACAGTATCAATAAAACAACCAGATAAGGATTCGGTAGATGTTTATTGTGAAAGCTATGATGATTTTTATAAAAAGATACCAGTGGCATCCAACATCTTAAAATCAATTATCAGAAATAAATTTGCAATTATTCAAAAAATAAAGAAAGAGGCGAGACATAACTTTTCTGTGGGAACGACTTTAACTTTAATATGAAGAGTTGTGTGGGTTAATATATTGAATTATGAAATGTGTTATTTAATCAAATAAATTTTCATCCTAAATTTGATTAAATAGGATTATGGCTAGAACAATCCAATCACCAAATGTAGAAATCCAAGAAAGAGACTTATCTCTCATCGCTCCTCAAAATGTCGGAACTAACGTGTTTATAACAGGTTATGCATCTCAAGGATATACTGATGAAGTGATCAAGATCTCTTCTAAGGATGAACTAGAAGCAATTTATGGCATTCCAACCAACTCCGCTGAAAGATATTTTTATCATGGTATCAAAGAATTAATCAATTCCCCTGCAAATATCTATACTTATAGATTGCCTTATGGTGCGGGGACTGGGACAGGATTTGGATCTGAATACTCCGCACTTGTCTACCCAGCACTTACATACAATCCAACATTATCAACTGTTGAAAAAAGACTTGTTGTTGATTCTTTGAGTTCTGCGGTTTATGTTCTTGGATCTCCTGTCCAAGTTAAACTTACAGAAGATCAATATAACTCTGCTCAAGCTGGAACTCTATTCACTTGGTCCCAATCTGGATGTGATCAAATCGGTCTTTCTTCTTATGATTCTCTTGGACAAGCTGGATTAATCATTCTTAATAAATCCCAAACAACAATTAATAGTCAATTTGAAGGTTATTATGTCGGTGTTGCTGATAATAGCAACATCAACCCTGCAAGTAACTTTAATGCAATTGTTGGCGCGAAGACAGTAAGCACCTCTGCTAGTTATGTTGGTCTTTCTGGTGGAACTGGATATACCTCAATTCCAACTGGAACATTCCAATTCTCATTATCGACCACCGCTTCGGGTCAAGGTAGTATCTCTCAAGTTATGGAAAACTTGACCGATTATAACATCGATGGAAGAGATGATGATGATCTTCTCAACATTGGTGTGTTCAAGCTTCGCAAGAGCTTGTATGCAGATCAGGCTTATAAGCTTGATTATGTTCTCGACAGTGCTGTGGTCGGATCTATTGATTCATTCAGACAACAACAAAACCCAACGGGTGGGCCAAGTGTTTCGTTCTTCTTGGAAAATAGAGACAACAACAGTAGAAATATTGAAGTTCTTGTTAACCCATATATTTCCAACAAGTTTGGATCTACTGCGGTTGATGCTGGTGGACTTCCAAAGAAAAAAATCAGAGTTCTGACAAATGAACTGGTCAATAATAATAATCTATCCAAATCTGGAATTCATAATGCTTCTCTGCTTACTCTTGCTGGTCGTTTGGGATATGCTGATAATATCTACCCAGTCGGAACATTCTCAGATGCTCAAGTGTCTTCTAAAGAACTTGGAAGCATTCCTTCCAAAATCGAACGTGCTCTTGAAGCTGTTAAGAATGATGAAATCTATGATATCGATGTTGTGGTCGAAGCTGGACTTGGAACCATCTACAGTATGTCAGAAGCTGCGGGAACAACTTACTATGACGACACGGTATACACCAGTGCTCTGTCTGGTAAATTAGCCTCTCTAAGAACATCACAAACTCTTGATGCAACTGGTGAAGATATTCGTGGTGATTATTCAACAATTTTCAACGCATTTGAAAATTTCTGCAATCTTCCAAGTAATACAGGTGGTCGTGGTGACTGTATGTTCATCGCTGATCCAATTCGTCAAATTATGGTTGTTGGTAAGAACACTAAAGTTCTTTCTGATAGATCCAAGAATTTCACAACCGATATTTATTGGGCTATGAGACATCAATTCGAGCTTGAGAATACTTCTTATGCTGCTGTCTATGGAAACTGGGCGCAAACATACGATGAGTTCTTGGGTGATAAGATCTGGGTGCCATTCTCAAGTGTCGCTGGTGCTGCATTCGCTCGCAATGATGCTGCTGAATTCCCTTGGTCTGCTCCTGCTGGTTATACTAGAGGATTGGTCAGTGGTAATGTTGTAGACCTTGCAATCACACCTAACCAAAAGCAACGTGATGATCTATACAAGACAAGTATCAACCCTGTTCTGTTCAGTCCATCACAAGGTATGGCAATCTTTGGTCAAAAAACACTTAGTCGTAAACCAAGTGCATTTGATAGAATCAATGTTCGTAGATTGTTCTTGGCACTCGAAAGACCAACCAAAAAAGCTTCTATCTTCTTTGTGTTTGAGCCAAATACAGAGTTCACAAGAACCAGACTGGTTAATACTTTGACTCCTATCTTTGAATATGCTAAACAAAATCAAGGAGTTTATGATTATCTGATCATCTGTGATGAAAGAAATAATACTCCAGAAGTGATTGATTCCAATGAATTAAAAGTTGATATCTATCTGAAAGCTGTGAGAACAGGTGAATTCATAATCGTAACGTTTACAAGTTCTAGATCCGACGCAAACTTCTTGGAGCTAATCTAAAATAAATATATCTACAAAAACCCCTCAAGTGTAAAATCTTGAGGGGTTTTTGTTTTTCATATCAAAAGATTAAATAGTATTATGGCTATTGACATCAATACTTTCTTCAATATCGCTGGACAGAAGCAATTTTCCAGAGACTTCTTCATGCGTGTTAAACAAATCAACGCAGTTGGTATTTCTCTTGATGGAGAAAATGAATTGGTCTATGCCAGAACTGCTGCTTTACCCGGAAGAGATATCGAAGATAAAGTTGTAAAATATTCTGGACAAGATTTCCACTTAAATGGAAAATCAAATTATCCGGGGTCAGAGTCTTATGCGATTGAATTTTATCACGATCAAGATTTGGATCTGAGATCTAAATTGGAGAAAATGTCTAGAGCTAGTTTTGATAATGAAACTACCTCTGGTCAAATGTGTATGCCGGGACCGGAAAGTTATATCATTCTTGATGTTTTAAAAGCTCCATGCGGTCAAGGTAATCAAGGTGGTCAAGGATTTGAAACAGTCAAAACCATCAAGCTTGTGGGTGTCAACCTCAGAACAATTGGAGAAGTTGGATATCAAATTGCTGATGGTTCTGGTGAAATCCTGACATTGAATTCAACGTGGAGTTTTCATTTCTACGAAAACTTCGCCAAGTAATTGTTGATTCTAAATAATATCATGATCAGATTAAACAGGGAGGACCAACTTCTACTAGAAGAATTGTATCTGGATGTAATTAGTGAAGGGTGGAAGAGTAAAGCTGTTGGTGCTGCTGCTGGACTGGGTTTACTTGGGTTGATTCCCATTCCCTATAATAAGGAATCGGCCCAAGATGAAAAAGGAAATACTAGGATTTCAAATGTTGACATACATGATTCATTCAAAGATACAAACAACATAAAAAGATTAATAACCACTTATTTCAAATCACAAGGAAAAGAAGTAGGTGTGAACATCAACGGAGATGTTATAACTATCCGATCTGATAAAGGATCAAAAACTTTGAATATTTCTACTTTAAAGTTGGCGGTTGATACAGCTAAAGAAAATGGTGATAGTTCTAAATTATCTGGATACTTAGCACAAAATTTATAAATGACCAACATTAATCAATTCTTAGCTGCATTCTCAGGTGATAGAAAATTCTTTTTGCATCTACCTGTATTGTGGACCGTTACAATTGATGGAGTCTCTACAGGTTCTATCAATAGTGTGTTGGGTGATGCTGGTGAAAAATGGTCAGCTAAAATTGATCCGGGTTCTATGACTAAAGGTGATGATATACTTGTTGCTCAAGAGGTGACAATCCCCGGAGAATCTTCTAATTTTGCAGCAATGGAGTCAGGATCAGGTATGGGTGGTTTTTTGCCCGGATATGGTTTGAATTCTAGATCTAACTTTTTGGAAAGAGGATTCAGTATCAATTTCTTGGAAACTGAAGTGGATCTGGAGCATAATTTTGTTAGACCTTGGATGATTGCAGTGGGTATCAATGGATTGGTTGGTTCAAGTTTGAAAGGTAACATTGAAGTTAGACAATTCACAAATTCTGGTCAATTGATGAAAGGTTATAAATTTAAGAAGTGTTTTCCTACTAATGTTGAAGGTATTACCTTAAACTATGATTCAACAGATTTCAAGATTAAATCAGTTACATTTGGATGTGAAAACTATGAACAGCTCTAAGGTTACATTCTCTAAGTTGAGAGAGATAACAGAACAATTACAAAAATCAAATGATAAACCTCTAATTGATTTTTGTAATTCATTTGAGGGTGATAATGTCTATGATAAATTTAAGAATTTGTTAATATCTTGGAATAATGATGTTGCTTATGAATTAAATGTCAACTTGAATGACAAACCCACCAAACTCTCCTTTTCTTATATTATTTCTCAAATTAAAGAAATTTCAAATCTGGACTTGACAATCTCGGATGATGACATTACAATTAATTTAGGAATTCCAAAAAACTTTAGTAATAATAGTGATATATTACCAATATATGAAATGATCTATTATATTAATATTTCTGGTATAAGTATTAATTTATTAAATTTGGATAATTATAATAAGAAACTAATATTGGACAATTTACCTGCTAAAGTCTATAATTTACTATTGAATGATATTATCAAAGATAAAACTAAAATACTAGACTTTGACAATCCATTATTATCAACTATTAAGTTAAATTTTTTAACATTAGAACCTTATATGTTTATTAAAGGACTATTTTCCAATTATAATGAAGATTATTTCAGGGATGTGATCTTTCATTTGTCAAAAAGGATTGATGGTCAATTATTACTTGACAGCACACCCTTAGACATCGAGTATTACATCGAAAAATACTCAAAAGAGATGGAAAATCAGAATAATGGTTGATTAAGTCGATTTGTGTGGTAAATATCAAATATATGGAAGAATCCACCAAAACATTTCTCGAAAAGCTTCAGGAACTCAAAGAAAAGAAGATCAAAGTTGATGTATTATCAACTAAAAAACAAATTGATGCTTCTCCACTCTCATTCAAACAACAAAAAGATCTAATTTCGACTATTGCTGATGGATCGATTGGTTCTTTGAAATTCCAGAAGTTTATCAATGATATTATCATCCAAAATACTGGAGATTCTACTCTCAAAGTTACCGATAAGCTTCCGATCATTGTTCAACTTAGAGTTGATTCGATTGGTAATAAAATCAAGTTTGGTGAGGATGAGGTTGAAATTTCTCTTGATAAGATTCTTAAACTTAAACCAAAGAATTCAAAAACACTTAAGGGTGATATTTCGATTGAATTGGAAGTTCCTACCTTATCAGAAGAGAATGAGATTATCCTAGCAACTATTCAAACCTTGAAAAAAGATGGTGAGCAAGAGGTTGGTAAAAATGTGGGTAGTATTTATACTTATGAGATTGTGAAGTATGTTAAGACTATCAAATTTGGTGATCAAACTCTTGACTTCAAAGAAGTCTCAATCAGGGATCGTGTCAAAATTGTAGATAATCTACCACTATCTACAAATAAAGAAATCATCTCATTTATTCAAGAGATTAAGAAACTTGAATCGGAAGCTTTGGTTGTTCAGGTTGATGGGCAGGACAAATATTTTGATATTGATGTAAGTTTCTTTGATTCATAATTCCTTCTTAAATAATAGGGATGGATGAAGTTATCCTTAAATTATTAGGCTTATTGGAACAACTCGTAGAAGAGAAAGGTGTTCCAAAGACTGATAATTTGGCTGATAAGAACATTGTTAACAATGAGGATAATCAGAAGGGTAAATCTGCTGGACTAACGAACATTGAAAAGAAAAGACTTGAGCAATCTTTTACAATTTTCAACAAGTTGTTTTTTGAATATCAAAAGAAAGTAATGCCTGATGAAAAGGAGAAAACATTAGTTCAGGATATCGCGAAGAAACAAAACACAACAGTAATACCAGCAGAACAATATCAAGAGAAGAAAGGTTCTGGTATGTTATCAATGCTTTTAGGTGGATTGGCTTTATTAGGAGCATCTGTTGGAGGCATCATAGCTTCATTATCTGGGTTCTTTGGTGATGCTGGTAGTAAAGTGTTGGAGGCTGTTGGCAAACTTGGCTTTATGGGAGCACTGAAAATGCTGAGTAAAACAATCCTCAAAAAATTATCTTTAAAAGTTTTGAAGAGATTGCCATTCATTGGTGGTATCATAGGATTGTATTTTGCTTACGATGCTTTCAAGCAAGGTAATATTTTTAAAGGTGTTGCTGAATTGATATCTGCATTACTTAATTTTGTTCCCGGTATTGGTCCTATATTGTCCATAGGAGCAGATTTGTTGATTGCTTGGGCTGATAGTAAGGGAATGTTCTCCGAAGGTGGTTCATTGAGTCCTGAGAACGGTTGGAATACGATTAAGGGTTGGGTTAGTAGTATTGGTAAGGTTATTTCTGATAATGCTTTATATCTTCCAATCATTGGAACATTTATGAGATTTGGAATGGCTATTGATTCATTCAAATCTGGAAATATCGGAGAAGGCTTGAAACAAGTTGGTCTTGGACTATTTACATTGATTCCGGGTGGTGGATTATTGATCAAAGGTATTGAAGTCCTTTCAGGATTTCTAAACTCTGATAAATCACCAGAACCTAATATTACTGCTGATAGTTCTTGGGGTGAAAGAATCATGGGTTGGATCAGATCCAAGTTAAAAGACCTTCCATGGTTTATCAAAAAGCCATTAGCATGGTTTGGTATTATTTCTGATGATCAGGTCGGTGAACCTTCTGGAATGTGGAATAGTGTCACTGATGGTGTTAAAAAAGGATTTGAAAGCACTAAGCAATTTGTTGGTGGTATTTGGGATAAAGTTAAAGGACCAATGGGTGATGCTGTTGGTGTCATAGGTGAATTTGCTACTGATGCTTGGACCAACACTAAAGAATATGCTTCACAAGCATGGGACATGGTTAAGGAGCAGGCACCGAAGATTTGGGACTCTATCAAGAACACTTCAAAAGAAGCTTGGGACTTGGTTGCTGAATATGCGCCGAAGGCTTGGAACTCTGTTAAAGAAGTATCATCTAAAGCTTGGGAGGTTACTAAACAGGCTGGATCATGGTTTGCTGATACGATAAGTGAAATGGCAACCAAGACAAAAAATCTAATCAATGATTGGATACCCGGAATTGTGAATGTTATATCTGGTATTGCTGATGGAGCTATGAACGTTCTCAAGAGTATTGCTGATAAGATTGGTGGCTGGATTGCTGGTCTATTTTCATCTGATGACCAAAGCAAATTAAAAGAAGTCACCAAACAAGCTTCGGAAAAACAAAAATTGATAGCTGATACATCTTTGTCCAATATGAATATAGAGAATCTGGTGAAGGGTTCAATTATTCAAAATAATTGGATGGAGAATCTACACAAGGCATCTCTTGAACAAGTTAGACTTCTCGGTAATCTTGTTAATATCGGATCAAGCTCATTACAAGAGTTGAAGAGAATATCTGGTAATAATTCTGGAGGTGGAACTACAATCATTCAACAATCATCCAATCAATCGGAAAAAACTCCATTAATTCCAGTTGGGAATAATAGAGGAGGCTTCAGTTCTAGCTCATATGCGCTTTCTTAAATAATTACATGGCAAAATATGATGTAGTTAAAGATTATGATTGGACAAGTGCTCCAAGAGGATCTGCTATTCGCAAAAAAGCCCCAAGAGTTTGGGTGAAGTCATATCAATTAAAATCTAATCAAATTCTTCAAATGATTGAAGGATATACAAATATTAAAGATGGTGTTGGTGGAGATGCAAAATCTTTTTATGATAAGATGTATGCTAAAGCTACTTCACCAGAAGATGATTTCAATTTTCCATTTTTTAATGATAATGTCAGATCATTTAGTAATACTTTCGGTGATACTTTCCAAGATGGATTTGGTGGCGGTGGTGGTATAGGGACTACTGCTAATGAATTGATGAAATCTGCATTAGGGACATCTGCTCAAGTAGCAGGAGTTGTAGGTGTTGATAATGGCATAGCAGCAGCCAAACAAGCTTTAGGTGGAGATTTTTCAGGTGCAATCAATACTATTGTTGGGGGAGTTAAGTCTGGTGGCGATCCCGGAACATATATCGAAACTCCTATGTTTTATCAATTTGAAAAAAATGATGGACCTCTTGAAGTATCTTTCATGTTATCAAATACTATAAATGATGATTATGATAAAAATTTAAAATTGGTTCAATATCTCACAAGAATTAATAGACCATTGAGAAAAAATAGTATTGCAGTAGATCCTCCTAGAATTTTCCAAGTTAAAGTCCCCGGACATCGATTTATCAAATGGGCATCATGTGAAAGTTTTAGTGTTAGTTTTGTTGGAACAAGAAGACTTATCGATGATAAAATTATTCCAGAAGGATTTCAAATTTCTATGAGTTTCAAAAGTTTGACGTTAGAACATTCAGGTTTTATGGACCTCGTTTAATCAATTATATGAGCATCATCACAGGACAATACCAAAACGAAATTCCTTCTTTATCTGCATTACAGATTCAGAATTATGAAAGAATTTTCAAAGTATTCCAAGAATCAGTAAACAATAAAGATTTTTACATTTATAATATTTTGAAAAGAATTGATTTTCCTGAAATTGATTCACAATATATTGAATATTATAATGTTGAAAGTAAAATGGCTTTGACAATACTTTCTTATAAAATTTATGAAGATATTCAAAGTTGGTGGATATTATATCTTTTGAATAAAGATAAATTTGAAGGTGCTCCATTTTATGTGAATGGCGGAACTCAAATCAAGTATATTTCTGATTCAGTGAGAACAGCAATTTATACTGATATAACCAATTCTACAGTTTACGGAGGAAGGCACTACTAATTATAATAATGGCTGAAGTTTATAAAATCAATGATATTGAATATGAGGCAGAATTCAAATTATCGAATCCTGACAAACAAGAAGTATCATTCACGAAATCAGCCGTAAGAGGCATGACCTTATCAGACAATGTGTTTGATCCATTCATGTCTGGAACTATTTCAATCGCAAACCCTTATGACTTCATTGAAAAGGATTATTTCCTAAGAGGTGATGGTAGGGATGAATTTTTGATTAAATTCAAGCCAAAAGATTCCAAAGATAAACTTGATAAATTTGAACAGACTTTTGTAGTTATTGATGATTCGGATATGGTTAATCCCGTGGTCAGATCTGAGAATATCAAAACATTTACACTGGTTGCTAAAGAAGCTATTAAATTTTCTGATCAGATTCCTTATGGCAAAGTTTATTCTGGTAAAGTTGGTAAGATTCTAAAAGATATATTCAAAGAAGTTTTAGGAGAAGACAAAGTTGATAAGGATAATTGGGAAGAGGGAGATTTTATCATTGATTCATACATTCCACCAGCAACATTTAGGTATGTCGATGTTATGCGATATTTCCTTAAGCTTTATTATGCCAAGGATGGCGAAATTTATGTGAAAGGGTTTATCAGTCATGATGACGAAACTGATAAGTTTAGACTCGACCTACTTTCTAAAATTTATTCCGAGAATGACAAGAATACAATTGAAGCATTTGCTTTGGGTGACTTGACGGATAAGATTGATACAAATAATCCAAATAATCCTCAATCTGGTCCTCCAGTTGGTGAGTATATCGGCGCAATGAAAAACTTAGGATATTCCACACCATTTTATGGATGGACTTCTGATTATTTTATTAATAGTCTTGTTTTTGGTTATGATCAGATTCTTGGTGAACATAAGATTCTTAAGATTAAATTTGAAGATATTAAGAAAAAATGGCAAACAAAATTCGTAGATGTGTTTAAGAGTATTTCGGGAGCACCAAAACCATTTGCTATCAAGAATAATTCTACTGATGAAAAGTTCAAAAGATATAAATTTCCTTATCCGGTGGAGGATGGTGTGAAAATGGTCGAGGCTGATATTCATAATGCTTTGACATTCTACAACTTGCAAGCATCCTTCTCAAATATTGGAAGCACTTTGAGAAGATCTGGAAAATTTGTGGACATTTTCTCGACAAGAGGTGAACAACACCTTAAAAGTGATGAGAAGATCCTTGGGAGGTGGTATGTCACCGAAGTTCGACACATTTTCTTTGCTGATCTTTACACCAACCAATTATTCTGTTGTAAGACTTACGTAGGCCCAAATAATCTTTTGAATCATGAGGTCGATTGACTTTATTAAAAACTAGAATATCATCAGGGCATGGGTAAAATTAAATTCAGAGCTTGGACTGGTGAGAGATTCGTGGATGAAGATTATTTCTATATAAGATATGGAAAGGTTTACACGATTACAGAATTTGATGGACTGGTCGATAAAAAATGGATTCCTCAACAATACACTGGATTAAAAGATCTTAATAAAAAGGAGATTTATGAGGGTGATGTTTTCGAAGGGTCTACTTATAAATGGGAAGCTGTAGAATTCAAAGATGGTAGGTTCCAAGTCAACCTCATGGGGGCTAGAGTATATTCTTTGGAAGAGTTGTGTTGTGATATGGATCATATGCCACCAACAGTGATTGGGAATATTTTCGAAAATCCTGAGCTTCTTAAATAATATAAGTGCTTCCTTTTAACAAAACATTCAATGATCTGATTTTGGAATATGCTCCAACCATGACATTGACAACTGATCAATATTACTCAGAATTGAGTAATTATCTTGGACAGTTTGGAATGCATCTTGGTGAGAATAAATTCAATCCTGATTTAGATTATGTGAATCGTAAACAGATGGGAATTTATAAAGGTAAAGATCAAATCGGTAAAATTGAATTAAGAGTCATCAAAAATGTTTTAGTCCTTGATCATATTAAAAGTTATGGAAATTATTATAAAGAAAAGTTTGGACTGGTTGGAAAGATCTACCCATTCCATTATCAGATGGCTCTACTTCACAATCTTACAGTTAAATCGAATGCTGTGAATGATATTACTTATAATGCTTTCCTAAAAACATTTAAAGATTTCCAGATTAATAAAAAAGGCGCAAAATTAACAGCAATTCCGATAAACGATGAAATATAAAAATGAATGATAAACAAAGAGAGAAGAGACATAAAAAGAATCAAAAGTCCAAACTCAAAAAGAAACTATTGAAGGAGATTAGACTTGATAAGTTTATTTTATGTTGTAGGCATAATTTGGTGGAATGGGGTTGCGACTGCTTCGCTGGGTGTGATTCCTGTGATTATGATAAACAATGTTCAAAGTGTCAAAGTCTTTACAGCCCATCAGATCGGGTAAACTTCTTAAATATTCTTTGTGATAAACACCATTGAAATCCTCAGATCTATCCTTTTTACCAAGGAGGATTTAGCTGATATCACAAATCTTGGTGATACTTTTTCCGATAAAGATATCGAGTTCATGATCGAGTTCAAAAAGATTTATGAACTTGGTTTGGGGCAACTCAAAAAATTTTTAACAAAGCTTGATGAGGAGGGAAAAGACCTTGATACATATTCGATTCTTTATTATGTAGATATTCTGAATAATGGCCCTCTTGGATCATATGTAAGAGAATACACCAAAGATAAAAAGTATTTCAATAATACACCAGATACTTTGGGGATAAACGGTAACAATAACTATTCTCCAATGAACATAGCAATGATTGGTGATCAATCTTATTCATTAGGATGTCATAATGATACCTATAATAAATTGCCTAAATTTATCCAAGATGGGTTGAAAACAGCAGTATCAAAGACTGAAGATTTATTTAGAAGTTGTGTGAAGAGTTCCACAGTGGTAGATAACACTTTACCACTCGTTGACAAAGATGCACAATCAAGATCTGACCTAGAATCTAAAGGAGAATGGGTGAAAAAATCAATAGGTTCTTATTGTGTAAAAGATTCTTTTTATTATTTGGCGATTAAGAAGATCAATCAACAGATCTATGATAAGGTCAAAGAAGAATTGGGTGAAGAAGATTTCAGAGTGTTCTCAGATAAGAAAAAATACGATCCATTCTCCTCTGAACAAAATGAATCAACATCAACCAATACGAAAATTGAAAAGAATTTTATTGATGGTGAAGACACTCAAAAGATTACTTTAGATCTTCTTGGTGATGTATTTGATTCTGAGGAGAAACGTAAGGCAAGTTTGAAAATTTCAAATGTTTCTAAAGACAAGTATTATAAATTGAACTCAAATGAGGGTGTTCTCGGAGTTTGAGTTCTTGACATTATTAAAAACTAGTTTATAATTTGTCTTCTTGATAAAATAATACTATGCCATATCTAAATCATAACATTCCAACAATCACTTGTTTGATGAGAAACCAATTTCTTTTCAATCATGAAAGTGGGTTCGGTGAATATACGCCATGCGATGTTCATAGTGTCGCATCAATCGAAAAAAGAGTTCCATTATTCGAAGCTTTTTTAACCAATGGGGTCAATTGGACAAGACGACCAATCACAGCATTTTGTTGGAAAGAGTGTGATCCCGTGCCGTTACATCGTGCCATGTATTGGGATTGCTTTAGTCCATATATCGATGTCCAGATAAGAACAAGATTAAAAGGTCTTAGAGCCAAACTGATTACACCAGATGGAGATAAAGAATGGGGTGAATATATGTTTACTCTTGATTGGGGTTGGGAGAATAAATCCATTCTTGATACAAATTTTTCTGAAACACCAGAACATAAATGCGCCCATTTATTTAAAATGGATAATGGAAATTTTTATGCTTATCCCAATAATAGAATTATCTGGCATGATAAAGCGTGGACCGACATCTTACTTGATAAAAATCCGGGTTACAGAATTGATATGAATGTGTATAGTGTAGAAAACAATTGTTTGCAAAATACCGATTATAGTTATATGACTGAGTTCACCTCTCCAAAAAATTTAGAACTTAAACGTCAATAGCCGAAATCTTCTCAACTTCTTTTTCATCAACTTTACTTCTCTTAAACATCTCCTTGAGAAGATCTTCTCTGGAAATGAATAATCCTGACTTATTACCAAGTAATTCATTTTCATTATCAGAAACTTTAGCTTCGATTCTCATTTGCTCGATTTCCTTCTTGGTTTTATTTGAATTATCAGCAAGTTGAATCTTGGATAAAGTGTTGACAGCATTGACTAAAGCATTTACGAGAGTTGCAGTTGATTCAACCATTTTAGAATCTCCTCCAGCTTCTACATCAAGTTTCAAAGATTGAACCATATCCACACAATCATGAATAATCGTTGAAGTTTTTTGAATAACGAAATCTTCCAGTTCTTCTCTTTTGAGTTCGGGATGATCTTTTTTGACACGATTCAAAGAATTTGATTGATTTTTGATCTGGTTGATGATACTATCAACATCACGGTCGAGTTCATCATCAAAGTCATCTTCAGCATTATTCATAAAAATATTTAATCTAAATATCCTTATATATCAACCCCTATATGAAAAAACTACTTTTATCACTTTTGTTAATTTCACAAATCTACGCTGATGTCACAACATCTGGTATGAAGATTCTACCTAGACAAGATGCTCCGACTGATGGAACTATCAAGACTTATGAAGTTTTGAAATCTCCCGATGGAACTAACTGGACTTCGGTTACAAACGGAACTCTTGTGAATGATAAAATCGAGAAAACTATAACCTTTCCACAAACAACTTCCAGATTCTTTAAATTAAAGGCTTTATCAGAAGCTAATGGAAGTAAAAACTGTGCTATTTCTGAAATCAACCTAGTATTCAATAATACTAATTTGGATAGATCAAAATGGGTTGTATCAGCAGATTCAAGCACAGCACAAACTGGTAATAATTGGGGTGTTCCTAATTACGCCATTGATGGAAATGTTAATACTTTTTGGATGACTAAGTGGGAGACAGGCGGGACACTTTATCCACATGAATTTATTATTGATACAGGAACTTCCACTGTCACACCACCAGTCATTACGAACCCTAATGAATCTGGTCCGATTGTTACATTGACATGGAATCCAAATCCCGAGACAAATATAACAACATATATCGTATCTTGGGGAGAATCTACCAAGAATTATACAAAGTCTTTGAATTCCTCAACAACCACTATAACAATTCCCGGATTTGTTGTTGATAAGACTTATTATTTTGTAATTAGAGCAAAGAATGATAGAGGATTGGAGAGTTTAAATTCTGATGAATTGGCTGTTAAGATTATCGATAAGAATTTCCCAACAGCACCAATGCCTCCAGAAATTGCAAAGCCTGAAAGGTTTATTGAAGTCTCTATGACGATCAATAAATTGAATCCTATTTCATTGGGGAAAATTCCTTATCCAGAAATTACAGGACAAAAATATAAAACATTGATCATCACAGAGAACGATCCAAAGTTCCCATCAACCACAAGATTTGTAAATGTTTTGATGATACTTCCGGGTGAAATTGAATACAAATCTATTGGAAAAATTCCATATCCAGTAGTGAAAGGACAGTCCTACACCTCCAAAATCACTAAATAATTTTATAATGAATTTTAAAGTAAAATATGTCATCAAACCTAATCATGTGGAGAAATCCTATGATATTTTTGAGAAAGATTGGAGGGGAGGGTTGACTTTCCACTCCCATCGTGATACTTATGAAGAAGCTCAGGAGGTTGTGGATGATTTAAATACCAAACCTTCCAAGATCGAAACTCTAAAATTCCTCAAGGATTTGACGAGTAATCTAAAACAAAAATAATTATGGATATCAAAAATCAGGTAATAGCCGCAAGACACAATGGAATGACTTATTCTCAAATTTATGATGAATTTGGAATTGCCAAAAGCACAGCCCGAGATTGGTATTCTCGATACATTGAAGATTCTTATCAAGAAATTATCAATGACTCAGACACACCTGTTGGTTATGTCAACGACAATTTGCAAAGAGATAAACCTTCCAGATTCAAAAAGACTGAGGATGAAGTTCTTGAATTTTTGGCACAATTAGCTCCAATCAAGGTTACGCCAAAATATGAAAATCAATCGACAATTACTTTGAGTGATTATGCTGTTGTTGGGTCAGATTTCCACTTCGGTTGTCATGATCCAAAAGCGATTGATATTTTCTTGGAAACCATTTTTCAAATTAAACCCAAGACTATTATTCTTAATGGTGATACCATGGATTTCTTAGCTATTTCAAAATATCCAAAGGATCTGAAACATAATTGGTCACTTCAAAAAGAGCGTGAAGAGTATCATGCATTCTTGGATGAATTGATTGGTGTATCTGGTGGTGCTGATATATATGAAACCGTCTCAAATCACTCAGGACAGTCCGTAGGTGGAAGATGGAGGCGTTACCTATCTGATAGAATTGGAGAGCTTGCTTGCCTACCAGAGATCACAGAAACACTAAGTTATGAGAATGTCTTCATGGGTGATTATAAGAACCGTATTAAGCATGTCGATTATGTTGATCTAAATGGTCTAATTGTTACTCATGGTGAAACAGTTAGAAGTGCTGGTGGTGCTTCATGTCTAGCAGAAGTTAATAAATGGGGTGCTAGTATCTTACATGGTCATACTCACAGGTTGGGAATGTCGGTAAAAAGAATTCCAGCTATTGGTAATAGAAGTGAACAACAATTATACGGATTTGAATCGGGGTGTCTTTGTTCATTAGATGCCGCATATGGTAGCGGAATGAACTGGAATCAAGGTTTTAGTATAGTAAGTCTTGATCAGGATGGTCATACTTTTGGGGTCGAGCAAGTTTCAATTATCGGTGGAGTTTCAAATATTTCAACTTTGGGAAAAACTATCAGAGTCTGAATAAATCCATTTAAACCCTTTGTGGGTTTTCTTTCTTCCCCGACAGCAATGAACAATCATACTATGCATTGTCCCTAATTCATTACAGCATTCTTGAATAGAATTCCATTCTTTGATGAAAGAATTATCCAGTGTGAGTTGATGAATTTTTCTAGTTTTTGGTATTATATGATTCATACCTCTTCTCTTTAGAAATATTAGTTGACTCAATGATAAAGTCTTACCTTTATGGCTAATTGACATTTTATTTTTGGTTTCCGTGGAGTGTTTTTTGCCTATCATCTTTATTCGTTGATCTTCTGGCATTTTTCCTTTTATATAGTCGGCACCCACACCACCATCAGAAAAATTCACCAGAGTCCCCTCATTTGTATTCCTCTTTCCATATAGTTTAATAAAGTCTGTTTCTTTTGAAGAGATTTCGTCTTTTGAAAGATTTATACACATGATTTCAACTTCATAAGCAGTTTTTGAGGTTATACTGTTCCAGAAAGCACTCCTACCTCTTGTTTCAAACGCTCTTTTAAATCTTTTATTTTCATTTTTAGCACTAACACCAACATAAAAAACTTCATTGGTGTCTAATCTAATGTGACGATACAAATATCCAGTATTTTGATTATCCCTTTTCAATTTCATTGTTCATCATCCTTTCTAATGATATAACCTTTACTTTTAAGAATATCACTTATATTAATCCAAATATCCTCATCTTCTTTAAAATTATTACTAATATAAATAGTTCCATTCTCTAGCTGAGATGCTTCAGGTATCAACCCTTGTTTGAAATGATTGTAAGCTGTTCTATAAGTTATTCCCTTCTCCTTCGCGTAATCCGATAATTTCATCATATAATTATTTAGTATATTTTACATATTTTTACATATTTTTCTTGAATTAATTAAAAACTAGAATACAATACGGCTATGTTAAATCAATTTCATAAAAATAATTTGAAAGAGCAATGGGAAATCGATTTGGCTAATGATTTTCCCGAATTTTTCCTAGAACCTTCAGAAGAGGTTTTGAAAATATGGGAGGAATATCATGAGACTGGTGATATGCCTAGAAATAAAGAAGACCTATGCAACCTTAGATATGGTATGGAATTCAGGTCAGGTTGGTCAGGAATTGCTAGAGATCATTTTGAATCTATCAGAAAACTTATCCAAAAGGCTAAGGATAATGGACATGATCTGGGTTATAAAGGTTTCATCATCAAACAAAAATGGCACACCTTGAGGGATCAGAGTGATCTTATTGGAGAAGATCGAAAGTTGTATTATAAGGAATATTCTAATTTGGTGGAAGATCTTTATGATAAATCAACCAAGGTTGATGAAAAAACAGGAGAACCAATTAATCAAGCTTTTGAACGATTATTTTAATTATGAAAAAGACTTATAGAGGATGTGAAATCTATTCCAACCGCGAAAAGTGCTTAGGTGGATGGTCGCAAGTTTATTGGGGTGCTTTCGATCTAAAGGATGGGTATCAAATTTCGTGTGATCACACTGAAGGACCAGTGAAAGACGGCGTGTTATATGCTAAGACATCAGTAGATGAATATCTAGATGAATATAAGTCTGATCAAGATAAACATTCTGATCGTTGGTCATCTCTTTATAAATATTAACATGAATTTTAAAATGTTTTTTGAGAAAAATATTTCTAATCCTCTGAGGAAACAGCAGATCAAAGATGAAGGTGGTTACGAATTTCCAACTTCAGAAAATAAAAGAACCAAGATTGATGGAAAGTATCGTAAGATATATGAACACCAAGGAATTCAAGTTTTCTTAGACAGAACAATTACTTCTGATTTCTCACAAAGTTCATATAATATGAGAATGGTGAGATATTCAGTAAATGCTCTTTTAAGAGAATTGAGAGGCATCATTCCTAATAAAAAAGGCAGGATAGTAATTACTGATGTGAGTCAAAACCCACTTGTTGGAAATAACATGACTACTGGTAAATCTGGTGGATTTTATCGTGATCGTATTGTTTATATTGATGAGTTTAGTGTGGATGATCCCAACATTTGGAAACATGAATATGCTCATTATGTTGCTGATTTGATCCCGAAACAAACTGAGCCGATGTTGTATAAGGCTTATCAAGAATTACTAGATTCTTATTGGAAAAAGGCTAAGAAGAAGAGAAGACCCAATTTAGAACCAGAAGACCCAAGTTTTGTGGTCAGTGTGATGAAGGCGGAAAATATGAGAAGGAATATTTCTAAGAAATTGGGATTTCCAAGTTACGGATTAATGAACGAACATGAATTTTTTGCAGTCCTTATAGAAAACTGGAGTTCTCTTAGAAATGATCGAAACACGTATAAGTTTAAATCATTAGTGAAAGTTGTTCTTGGTAGATTGTGATTGACATTTTCAAAATTCGAATTAAATACATTTGAATCATAATTAATATGAGCAATGAATAACGAAAAATACGAGGCAGTGGTTGGGGCATATACTTTTATGCTTGTGGACGATAATACGATTGAAATCTGGTCTGATGTATCAGCAGCCTATGCTGATTCTTTCATTTATCTAAAGAATGGGGAAATAAAGAATAGAAAAGATTTTGACATGGAAATTATGTCTTGGTATTCGAGAAACAGTAATTGACTTCATTAAAAACTAGGATATAATGTGGGAATGAAAGACATTAAATTTTCACTTTTTATTGCGCTCACCTTTTGGTCTGCGATCATATCCAATGGCTGTTGGATTTTATTCACACAAACTCCAAAGTTAAATCAGTCAGTCTTCATTCTAATATTTTTGGTTACGCTTGGACTATCATTTGCATATGTTATTGTTTTAATTAATAAATTTGTAGATGATCTTGGCGAATGAAAATTATCAGAATCATAATAGCAATATTTCGTCTTAACAAGAGAATTGTATGCGAAGAATCCGCAGGCCGTTCGCTTGTAGATTTCCACGACTATCCAGATACTGAACATAAAACACCATGGCATTTCACGACGCATATCTGCGAAAGATGCCATAAGAAATTCATTATATGAAACTTGAAATAGGAAAAACATATATTACACTTTCGGATTTAGATTACTATCAGTCTTTACAGCCGAAAGGAACCATTGTAAAATACATAGGAACCAAACAAGGGTCTGAATATAGACCGATATTTTATGTTTTTGAATTTCCAGATGGCAGTAAACGATATATCGGAGATACTGAAGATGATATGAGTCAAGAAGTTCAAGAGTATTAATTATTATGAAACCTGAAGAACAACAAATTGTGATTGCCGAGGCTTGCGGGTGGACTGAATTCTGGGAGACGGAACGCCAAGGTTGGCGTTCCCAAAACCCCGATGGTAGCGGGGACAACTTCCTCCCCGATTATCTGAGCGATCTCAACGCGATGCATGAAGCTGTAAAAACTTTACCGCAAAATATTAAACCGCGCTACTTTGCATGTCTTTGTTCTGTTGTCTCTGGCGCAATTTCTTTATATGGATATTCAGAAGCAACAGAAGCCACTGCCGCAAAACGCGCAGAAGCATTCCTCAAGGCCTTAGAACTTTGGGATGAGGCGCATCATTAAGATAATCTTCGGTTGCATAATCTTATTCGGATGGGTAATCATGGAGGTGATCGAACTACTATACAAAACAATTAAGCATGAGAGAAATTAAATTTAGAGTCTGGCACAAAAAATATAAGAAGTGGTTGACTGATAACGATTATGGAACTCATGCTTCAAGTAATTGGATGATGGATGTGTTTACTGGCAAAATCATTGATTTTGTCGATGATAATAATTCATATTCACCTACATTTTATCCGAATTATTATATGGATGCGCATTGTATCATTGATGAATCCCCATTTGGTGTTCAACAATACACTGGGTTGAAGGATGCAAATGGTGTTGACATTTATGAAGGTGATATCGTAAAAATAATATACGATAAAGCAATAGGAGAAGTTTATTTTGATTCTAATTTAGGTGCTTTTAGATTAAAAGATAAAAGCGGTAAATCCTACCCGATTACAACATATAGATTTGATGAGACAAATAAACCTATCGGATTGATTAATGTTGCAGATGAAGTAGTTGGAAATATCTTCGAAAACCCTGAACTTTTAAAACAATGAATACACAAGTTAAACTAATTATTGCAAACACGCAAACAGATACAGTCTATTTCAATTATGGTGATGATTATTCAGATATTACACGGATAATGATTGAAGATCATTCTCTATGGGAGGAAGTTGAGGACATTTATGAATTACAAGATTTTGTTGAAGATTATAATCGAAATAACAAGAAGACAGGCAGTTTCGCATTTTTGATAATTAAAGATGAACAAATTACAGCACAATCAGCAATTGAAAGCATTCGAAAGAAACGAAAAGATATTATTGAAAAAGCTGAAGCCAAAGAAGAAAAGCGTAAAGAATTGGCGGAAAAGAAAAAAGAAGAAGCTCGTCTTAAAAAATTAGCTAAAACACAAGAGCAAAAAAGGCTTCTTTTCGAACAACTCAAAAAAGAACTCAATGAATGAATACCCTAGTTATTAGTGATATACATCTTGGAAGCGCAGTTAGTCAAAAAGAAGCAGTCTTGCGCGTTCTCAATCTGGACTTTCAAAAACTCGTTATTAACGGCGATTTATTCGACAGTTATTCATTCAAGCGATTTGATAAGAAGGATTGGGCGATTCTTTCTAAGATTCGAAAACTCAGCAAATCTCATGAAGTCATTCTTGTGCATGGCAATCACGATTCGGACGCACAATTTCTGAGTGCCATCACTGGCATGGACTTTGTTGAGAATTACTTAACCGTGATTAACGGCAAAAGAATATTCTTTGAACACGGTGACAAGTATGATCATTGGATCAAACACAAGCCATTTATAACTTGGTTCTTTACGGGTGCTTACTACTGGATTCAAAAGTATGATAAGAATCATAGCGCATCCAGAATACTTAAACGCATGAGCAAATCATGGATCAAGGCTAAAGACATCGTATGTAAAAAGTTTGTCGAGAAGCACGGTTCAAAGAATGATATACTTGTAGCTGGTCATACACATTATCCAGAAGTAAAATATTTTGAACATTGCGTCTATATAAACACAGGATCTTTCTGTGATGATAAGTGTTCATATTTGGAAATTTACGATGATGGATCGTTCGACTTAAAATTTATATAATATGAATCCAATATTAATACATAAAGATATCCTAGATTCTGGTTGGAGTTGGAGTTCGGATAAAACGCCGAGTGATATTCGAGTATACACTAGAAATTCTGTTGAGGATTCTGTTTGGTATTCTATTATAAATTCTACTTATAGACCTGTTCGGAATTCTGTTGTGGATTCTGTTCGGAGTTCTGTTAATTCTAAAATCAATGAATACACATTTGACAATCAATAAAACTACGATACAATCATAATATGAGCATATTTGACGACAGACAATACCTACACGGTTTACCTAAACCCGGCCAAAAAGTAAAATACATGAATCCTACGAAGTTTGCGTTTCACACCAACGTCATTGAGGATGAGAAGAATCTCCTTGAACTTGGTAAGGAATACACTGTTCGTAAGGTGAACCTTAATAGCAGCAGCACCTATGTATTCCTTGAAGAGTTTTGGGTTGAAGGACTCGATGAATATCGCAATAATCAAAAGTGTTTTAGTATGCATGCATTCGAATGGGAGATGCCTGAAATCAATCTTGAAGAATTAATTGGTAAGAATCCAAGTGATGTAATGAATAAAATTTAAACTATGAAAAATAAATTAACCGGAGCAGACGAAGACTTAATCTTCAAAAATAAAAAGTTTATTGAAGAATTATCAAATGTTCAAAATCTTTATTTTGAAACATTATGCGAAGACCTTGAATTGAATGAAATTGGAAATGATTATATGTTTGATTATATTTTCAATGATCATGGTGGTATTGGATTTGATGAATATATTGAAAAATATGGATTCAAAGGTAAAGATATTTTTGAAGATAATGATCATGATTCGTGTGAATCAATTTTAGATAACTGTCATTGATATGAATAAAGACATTACACTACCATACGAATTAGCAACAAAGGATTTATCTCTCCAAGAAATTGGAACTATATTCACCATGTTCGCAACTCAAAGAATGTCACCGGAAGAAGTCACCAAATGGGCCAAAGATGATGAGTATCTTGAATCTGTTGAGTATTTACTGGAACGAGAATATGTAAAAATCAGATATGATGAATATGATAATGCTATTATGGATATTGATCTAACTGATAAAGAACCAGAACCATTTTGGGAACTGTGTGATTATGATGATGAGAGTAATCCAATCTATCAACATCCATCTCATTTTGGTGATGATGAATATGGAACTTATTTTTTCAAAATATATCCAAAATTAGTTGACTTAAAGATTATTTGGGTTGATATGTCAGATTCAGAGCTACTTGATAGTAATCAATATTTTGAAAGCTTGGAGGAAGCGGAGGAGTTTTATAAAAAGCTTCTAAAAGATCAATTAGAATATATTTATGAGCAAGGGAGATAAAGATAGAACAAAAAATTTGGAATCTTACCGATCAAGTCCTCTTTGGGATAAGATTGGTAAAGATAAGAAGAAGTATGAAACATATACAGAATTTTCAAATAATTTCTTCAAAGAACATCCAGAATTATATGATAAATTAGAAGATATTAAGGGAGAAAATCTTGATTAAAAACTAGAATATAATACGCTTATGACTTATAATTTTAGAAGCGATTGCGTCATACTTTTAGGGGATACTCATTCACACCATACTCTATACGAAATGGTTATCAGGATTCCTAAAGATTCTGATTTGATTTCTCTTGGTGATAATGGTTTTGCGTTTGGTGAAGATCGGGCAAAAGCAATTTATTACACTGATAATATGCTTAAACTAATTAATGATTTTTGTAAATGTGAAAATATTAATCTGTATATTTTAATTGGTAATCATGATGCACCATACCCAGAAATTTGGGATAAAAAATGGTCCAATATTTTTCTGACGAAATCTGGAGATTATGGAATATTTCCAAATGGTAAAAAGGCTTTGCTTGTTGGGGGTGGTATTAGTGTTGATCGCTGCTCCCGTAAACAGAATATTGATTATTGGTCAGAAGAAATAACCCCATATATTACCGACATAGATAAATGTGATTATCTCCTCAGTCATGATTGTCCAGAGGAATTTAATCATCAAACCAATTCTTTATATAAAAGATTTCAATGGGCTTTAGATAAAGACCCAACACTTCTCGAAGATTGTAAAAAACAAAGAAATAATATGACAAGAATTTTAAAGGAGTGCGGGGCAGAAGAACTCTACCATGCACACATGCATAATAATATAACACAAACAATTGATGGTGTGTATGGCAGGTGTGTAGACATTAATGAATTATACTTTTTAGACACGAATCATGAGAGAACAAATTAAACGTCTATTTCTGGACTGCGATGAATGTAAAATTTCGAGTCTATATGCTAATAATGTCCACCACGCAGATCAATTAATTGAAACGTATGGACAGTATTGGGAAGGTTATAAGTATTCCTTAAATGAGGGGACTGGATGGGATTCAAACATTGGGTGGTATGTCACCTTTATTAGACCTTGGGCTAAAGAATTTTTAAAATGGTCACAAGATACTTATGGTAGGGACAATGTCTATTTCCTTACCATGGGAACTGCTGATTACATTTTTAAAATGAATTCTTTATTAAAATTTGACATCGAAAATGATCATATCTTGACAAGAGAAGATATTCACTACCCCAGATATAATTTTGATGATTCTAATAATGTCTTGGTAGATAATGAAAACTATCAATATCACTCTTTTGGAAATGGTTTGAATAAGGTGAATTTCTTAAGTGGGTTGCCGCCCCAGAAGCTGGTCCAAGTTAAGCATTTTGATGTAAGGTATTTTAAACCTAAAAATGATAATGGTTATGTTGAACATGTCAAAAAAGAAATAATTAAAGCATTTGAATGGAAATATGAAAGTTAAAGAAATATACCCAGAAAAAATTGTGATCACTTACGATATGGTGGTTGTTGAAAATGGGGAGGAGCAATGCTATACCAGACATAACGCAAATACTTGGAGCTTCTTCGTATCATATGGTATTTATGGAGAGGATTATGATGTTGATGATGAAAAAGCTAAACAATTAGAAGCATTATTTCAGGAATACAAGGAATTGGTATAAATTAAAAACTAGAATATAATAAACACATGATAAAAAAATTACTTAGAGAATTGCAGGAAACATTTAACTACACCGAAGAAGAACTGAACGAGATTCAAGAAGCCATGGAAGAATTTGGAAATTCTTGTTACGATCTTGGATTCAAGGATGGGTGCAAACAATTCGACATCGAACAGGAATACTATCAGGGATTCTCTTATGGTAAGAAGGAGGATCAATAATTATGGCAGCTAAGAAAAAAATTAAAGTGGATTATATAACCATTGAGAAGGAGGATACTATTTTAATTGCTCTTCTCGAACGATATTGGAAATTAGTCAAGATTGAAGATATTGGAAAAACGTTAGCAATTACAAAAGCGGTTGATAAATTAGAAGAATTCATTAATAAGCGTAAACAAGAAATCAAAGATGAAAACGCCTAAATATACCGGAGTCGAAGTAAGAAAATTTGACCTTTTTGGATGGTTGATGTGTATCCTTGGGTTGTGGTGTATTTGGACATTCACGACAACCAGAGAGTGGACACTTGTATTTTTATCCTTTTTATGTTTTTGGGATTATGTTATCAGGGTATCATTTGGTAGGGTTTACAAACATGTCTATTATGATACAATCCTCTATCCAATGTATGAATTGGAAGTTGATATGGCAGATGAAACATATTTTGTATGTGCTGAAAATCAGGATGAATTAGATCTATATATGGAACAACATTATCCTAATATGAAGTATAAGATTCTAAGAGAGACACATGTCGAGAGTTATATAAAAACTGAAGAATTTCAATAATTAAAAACTAAAATATAATACGATTATGATTACCTATAAAAGAGGGGATTTATTGGACTATTTTAGGAATGACGAGTGTTCTGTGGTGTTACATAGCTGTAATACTTTAGGGGTGATGGGGGGCTTTGCTGGTCAGGTCAGACAACAATATTCAAAAGCTTTCCAAGATTATATAGAAGTTTATGAAAGTATTGGTTTATATTTGGGTTCTGTTATCACATCTGAAGTTGAGGATGGTAAGTATATTTTCAATATGGTCAATCAGGATAGTATCGGAAGAGGATCTAGAAAGGTTGACTATGAGGCACTATATAAGACTTTAGAAACCTCTAGATATTGGGTTGATAAACTTCAAATTGAAGGCAATATTGGGATACCTTCAAAACTCTCGTCGGACCTTGGGGGTGGATCGTGGAGAGTTGTAAAAGCAATGATCGATGAAGTTTTCAAGGATCATGAAGTCCTTATTGTTGAATATGATACATCTGAGAAATCAAAATATGGATACATGTGTGATGAACAAGATGTTGAAGATTGGGTTGATCGTATTGTTGGTGAATTGTATGGAACATCTTCTTGGATCGCTTTGAGTGCCATTGAAAAGTGGATGAAATCACCTGATTGTGATAAAGGAGATTTGAGAAGAATTAAGGATATTGTTGACAAATACGTTGATTAAAAACTAGAGCATAATACACATATGAATATTATCAGAACAGTAGCAGAACCTCTAAAAAAACCAAGTAAACTTAAATGTTTTTGGTGGAAGCTTGAAAGAAAATGGCAAAATATTTGTGATTTCTTCAATCCTAAGAATGAATGGTTTTATGAAGATATTCCAAATCATTATGTTGAAAATAATGATTTGATTAAAATTGTTCTATACAAGACTCTTGTAAGTTATGTTGAAGTCGAAAAAGGACTTCAACATTCTGATTGGTCTGAAGGTGATGCTCCAAGCTATAAAGAATTGATAGAAGCTTGTTATGAGGGAATTACAGTAACACTCCCAGAACTTCAGAAAATCATGGACTCTGTTCATTATCCTTGGACAGAAGATGAATGGAGATTGTATTCTGATACATCTGATGAATTTGATAAGACTGAACAATTGATTTGTGAAACAATTGTAAAAATTAGAGGAGTTCTTTGGACATGAATGAACAAGAATCTCTGAAATTTGTCCAGAGTGTAGCATCTGAAAATGGTATGCTCAATGTCGAAAAGGCAACACTAGGACAAATTTATTCATTTCTGGATTCTTTGAGTTGTAGTAGATCAATCCCTAAAAAGATTAAAACTGATAAGGTCTTGACGAAAAAGGAAAAAACGAAACTTAAAAATAATCAAAAAATTCACTTTAAACGTAGATTTCAGGAAAGAGTTGGTTATGTCTTGACAGATGAGAAGTATGATGTATTATGTGATCTTATCCGAAAAGATGGTCATTTCTTATCAAAACATGAAGGTTCAAACCAATCAATCTTTTCGGTAAATTATGAAAGAATAAATTTGAAAGTGGTTTATAATGCTTATGATAATATTTTGATTACTGTCTTGCCATAAAATGAAATATAAAATTAAAACATCTTTTGGATGCACTTCCAATTGTATAGAAATTAATGATAAGCTGTATTATTGTGAAGATCCTCGTTATGGTTTAACTGATGAAGAACGAAACAAATTTCATGATGACTTATTCAAACAAATCAGAACATTATTTGATGATAGTAGAATTGGTGTGATCAATCTTATTGAAATGCTTGATGTTGAAGATGTTGAATATTCTGAGACATGTGAACAATGTTTTGATAGCGTGACCACCACAACTTATGAAGAATTTGGAGATTGACTTAATTAAAAACTGGAATATGATACACTCATGAAAAAGCATTACTCATTCCCAAAAATTGGGCAATATCATCAAACTATTCGACACTTGAAACTTCAACACTCTTATCAGGGTAAGGATGAAAATGGTGATCCAATTTATAAAGAACCTGATGTGTGGCCAGTGGTTAAATTCAAGGGAACCGTAAAATTGCATGGTAGCAACGGAGCAGTTGTATTCTCTCCTCATGGTTCTTTCTATTGCCAATCCAGAGAAAATGTGATTGATGAAATTAAGGATAATGCTGGATTCGCTCATTGGGTGAATAAGGAAGGTCATAAAATTTGGGAAGATGTATGGCATAAAGTTGATCTGAATATTGATAAACATGATTCGCTCATTAAACTTATTGTGGTGTTCGGAGAATGGTGTTGTGGTTCGATTCAGAAAGGCGTAGCATTAAATGAACTCTCCAAGAGATTTGTAATTTTTGGATTAAAGATTATATTTGAAGATGAGACTACTCGATGGATGGATTCTTCTGGAATTATAAACTCAGAAATTAGTGTTTATAATATTGAAGATGCGCCAACTTATGAAATTGAAGTTGACTTAAATCGTCCAGACAAAGCCATTGAACAGATGAACACTTGGGTTGATGAAATTGATGCTGAATGCCCATTCGCTAAGATGTTTAATGTTTCTGGGCATGGTGAAGGAATTGTGTGGCGAGAAGCTGGAAAATTTGGATATGATACTTCATTCAAAACTAAAGGAGAATCCCACAGCAAGTCCAAAATCAAAAAGCTTCCTACTGTTGATGTTCAAAAGATGGACAATATTCAACAAGCGATTGATACTCATTGTCATGAAGATAGAATGCTTCAAATTTATGATAAAGTTGTAGTGACTGAAGCTGATAAGACTCCAAAAAACATTGGATTATACTTGCAGAAATTGATCGAAGATTGCTGGACTGAAGAGGGTGATTCTATGAGAGCTTCTGATATTTCTCGTAAGGATTTTGGTGCTGCTGTTTCTAAAAAGGCTGCTAAGTGGTTTCAAAACAAATTACAAGAATTTTAATGAAGACTAATTGGGAAAAGATTGCTGATGATTTGTATAAATCATTGAAGAGAACTCCATATCATGAGTGTGGGGAGCTTGATCATGGTGGTGATAAATCTCATTATCATAAATGTGACGAATCTTGTCCTGTGATAAAAAAGATCGAGAAATCCATAGAAAATTATCAGAAGTTGAAAGAATTAAAAACTAAAATACAATAAGCTCATGACAAGACGATATAGACTTACCAAAATCAAGGAGTGTGAAAATCCCGTAGTTAAAGCAGCACAAACACCAGCAGAATACAGAGCATCATTACACACTAATGATGAACTATCACCTTCTGTTGATTATTATGTAGAGGGTTATCCTCTGGACACTCCAAAAGTAAGAGAGAATTTTAACTTTTTTCGAGATAATCGAAATGGTGTAAAGATTGATGGAATTATGTCAACATCTACTGTTAGGCAAATTCATGATTTCGGTGATTACATGGAAATAACTACAAGTAATAGTGTTTACGTTTTGACAAAATTATGAAAGCATACCCAGCATACTTCTCGAAAGATCTTTTAAATCAATTTGCCACAGATGAGACACGTAATGATATTTGGAAATGGTTGAATTATAATGCCCATGATAAAGGTTATGTGATGGTCTGCGAAGTTGATCAATATAGTTTGGAATGTGAACCTTATGATTTTCAAACACAACCAGATCCAATTGTGGTCAAATTTTTGAATGATGTGCTGAAAGAATATGGTGAATGTCGTGACCATGATTCGACGTTACCTAGCGGTGGATGGAAACAAATTGATATTATTGTGTTATGACAATCAAAGAACACGAAGCTTTTAAAAATTGTAAAGGAGAATTATTATTTTCCATAATCGGAGGATCGCGTCTCTACGGAATCGAATTGCCAGATAGTGATTACGATGAAAGAGGAATTTTTCTAGCGACTGATAAGAAGTATACCACTGGATTTGACACAATTGAAAGCATTGTTCAGACTGGTGATGTGGATTCTACTTATTATGAACTTGCTAGATATTTAAAATTACTCAGAAAGAGTAATACGCAAGTTATGGAGATTTTATTCGCTCCCGAATTGTCGATTGTTCACAATACTGAAATTTTTAAATATCTCAGAGAGAATAGATATTCATTGATTGACACACATGCTCTTAAAGCTTCTTTAAAGGGTTATGTGTATAGTGAGATAAAATTGGCGACGGGTGAGCGCAGTGGTCAACTTGGAGGTAAAAGAAAGGCTGCTGTTGAGAAATATGGATTCTCATTTAAAAACTTTGTCCAAATATTTCGATTGATTAAAGTTGGAAAATTATTCTTTACAAGTGGAGAGTATATGGTAAAAGTTAGAGAGTTTGATGAAGATTATCATAATTTCTTAATGGAAATTAAGACAGCCCCTGAAAATTTCACTTGTGAACAATTGAGTAAAATAGTTGATAAAGAATTTGAAAAACTGGTGAAGGTTATGGATGAATCAAAAATTAATTTCAAATTTGATGTGGAACTAGCTGCGGATATTGTTGAAAGTGCAAGATATCATTATTGTGGAACAGATCCTTCTTGGGGTTGATTAAAAACTAGAATATAATAAACATATGCCAACAGGATATACAGCAAGCGTAGGTGATGGTGAGGTAACAGAATTTAGAGATTTTGCACTTACATGTGCAAGAAATTTTGGTGCATGTTTTCATCAAAGAGATGATAATCAAAAAGATCTACCAAAATTACAAGAGGTCAGTGATTATCATCTTACTGCAAAGAATGAATATGTTCTTTATCTGAAGAATCTTAAGAGATTATCTGATAAAAGTTATATTGAACGCTACAAGGTTAAATTCTTTAATGATCAATTACATGTTAGGGAAAACATTCAAGATAAAATTAATACCAAGCTAAATTATGAAAAGATGCTGGAAGCTGTAAAAAATTGGACCCCACCAACACCAGACCATGACAATATGAAGAATTTCATGATCTCACAATTGACAGAATCTATTGACTGGGATTGTGATTTAGATTATTATAATCGAGAGCTTGAAAGGCAACCTCTTTCAGATGAAGATATTTTAATTGCTAAAGCTGAAGAGATTGAACGACTTGAGAGGGATATTGAATATCACACTAACAAATATAAAGAAGAAGTTGAACGTATTAATAAGAGTAATGAATGGATTCTTGAACTATATAAATCACTAGAATGAATTACTTTTTTGTTAGACACCAAAAATCTAAGGGTAACTTGGACCCCTCATTGTATCATATAATGAACGATCATGAGATTGATCTATGTCATGAACATGATCATCAATCAGAAAATGCTGCTGATAAAATTGTAGACTTGGCAGATCTTCACGGTGTGAGGGATAGATTATTTCATCTTTACCATTCTCCATTTCTGAGAACTAGAAAGACCAAGAATCTAATTCTAAAAGAATTAGCATATGATTACATTTTTCCAACAGTAAACGAAAATCCACTTTTGGGGGAGCGTAGGTGGGGAGATTTGAGGAATATAATCGAAAGAGAGGATAATACTGATAAGTATTTTGATTTTTATTATCAACCTTTAGATGGAGAGTCATTCATGGATTGTTATCATAGATGTGTCACTTTTGATAATATGTTAAAACATCAAGTTTCTAACAAAGATAATGTTATTATTATTGGTCATGGTGAACAGATCAGGTGTTATCTGATGCATTTACTTGGGTGGACATTGGAAGAATTTAATGAACACAAAAATCCAGAAAATTGTGAGGTGATCATGGTGAAAGATGGTGTATTGGAAACTTCTTTGAGAAAGAGAATTAAAAACTAGAATATAATACGAATATGACATGGATTGAAATTACATTTTGGGTGCTCCTTTTTGGAGTGTTTATAATTGGGTGTATTGTATCTGATAATGATAGTCCACTATTCATACTACTGCCATTTATGTTTATTATGGTATTCGGAGCATTGCCATATCTGATCATTAGGGAGAACACAGAAGTTGTTATGGTGAAAGAGGAACCAGTAAAAATTTTATCAAATGTAATGGTTGATGGAAAGATGGTTATAATCACTGATACTGCTGAAAAGGTGGAGTTCACCGAATATAAAGATGTGATAGATATTAATTCTGGTAAGCAATTGATCAAGAGATTTTATAAAAAGGATGTTTATTACGGTCCTGATTCTTCTTGGGATAAAATTGAAATAAAATGAGCACAAATATACATATAAATTCTACAGGTGTTGTCAAAACTCCTAATGGCTCGGATAAAGAAATTTACAAACCATTTAATTGCTGGCAAACACCTTCAAAAGATACAACTTGGATTATGGATCAAAAAGATCGCCTTCAAGCTTATAAAGATTGGGTAATGTCGAGAGAATGTATTGAAATGGAAGATATCCATGATATCTTTACGTGGGATGATGAGACTGACTATTATAAGGTAATAGGACAACAACCATATTCTGCCGCTAAAGAACATATCAAGGACTTGGAAGAATTTGTAGAAACAGAAGAGTCTTTGGGGTTTAATTTGAATGTAGTATCTTGGTAATTATGAGTCGTAAATATTTCACAGGGATTGGATCACGTTCTTGTCCTAAAAATATTGGTAAAGAGATGACCATTCTTGCTTCTGAATTGGAAGAAATGGGATATTGGTTGCTTTCTGGATGTGCTGATGGAGCGGATAGTTTTTTCCAAAATGGTGTTAAAAATAATGCTCAAATCCTATTACCTTGGGAAGATTTTAATGTTGAACAACAACGTAAACATCCAACTCATGAATATCTTTTGAATGATAATGATGAAGAGGCTGATAGAATGGTTGAACAATTTCATGCTGCTCCTAAGAATTTAAATGATACTACTAGGAAATTTCATAGAAGAAATATTAGACAAATCTTGCCTATTGGAGAAAACCCATCAGAGTTTGTAATATATTGGACACCAGAAGGTAATTGGCAAGGTGGAACAAAAACAGCTTTGGAATGTGCTAAATTTCATGGTATACCAACCTTTAGTATGTATCATTTGACCAGACAAGAAATCCTGAAAGAAATTGAGAAGTTGAATTTTCTCTATAATTAAAAACTAAAATATAATACAAATATGAAAAACATTATAATACTCAGATCGTGTTCGAGTGCTGGTAAAAGTTCCTTCGCTAAACTCCTATGCCAACAAATTGGTTGGGTTGAGTGCAATGCTGATTTCTTCTTTGAAGATAAAGAAGGAAATTATAATTTTGATTTCAATAAGATTGGTGATGCTCATGCTCAGTGTCGTAAAAGTTTCATGGAAGCTTTAAAAGAGTCCACTGTCACTGGAATTGTTGTGAGTAATACCAACGTTGAAGAAAAGCAATGGAAGTTTTATGAAGATGAGGCTAAGAAGGTTGGAGCAAGAGTTACTTTTTTGGTTATCGAAAAAAGGCATGATGGCGAAAATAATCATAACGTTCCAGAGACTTCTCTTCAGAGTCAGGAAGACAGAATTAGGAATAGTTTAAAACTGAGGTAATATGAAAAAGCAAATCAGAATCAAAAAGGGTATTCAAACTATTGAAGAATATGGATCTCTTGGATGTAAAAATAATTTACACGAAGTCTTAGTTCTCTTGAAAGGTTTGGAGTTTACTGAAGAGGATTATAAATTGGTGACTTTTAAACCAGATTTTAGTTCATGTCATTATGAGGGTGATCGACCAGATGTTAGAATGGAATGGCCAAATATTTATTAAAAACTAGTCTATAATATTCATATGTTGGATGCAGAAGGAATCATCAAAGTTGAACACGGTCAAAGAATGGTTGTTGACCTCGATGAAGATTTTACCAAATATTACAGCTATTTTATTCAACAGCGTTATTGGGTCAAGCCTTCATTGCCTCTTCACGGAAGTCATATCACTTTAACTAACAAAAAGTTTCATAAGGATGTTGATTGGGATCGAGGACTTGATTATCATGGACAAATTCTTAAATTCCAATATGATCCATATTTGATGGAAGGTGGATTTTTGAAAGGTTTTATCATGTTTTATGTAAAAGTATATTCTGATGAAATTGATCAAATCAAAAAAGACATTGGTGTGATTGAGCCTGATAATTTTAGAGGAAGTCATGTTACAATAGCCAGTATCGGTAAGTCTGGTGGTGGAGTAAAATTATATTGGCCAGAATTAATAACAATCAAAGGATAAAATTATGATACATAGAGACGGATACACTGAATATAATAATGAGGAATTGAAGAAGCAAAACACCCGAGAATTATTGGCACACTTTGACAATATTCGCGCATATAGACAAAATGCTTTTAAGCATGTCGAATATCAACAAGAGCGATTAAAAGAGGCAGAATGGTCATTGAAACTTTATGATAATTATTTGGTGGAGTTGAAGGATATCCTTTCAACAAGAGAAAATATTCCAAATAAACAAGAAGCTAAAGCTATCCGACAACAACAAGCAAAAGATAAGAAAAATCGGTAATTAAAAACTAGGATATAATACTCGTATGAATATTAGAGAACAAGCACTTGCCTTTGCCACTAAAGCACATAAAGGACAATTTAGAAAGAACAGTAAGTTGGAATATATCACACATCCGATTGCTGTTGCTGAAATTGCTGAAAAACTATATGTCGATTATTTGGGAACAGATAAAACAGATGATGTTTATGTTGCAGCGATTCTTCATGATGTGATTGAAGACACTAAATTCACGTATGAAGATATCGAAAAAGAATTTGATGGTTTTATAGCAAACAGGGTTAAAGGGTTAACTAGAGGAGAGGGTGAGTCATATTTCGATATGATTATGAGAATTTCTGAAGGTTACTTCATGGATGCCATCATAAAATTAGCTGATAACATTCACAATTCATCTGATCTGAAGGAGGGATCTTTAAAAGATAAATATCGCTTTTCGCAACATATATTAAGAAGTAGATTTGAAACATAATATGCAAGTAATTATTACAAAAGTCAAAACTGTCGATATTGATTTGGATGCTGAACGTAAGAAAATCAAGAAAGGCTTTAATAAGAAATCCGAAAGAATCTATCGTGATAAGCTTCTTGAAGTGATTGATATATTTGAACGGGATGGATTTAATATGGCATGTGACGCTTATGATGAACTACCCTATAATGAAGTGGATGAATACCCTCTACAAGAGAGTATGGGTATTTGGTGGTGGCAAATTGTCAATGATCAGAGTTTTAATTATCATGATAATGTCAAGCATCAGTATAAGATGGAAATAATTAAATGACTAATTTAGAAATAGCGAAAGATATTCAAAAAGCTTATAAGCTTTTACTGGATAAAACGTCTTGGAAAGCGACCACGGGTAGTCATAAGGCTGCTTGTGATGTTATCAGCCAAATGACATCATATCATTTAGCTTTGAAAGCTTTTGGTTATATGACTAATGATGAAGGAAAATTGGTGAAATATAAACCAAGAGTCTTATCGGAATATGAACAACTGGTAATGAATACTACCTCTGGGAAAGAATCAGATGCTCAGAAACTGTTAGATTATATCTATACACACGGAATACAATAATTAAAAACTAGAATATAATCACAACATGAAAATCAAATTTAATGATTACAATTTGGAGGGTTTTAATAAGAAAGAGGTGTTGTTTTGTGGTATCGAAGCAATTTTAATCACTCCTGATGATATTAAGTCTAAGTTTACCCAAGATAATAAGATCTTCAGATCATCAATTTGGTCCAGAGACGGTGAATTATTATCAGCTTCGTTTCCTAAGTTCAAAAATGCAGGTGAAGACCCTGATAATTTTCCAATGCCTAAATCTTTGGATGGTGTTGGTATCGTTACTAAAATCGATGGATCTACTTGTATTGTTGATTTTGTCAATGGTGAATTTTCAATGAGAACCAGAGGAGTTTCATCATACTTGACACAGGCTAATTATAAAGATTTTGAGTTCTGTATTGAGAAGTATCCCAAAATCAAAGCTAGTATAATGAACAATCCTGATTATTCGTTTATCTTTGAAATTGTCACACCAAACCAAAAAATTGTTCTTGATTATGGCCCTGAGCCAGATGTTATCTTGATCGGTGCTATTGATAAGAATCAGTATTGGATTGTGGAACAACGATATCTTGATAATCTAGCTGAAGCTATTGGTGTCAAACGTCCAGAATATCATAATTTTGATTCATTTGAAGATATTTACGAATTTTGTAAAATCAATAGAACTATCGAAGGGTTTTGTTTATATTTTAATAATGGTCAATCGATTGTGAAGGTGAAGACTGATTTTTACCTAGCATTGCATCGTCTCTTTTCGGGAATGAAGACTATCGGTAATGTGATTGATGTGTTCCTCACAACCCCAAGGTTTACGAAGTATTCAGATTTTTATGAATTTATCTGTGTAAATATGGACTTTGAGTTAGCTGAACGTTGTAAGGATGATATCCTGAAGGTTGTCGTAGCTTATTGTAAGGTTCTGGAAAAAATTGAAATGATTAAAAATGTGATCAATAATGTTCGGGGTGATTCATTCACTCGTAAGGAACAAGCTTTAGACATCATGCAACATTATGGTGGGGATATAAGACAAAAAATAGCATTTTTGTTATTGGATGATAAACCAATACCGGATAATATTTTAAAGATGTTTATAGAACATGAGTTACAATAGTTTGAACTTACACTTATCAAAGTGCCACCTAGTTGAATTTTGTGGTGTTAATGATAAATTACAATGTGGGCAGGATACTTTAGATCTATTGTTAGCTGAATCCCGTATATTTTCAATTTGAGCTTGAGTCCTCTTCAACCCTCTAATTTTAGAGGCTCCCTTTTCCACAGAATCTCTTGATCTTTTTTTACCTTTATGAGATTTAGAAATTTTATCTCTAGTTTCCTGTGGAATAGTTTTCCCTAAGTTTCTTAATCTATTCTTTTCTATGTCCTCCAGTGATCTCTTCTTACCTTTTTGTGCTATAGACATTTTAATTTTTGATTCTTCTGTGTGTTTTTGGCCCAATCTATTTGTGTTTCCCATTTTAGATAATGATAATTTTCTTTTTCTTTCGTCAGATGCTTTGTGACCCAAACAATAGGTGTTTCCTTTATGAAAATTTGATATTTTTCGTTTCGTTTCTTCTGTATGTTTCCTACCCAACCAAACTTTTGAGTTGGAACCCCTTTCAGATATATTATAACCATGAGGAGCAATTGTATTAAATCTCTTAATTAATTCTTCTTCCAAATTTAAAAGATCATCCTTGGAAAAATTGGGGAGATACTCAATATACACACTAAAATTATCGATGCCGTATTTTACAAATGCCTTATGAATTACTTGCTCCTTTCTATTTTTATGACTATTCAATCTTTTATGTATATTAACAGATTCTCCAATATAATGCTTATTGTTTATCGTGTTTGTTATTATATACACACCTCTTTCCTTTTTCAAATCTTTAAAAGATATCCCCATATTACTATTTAACAACTTTATATACTTTTGATATTCAGGTATCTAAAAACTAGATCAAAATCCGGTTTCAAAAAGTCGATGGCATTCCTTTTGCTTGACAATAAGGAGATCCCTGATACTTTGTTGAGGACAGCGATTGAAGAAACGATTGAAAAGATCTAAATTAAAAACTAAAACATAATAAACATACAATGAACACGACACAGAAAAAACAAAATAGGAACAGTGATTTTTTTGAAGACCTTATCAAAGGATCTACAAAATCGTTCATCCCTAAAAAAGTTAAGACAAAACAAGCAGAATGGATTACAATTAATCCACTTCAGAGTAAGCATATTCTGAAGTTTTATAATAACGGAAATCGTCGTCCTTCGAAAAATCAAGTTCTCAAATATTCCAAGGATATGGAGAATGATAACTGGAAGGAGACTGGAGAACCGATTTCATTCGATAAAAATGGAAATGTTATCAATGGTCAACATAGACTTTATGGAATGATTCTGGCAGACAAAGAATATGAATTTCTGGTAAACTATGGTCTAGATCGAGAAGTGTTTGATGTTATTGATAATGGTTTGATTCGACCCAATTCAACAATCCTAGAGTTGGAAGGTCATTCGGATACTGTCAATCTATCTGCTCTCGTTCGTGCCATCATTGCTTACACCGATAATGGTAATTATGATGCGAAAGATTTCAAAGGAGTCAATCAAATTACCATTAGTCAAATCAAAGATTATCTGAAGGATAATGAGGATGTGGTAGATTATCTTGATCGATATAAGAAAAGTGCGGTTGTGTCATGTTCAATTTCGTCTTTTTGTTATTGGTTACTTTCCACTGTTGATAAGACCGAAGCTGAAAATTATTTGGATATGGTTTTTATGGGATATGGACTGACCCCAAACACCATCGAGCATTATCTTTTTGATAAACTTCAACGTAACAAGAATGCAACACAAAACAAAATGACCAAGACTGCCATCATCTGTAATGTTATTCTTGGTTGGAGACGTTATATGGGATGGTCTAAGACTAAAGCTATGCAAATCACTTGGGATGTTCGCAAAGGCTTTCCAAAGCCAACAGAATAATGAAACTTTTGCCAATTCATAGATATGATTCACAAACTCAATTGTCGAAATTGAAAGAAGTTTGCAATAAGATATATATCGCCAGAAATATCTCTTTAAGTCAAGAAGGAGTCATCAAACAACTTGAAGTGATCGACACATTATTCCGAAGTGATAATGAAGATTACGATATGTATGATGAAAAACAGGCTAATGAGAGATATGGTGATTTTGATGTTACAGAATTTCATTATTAAAAACTAGAATATAATCAAGATATGAAGTTTGAAGATTTTAAAAAAGATTTTGATGAAAAATTGGCAACTATGTCTGATGATGACCTTGTTGAGTCGTTCGCTGATATGGGAGTTGATGTAACTATTAAGAGAATGAAAACATTGCTATTTCTAAATCCGGGTTGGGGTGTTGATTTCATGCTGAAAAGAAGAATGATGGCCGAAAACATTGAACATCCATATATTTCTCTGTTTGAGGATTTGGAGAACAAAAAGACAAACGATAAACTCTACAAAAAACACGAAATCAAATCAACTCCTGTCTTGATTGTTCTTGACAAAACAGAAGAGGTTGATAGAATAACAGGAGTAGAAGACATTCTAAAATATTTAAAAGACAACAATGAATCAATTGATAAAATTTAAGTGGGATGAAAAAGATAATTTGTATTTTTCTTCTGATTTTCACTATAATCATAAATGTGAAACTTGGGAAGTGCCTCTTTGGAAAGTAAGGGGTTATGATAGTGTTGAACACGCAAATGAATCACAAATCAACCAGATTAATAAATCTGTTCCAGAGAATGCTACTCTCTTTTATACAGGAGATACGGCTTTAAATGCTGATGAGGACATTGTGCTGGACCTCTGGAGTAGAATTAATTGCAAAGATATTAGATTCATTTATGGGAATCATGATTTGATCATGTATCGACTTTATAAACAAGAGCTTAAGAAGCAGTATGGCTTAGAGGGTGTTGAGCTTTATCCGCTCAAGATGAATAATGTGACTTATCTTGGAAATTATGCGGAGATTCAAGTGGGTAAGAAAAAGATTACCCTATGTCATTACCCTATCAGAAGTTGGAATCAGGCTGGAAGAGGTTCCATCAATCTTCACGGTCATTCTCACAATAATGATCCAACTAGAAATCCTGACTATCATCTTGGTAAATGCTTAGATCTTAGCTGGGATTGGAAAAAAGATGTCTGGACATTTGACCAAATCATGGATGTAATGTCAACTAAAGAGATCCATGTCACTGATCACCATGATGTGGGAGTAAGATAATTTATGAACGAAACAGAAATTGAAAAATACCAACAACTAATTAAAAAAGCAAATATGGAACTGGACACACTGACGTTTGAGGAGAAGGAAGAACTTTATAATTCATATGATGTTCAATTGACTAAGGCGACACAATTGCAAAAGAAATTTAAAAAACTTGCAAAGTCGGTCGATACTGCTATAATTGAATTAGAAATTGAGCGTTTCCTTGAGACAGGTGAGATTGGTGATGCTCAAGACGTAGAATACAACTAATATATGACAACAACAAAACAAGAAAAAATGAAGACAGTAAACACAAAGCAAACACGTAAGAACATGGAATGGTTGATGAATCCAGACCAAATCAAAACCCCAAAGCAGTTCAATGTTACATTTGAACGTGATGAAAATGGAAACTTCAATCTTATGAAGGCTCTATATATCAAGAAGGTTAATCAACATGTGGAGGAATTTGTTCCAGTTGATGCTCGGGATATTGCGCGTGTGATGAATCGTTCGACCATCAAGGCTCGGTAATAGATTCATTCGTTGGACATAGATAACCTCTGGGAATTTTAGAAATATTATTCCTAGAGGTTTTCTTTATTAAAAACTAAAATATAATAAATTTATGGGAATGTATACAGAGTTAGTTTTGGGCGTTGATCTAAAATCGGATACTCCAAATGAGGTTGTCGATATTTTGACATATATGTTAGCAATTGATCAAGAGGATTTAACACCCGTAATTCCATATCATGAATTATTTCAAACTGAAAGATGGGAAGTTATGTTGCGTTGCGGATCTTCTTATTTTGATGGTGGGACTCATTCAGAGATGTCATATGACAAATACGGCAGGGTGTGGAGAATTAATATTAGGTGTAATTTGAAGAATTATTCTAATGAGATTGAAAAGTTTATCAATTGGATTTCTCCTTACGTTTCTACTAGAGGATTTGCTGGATATTCGAGATATGAAGAAGAAAGAGAACCAACTTTAATTTATTTTTGATTATGAAACACCTAGAACATTTAAACCTGAAACCTTCCCATTTTAATAATGGTGTTGCATCATTTGATCAAGTATCACACTCCGATATTATCAAAGCAACTTCATCTGGTGCTGAGTATGATCCGACAGATATTAATAATTTAATTGTTATTGATGTTATTACAAACTATAAAGAACTCATGGCTTTTGGAATTATTGATCAACTGGGAATTATGTATTTTCAAGGATTTTCTGGATTTCCCTTTGATTCAAAATGTGTTGATCATGTGGATAATTTGATTCCATATGATGCGAAGAAGAGAAAGATTAATCATTGTAATATTTTTGTGGAGCTTTAATTATTAAAAACTAGAATATAATACATTTATGAAAAATATAGAATTTGAAAAAAAATTTCTAGATGTCTTTAGTATCCATATCTACAGTGAAGATCGTTATTTTAATGAAAAGGAGCATCTCCAACATACACTATACAAAAATTTTGTGACTGTTAAATTACTCAATTTTAGGATTTTTCATACGTTTTGGAGAACTGGAAAAACCTGTGTAGGTAATGTCGCCTTTTCTAGTTTCTATATTAAAAACTAGAATATCATAAGTTTATGAATATCTTCCCAATTGCAGATAATTATTGTCCTATTAAATCTGCTCAAGAACTTTGTAATCGTCACAGTTCAAGAATGCCCTTAGAGACAGCGGGTATGTTATCCTTTGCATTTCCAGAAGGTGATACATCTATCAAAAACGATAGAAAAAATAGACACTATATCCACCCAGCTAGTAAATGGGTAAGAGAATCATTAGAAAATTTTGAATGGACTGTATTACATGGTTTGGCCCAATGTGAAGAATATACAATTCGATATAAACGTAGACATGCTTCTCAAGATTTTATAGAATGGGCTTCCGATAATTATAAGTATCTAACCTTTAACGTTAATGAGTTTACACCATTTGCTAGATGCTTTGGACCATTCAAAGATTTGTTGGATTCGGAAGAATCAAATACATTACAAGCATATAGAAAATTTTACCATTTAGATAAAAGAGATTTTGCCAAATGGCCACAGATCAAGAAAATACCTGATTGGTGGGATGATATAACAAATGATTATGTGGATAAATCATTTGTTAATGGGGATTATTCAAAAAGATAGACAACAATACAAAACTATTCATTTTAGACTAAATAGTTTATGTGAGTGATAAAATAAATATACCAGTTGATATCAAATTAAAAATTGTTGAAGATTATAAAAATCTGATAAGAAATGATGAGATATGTTCAAAGTATGATCTAACTGCCCCTAGGTTGTATAATATTTTAAAGGAATATGATATTCCCAAAAAAGGACCAAGAAAATCAGAAGCTAGATCTGGTGAAGATATAAAATGTTTAAAATGTGGTTGTCAAAAACATCAATCACAATTTCCGAAAGTGAAGGGGGTTTATAGAACATTGTGTAAAACATGCCATTGTCATAATGAAAAAATCCGAAGAAGTAAAATGTCACCAGAAGAGAAAAAACTTATAGGCGAGAGATGTTATAATATTGTCAAAGCAAAAAAACTTAAAGCATCTAGAGGAGAACTTCCACTATCAGATCAAATATACATATGGGTGAATAAAATAACTGGGAGAAGAACTGAGGAAAGATTCAAAGAAAGAAAGAAATTATGTAAAAACATTTTAACCAAAAAATGTTATTCAGCCAGACAAATATTTCCCGATATTATATTCTGTTTTGTGAATAATACAGGTCAAAATAGAGCAATGATAGCATCTTTAGATAGAATTGATCCATCGAAGGGATACACAGATGAAAATACCCAAATTATACCATACTGGTTAAACTCGGCCAAGTTGGATTCTTCACAAGAAGAAATAGACAATACAATAATTAATTATATATTAAATGATCAGAAATTATTAGATTCCTTAAAATCAAAGATCTAATCTAATCATCCAAGCAGCATTTGGCTGAGAACAAGTTATGACAATTTTCTTTGGGGTATTGAACATGCGTATGCTATTGCAAATGAATACACTGAACGTTACAGTAAGAGACATAAATCTGAAGATGTTCTTGATTGGATAGAATCAAATATGTGGCAGTTGTCATTTGATTCTAACGATTTGACTCCTTATGCCATTGCGATTACAGAGGATGCGGTTTGTAGAACATTGCCCGAATTTAATCAAGTTGACACTATCAGTAAATACCGCTTATTTTACAAGTATGATAAAGCCCATCTTCATAAGTGGAAACAAAATAAACCAGATTGGATTGATTAAAAACTAGAATATAATAAGCTCATGATTGATAAAATATACTATGTCCTATATGGAATTTTCCGCCTTTGTTATATTGCTGTTGAGCATATTTATGAACGTATCGGTGGATTCAGAAAATAAGAAAATTTAATCTGGAATTTTCCGACCAATAGAATTAAGAATTTCATTTCTTTTCTGAATAGCTTCTTCTAAAGTTTTTGCATTTGGTCTATATATCTTCTCCCCAGACTGTATATAGATTCTATAATAACCATTATCAAATCCTATATTAGCATGTTTGATTTTTTTAGCTTTTTGTATGACTGTTTTGGGATGTGTGTAATTAGTTGATTTATACTGTTCGAGTTTTTCTGGAAAATTTAAATGGTCAAGATTTATATTATTGCACACATTTAAAAAATCAGCCATTTCTGCTGCTTCATCTTCAAGTGTAAAGGTTCCCAGCCTAGATTCAAAAGTTTTTGTATTGATGTGAATCCTCCAAACATTGAATCTAGGCTCGTAGCACACCCAATTATATTTGGAAACTTTTAAATTCCTTTTCAGTGTTCTTTCTGGGGATGCGTGAATTCCTAGAATATAATTATCAAAATTTTCAGGAAAGTTCATCATCAGTTTAGCTGATTCATGATCAAATAGTTCTAAAAGTTTTACATCTCTAGCGAAAGCTGCATCTTGATCAGTTTTGAAATTTTTCTGAGAAACTTTCTTTCTATTAAAAGTTATACAATAATCCCATCTTTCCATATCATTATTAAAATAAACGCCGATATAAATGGTCTTTCCATTATATCTATCTGAAAGCTTTTCTTTTTTTGACTTCTTGAGTCCCTCAACTAGAGAGATCTTCATAGCATCTGTGAATTCTCCAGATACAGAATTTTCTATAATATTATAACCATTTTTGGTAGTCAGAGAATTATACAAGTTTATGTAGTGTGTCTCTTTAATAAGAGCTGATCCCAGATCAATTGCAGTATCAATTTTCTCAATCTTGAATTTGTCTTTTCCATACTTTATCATGGCATTTCTCAACGGGAGATTGGTATTTTTCTTTTTGGAGAAATGGCCATTTAACCTAAGATTAAGTGGTTGTTTTGTTATTCCAATATAAACCTTATCATTTACACTATTTGTTATTTTATAAATCTTTCTCTCCATACATTTATTTAGTCCATAACTACCGAAAATCAATTAAAAACTAGATTACAATACACACATGATTATTAAACATACTAGCTCGCCTGTCATAACTTCTGGAGATATGGAAGATTCCAAGATGGAGATTGATCCAAATAATTCAGACTTTGTTGCCCTTCTACTCAGAAACAACATCTACACCGATAAGATTTTAGCCCCCATTAGGGAGATTACAGTGAATGGCGTAGATGCCAATATTGAATCTGGTTCCAATGAAACTGTTCAAGTTAAAATTACATATGAATCAGGTTCGTATACTTGGAGTTGCCGAGATAATGGGTTGGGTCTTTCGGAAAATGATGTTAGAAACATTTTTGGAAAAATTGGGGCATCTAATAAAAGACATTGTAATAAACAAGCAGGTATGTTTGGATTGGGTTCGTTTTCCCCATTTGCTGTTGGGGATACATACCACGTTACTTCACATCATAATGGGTTGAAATCGATATATTGTGCCACTCTTGTTGCGGGTGATCAGGCCATTAATGTGGGTCGTCTTTATAAAGTGTCAGAAGAACCAACCACTGAAACGGGTATTGAAGTATCCTTTGATATCACTAAGGATTATTGGAAATTTCACGATAAGACTAAAACATTTATTAATAATTTTCTACCCGAAACAAATGTTCAATACGAGGATCACAATGGCGAAGTCCACACACCCCTACAACCAATTCTGACATATGAGAAGAATGGATTCGTGATCAATGCATATGATTCAAAGGATTATTATAATACTGAAAAGGTTTGGATTCGTATGGGTGGTGTTGTCTACAATCATAACCATAAACTTGTAAAATATGGAACATTCAAACATCAACTTATTGTCGATGTTCCAATTGGAATGCTCACCATTCCACCATCCAGAGAGTCTTTAGATGTTTCGGCTAATAATGATCGAGTTCTCAAGGAGATTGATGATATTATTCTAGAAATTTATGAGAATGATAAGAAATCCCTTACGGTTCCAAAGTTTGGTGAATTTGTATCTGGTGAAAAATCAGGTAAAACATATGAAAGTGAATGGTGTAAGTATAATCTTTTTGAATTATTTCCTGATACGGAAAAGCTTAGGAGGATAACGTCATCCAATCACAAGATGTATGGCGATCCAATCAAGCCTAATGCCAATGGTAAGTATATCATCTATACTTTTCCTGAAATTAGAACGGTTAAGAGTTGGATCAAACGTCTTGAAGCAGTTCTGACCATTGATCCTGATTATTCTGGTTGTCTTGCAGTATTTCAAACTGCGAAAGTGATGGCTGAACTTAGTAAGAATACAGAGACTCTTGATGTTTCTGATTGTATCTTTGTGGATGTTAAGAGTCTTGGTCTTCCCAAGCTTGTAACTAATCCTAAAGATAAAGATGATGGACCAACCGAATATGTCATCTACAAGAACGGTGATAAGGATTATAAGACGATTGATGGACTTGATGAAGATAATGATTCAGAGATTTATAAAGATGCTGAGTGGTATAAGTCTGAGAAGTTGACCCGTGATCAGTTCCTCAATCGTTGTATTGGTTGGGCTAATACAAATGATGATCGTCATGGTCATGGTAGAGATAATAGATTTTGGACTACTGGTGCTAAGAAAATGTATGATGGTCTTGTCGAACTTGGGTTTATTGAAATAAATTCTAAGACCTATAAAGACACCATGAGTCTTATTAGTTCCAGAGAACAAAAACAAAATGATATCTCTCAAGCTCAATCAAGAATCAAAGGTGTGACTTTCAAGATTGATGTTCTTCAACAAGTTGCTACTGCCATTGGTAAAAATCCCAGCAAGCTTGATCGTCTGAAAAACATCAAAGCTAAAATCTTGTTGGAAGATTCTCCACGCAGTCGTATCCTTAAACAAATTGAGGATACCTATAGCTATCGCACCAATTTGACTCGTTCTGATCTGCGAATGATTCTGAAAATGAAATAATTTGTATAATTTTGAGGTAGATTTTGTAATCTCATTCTGATAGTAAATGATAAGAATGGCTGGTTCGATCCCAGCACCTCAAATCTTTCTGATTAAAAACTAAAATATAATACTCATATGAAGAGAGCATTTTGGTTCCACTACAATAAGCCTGAGTCGAGTAAGGTCGGTAAACCTCAGATCACTGTTCATTATATGAATGCCTGCCATATCGTGGATAATGTCGTCATCAATTGTATGACTGCTGGAAGGCTTAGAAAGACTCAACCTAGATGGGTTGTTGCTGGTAAGGCCAAGGAAATCATCTTTAAGGATGGAGTAGCAATTATTAATTAAAAACTAAAATACAATAAGACCATGACTGAAGAACAAATCAAAGAAGAATCACTAAAGATTTACAATCAAAGAATTCAAGAAGAAAAGATTCAAAAGGCTGCGAATGAACTTTATGATGCTGCTAATAAGATGACTATCATTAATAATTCTTGCCAATCCTTTTATGATAAATGGCTGGATGTTTCAAACAAATTAGTAAAGCTTAATGATGTTTGGCAAACCTTTCTCAGTGATAGGGATTATAAAAAGTTTTGCGAAGAATATACCAAAATTTCAATTTGAAAAGTAATTTAATCATTGGCAGTCATGCCTTATCCCATTGGTATTCGGATTTCAAAAGAGTTCCGATTGATTTGGATATCATGGATGAAACTCCAGTAATGAGTAGAAATCTTCAGCATTACTGGTTTGGTGACATTTCAAAACATATACTCGAAATCAATAAAGATGAAAAGTATATTGATCCTGATCTACTCTATACTTTGAAGCTAAGTCATCTCGGCTTTGAGATCCATTGGAGTAAAAATATTTATGACGCTTTATTCCTAAAATCTAAAGGATGTGTGGCTGACGAAAAACTGTATAAAAGGCTTGTAAAATTTTTCACTGGAGTTCATGGTGTTCGTTGGGTTACTTTAAAGGGGAAAGACTCAACTACATTCTTTGAAGATGCTGTGACTCGCAAGTATGTTCATGATTCGATTCACGAAGCTGTTGCGGTTTATGACAAACCTCTGTATGAAACATTGATTGTAAATGGTGTAAATTGTTCCGAAGAAGGATTTGACAAACTCTCATTGGCTGATAAAGTATTGATGACTAAGGAAGAAATTTGGGTGACTGCTCTTGAGCGTTATCATATTCCTTCAGATTTTAGGTGTGGTCATGCTAAAGCTTATGGTGAAAGTTTGAAGAAACTTGCAACAACAATGACCTCTGGATGGTTCAAGTTCTTCATTCTTGATAACTTCAATCTTTTGACTGGGTGTAAGGACAAAACTTATATTGAAAAATTTAAACAAGCAGAACAAAACAATAAACTAAGAAAAACAAACTAATATGAAAGACGAAACTAAAACACAATTGGAAAACTTCATTCCGTCAAATAAAAGCATCAATTCTCTTTTTGATATTATGTCAGATAAGGAGAATATGGGATACTTTAATTTTAAGTATCAAGTTGATCGAAATTATGTTCAAGATTATACACCAATCAAATTTGAAGATTGGACCGTAGAAACTGAAGCTGATTTTGGTGGTGGTGAAGGTTCTGGATCTGAAAGATATCTGGTATTCAAATTTACTAAGAACAATGAAGAACCGACCTATTGGTATGTTCCGGGTTATTATGAGTCCTACAATGGTTCAGAATTTGAATTCGGTAATATGTATCAATGTGAACCTTATGAAAAGATGGTTACTGATTACCGAGCAATTTAATTCATTAAAAACTAGAGTATAATAACAACGAAGCAAGAAACAATATGAAATACATTACCAACAATACTAAAATCATCCTATTCATTAATGGGAAGTCAATCAGTGTCGAAAAGACTGATAAGCGTTATCCTAAGATCGTCAAGGTATTTGAACTACCTTCAAGCGAACAAGAGGATGCAGTTTTAAAGGTTCTTGAACCTGCTGAAGTATCAGTCAAATCTATCCATGGTCAAAATGGCTTTGAAGTGGTTGATGAAGATATCTTCTACAAGGGTGAAAAGCTTCCTAATGCTTTTGCGACAAAGATCAAGAGCATCATTCGTGATGGTCTTCCTCTGGAACATTTTGAAAAGTTTTGGGAGAATCTCAAGGAGAATCCATCCGCCAACTCTATCAATGAGTTGATTGATTTCCTTTCTAATAAGGAACTTCCAATTACTGATGATGGGTTCTTTATTGCTTATAAGGGTGTGGATCATGGTTATTATTCCATCCATGGGAATCTGGACACTAAGGTTCTGACTGGGAATGTTGATGCATCTGGACGCATTTATAATGCTGTCGGTGAATACATTTCGGTTGCTCGCAATCAAGTTGATGATGATCGCAATAAACATTGTTCGTTTGGCTTGCACTGCGGGGCTTTGGGATATTCGCAATCATTTGGTTCTAAGACAGTTGTGGTGAAGGTAAATCCGAAAGATGTTGTATCAGTTCCAACTGATTGTTCCTTCATGAAATGTAGAGTATGTGCTTATGAAGTTGTTTCGGAATATACCCACGAAATTGAATCATCTGTAGTTGATTCCAAAGGTCAAGAAACAATTGTGACAAATGATACGAAGGATCGAAACCAATTCATCGAAAAGATTTCAACATATCTGAATCGTCGTGCTGATCGTGGTTATGAAGAAGCTACAGTGAGACAAATTCAAAATAGTTTTTCACCTGCTTGGCCAAGTAAGGAAAGTATCCTAGACGCTTTACAACATTTGGGATACTTCTGGTCCGAAATTGATGGAGTTCTTGTTGTAGAATTGTAATAAGATTTGAATAATTGGGGGTGGGTTGTAAAATATTGACGAGTGTCAATATCACATCTGTTGTGTTTGTTTTTTCATAAAACAACCCACCCCCTTATTCATTAAAAACTATAATATAATAACCATATGAAAAACAATACTAAAGAAACTATCCTCAAAACATATATTCGAGATAATGACAATAACCCTCGCGGTGTTGCTGTTGCTGTCAGGAATGATGATCGTGTCTCTTATGGATTTAGTCTCTTGAATAACTACCGGGATAAGTTCAATAAGAAGATCGGAACTGCGATTGCTATCAATCGTGCCTCACAACCTTCATATGAACTTCCAGAAGTCCCTGAAAGGGAAACATTGGTTCTTGATGCATTTATTAATCTCGAAAAGCGATCCTTGAAATACTTCAAGGATATCAATCCTGATAATATCGTGTTGAAGGGTCATCTATCCACTTTGCCTTGGGAAGAGTGAAATACGATTGGAATGAATTCCGAGTCTTTATTCCTGATGAGGGATTTAGATTGGTGTCACAATTGACAAATAAGGAAGCTAAGGATCACCTATGTTCTATTATTGAATTGGTTGAATCCTTAGCTTCCAAAAATGAAGAATGTCTTAAATTAATAAACTTACAAAAATAATAAACTTATAATAATATGAAAATTACAAGAATGTTTGAAGCCAGTGATGGCACAGTGTTTAAGGAAACCGAAAGAGTCAAAGCGGAAGAACATGAGCTTATGATTAAGCTTCGTGGTCTTATTCAAACTCATGTTCGTGGTGATAGTTTTTCACCCACCGAAATTGCTAAGATCTTCTCACAAAAGAATGAGAGTGTTTATGAAATTATTCTTAAGCATCGTCGCACAATGGGAAGTATTAAGGCTGCTGAGACTACTAAGAAAAATCAATTTGTATGAAAGCAACTAGAACAGAACCAATTTATACATTAGAGATGACGGAATCTGAAGCTTTGCTTCTATTAGCTCTTATAGGTGACTTAACGTGGGTAGATTGGAAAAGACATCTTGATAATTATTCAGGTATGTTTGATCATATCACTTCAAAGGATAGTGATGTTTTCTATAAAGCTATTATCTCTACCGGATTGGTCGTTCCCGATATTTAAAAACTAAAATATAATAAACTTATGAAAGCTACCACACAAATTAAAAAGATTGAAAAAACTGTAACCGTTGATGAGAAAATGATCACTCTTGAAATGAGTGAAAAAGAAGCTCGTAGATTGTTTTGTGTGTTGGGATCGATCTCACCAGCGGATTTTAAGAACAAATGTTCGGTTGATCTTAATGATGTTTTGATGGTGGGTGATATTCCTTTTGATTGGACTCCCGTTGATACAAATATCTATTACAACGCATTGTCTGATGTGATTGAAATTGATTAAAAACTAGAATATAATACACTTATGAAAACTAAATTTGATTGGGGTGATGATATGATTGACAGTAGAGATTTGATTGCTCGTCATGAAGATCTTCAAGATGAATATGATGGTCTTGTTTCTGATTTAAAAGATGTCAATGAAGCATATGTAGAGTATCAAGACAAGTGTGCTGGTGCTGTTGAATTTGATCAAGAAGAATTTGATAATGATGTTGATGACCTTCAAAAGAATATTGATGAAGCTCAAGAAGCTCTTGATCAATTCAATCAATCCTATGAGAAGGATGAACTTGACACACTTACTGAAGTGATTTCTCAAGGTGAAGATTCTCCTGATTGGAATCATGGTGAAGGTTTGATTCACGAATCGTATTTTGAAACATACACACAAGACCTTATTGATGATACTTGTGAATTGCCTAAAGAATTAAATTCTGGTCAATGGCCATATAGACATTATGAGCTAGATCTTACTGCGGCATCTGAAGAGTTGAAAGCTGATTATATGACTATTGATGCTGGTGGTCACACTTATTACATTCGAGCATAACTTATGGAAATTAACCTCTCACAAGAAGAATTACTTCAGATCTTATCTGAAAAATATAATGTAAAATTGGTTGAAATGCAACCTGTTGGTCAAATATCTTTGGATGGTGATGAAAAATTTCCAGATTTCTATTCCTTCACTGATACAGACTTTTCTAAATATGATTAATTACAAATCACTCACAATCGAGGATCTCAAGAAAGATTATTCTGATAGATTTGGATTTATCTTTGCGAGTAATGTGAGGAGTTCTGATACAGCTATTGAAAATCTTTGTCAGACTTTAATCACTCATAATATTACTGATACATTACCGGAGTTTGTCAGTAGAGATTCTGGTAATACTATAGTATTTGTTTATCCCGAAGATTGCACATTTAAATCAGGGGAGTTTTATCATAAGAGTCAAATGTTGAGACAAATGGGAATTGCTCAAGTTGATACATTGGCTGGATTTCTAAAGGATATTTAAAAACTAAAATATAATACACTTATGATTACATTCTCTAAAGTTATCAGAAAATCTGGAAGCTCTATGAAAACTATTGAAGTTTCAAAAGATGAAAAACCTTTTGGATCACTGTGGACTTGGTTTGAAAAAGGTGAAGAACATCCTTGGCATGTTAAACCATTGACAAGAGAACATAAATTCTTTTACGGTAAAAATGGTCTGAAAATGGCTAAAGAATATATCAAATCAGTTTGATTAAAAACTAGAATATAATAGAACATATGAAAACTGAATCATTTTTTCACCAATCCCATCCTTGGGTTGGAACTCAGCACTGTTTACGAGAAAAAGATGGAGAAGAATTTCAATGCATTAATGATCATACTGGATGTATCTGGAATGATGGACATAATACTTGTATGTTTGAAAGACCTTCTAAGAAACAATACGACTCACCTCTCAATCAAAAATTAGTATGAAAACACTGTTCACTTGGTTTCTAAAACTAACCACAAAAGATTACGATCAAAAGATCAAATCTGCTAAACTAACATCCAAGATGATTATTGATTCTACTAATGGATCTATCAATCATTTCTATAATATGAATGGTGATCAGATTCGTGGTTATCATAAGCATATAAAGTTTAGTAATATAGACAACCAACATCCACTAACTAAAAAATATCAATAATATGAGACAAGATTTACAAGGTTTTTGCATAGGAGTTCTTACAGGTGCTTTTGCTTTAGGAATTTATTGTTCTTTTTTCGCACAAAATACTAAAATGTATAGGGATGGTGTTGAAGCTACCTATAAAGAAGCCTTTGCACAAGGTTTGATGGTTAAAGAAATTACCGAAGATGATAAAGTGATTTATCGTTTTATTGAGACGCACAAAATTGGATATGACGGAGAACAATAAAAATAAACTAATTCTAGCTGGAACAGTAATTGCGTCATTCATTTCTGGGTGTGTTATAGGTAAGTATTCAAAAGGTCAATTTACTTTACTGAGATTGCTCTTAGGATCAATTCTATTGGCTTTTGCAATCGGCCCTGATACATTTGGCTGGTTTGGTATTATCTACTGTCTGAGGTGCTTTCTAGGTATTGCAGGGGCGTGTATTCTTGGTAAGATGACTGAGTATAATCTTCATAGTCTTGGTATGTTGATTACTGGTATTTTGGTATACTTTATCGCAATGGCACCTGATAGTTTTGATCTTGTTTCTTTCTATACAACTATTAATCAAGATATTCTACAAATTGTGTTTCGGTTGATTGGTGCTTTCATGATTGTGGTTGGATTTAAGAAGAATGAAGAATGAAAAGGATTTTAAAAATAATTTTTATGGAAGTTCTATATGGTCTTGTCCCAGTTTTGGTTGGGTTTTACTTGGCAAAATGGGAACAACGAAATAAAAAGGCCAAAAATTCAGTGGTGAATGTTTGATTAAAAACTAAAATATAATAATTACATGAAAAGCAATTACATTTGGCATTTGGTTGGATTTACTCAAGATGCTGTTGAAGGTTATCAATTCTCAAGAGAGATGAACGACTTGTATAAGTCTTTGAATGATACTCAAAGAGCTACAATGTTTCGTGAGTATAAAGAGAATTATATGTATGCTAAAGTTATTGGTCATTATCGACTCGGAACTTTTTCATCATTAGAAAAAGCTAAGGATATGATCAATTCTGGTTGTAGCGATCTTCATCGTTACCCAACTCTTCTCATTGAGAAGCATATGATTGACCATATTGATGCACAATGTTTTTGCGAAGATGAATGGGAGACTTGGTATGGTATCACCGAAGAAGGTTGGATCAACGATGGTTGGATCGAATCATGGGAATTTTTTGAGATTGATCGTCCTGATTATGTTATGGGAACCTGTGGGTGGGCTTGATTAAAAACTAAACTATAATCATCATATGCCTAAGTTTAATAAACTACTCCCAGAGACTCACCAAATCTATCATGAAGATGATGGTTTTATCGGAGATATGGATTACTTTGAATTCAAAGATTTTAGAATTCAAATCATGAATGAACAAGCTTCTGGTTATTATGTCTTGTTCAATGGTTGTAATCTCTATATCGATAAGGATGGAAGAGTTGATAATTGGCCTAATGATATGTATGGTTTGATTGATGAACAACTTAGAAAACTTTGCAAGTGGGATTGATTATGGAACTTGACCAATTTATCGAAAAACTCAAGGAGAAGTTTTATAACAAAAACACTTGGTTTAAATCTGGATCTGCTCTTCAAGATTCTGTGTGTGATACTATCAAATCATTCATCTTGAAGAAGAATCTGATCATCATTTCTAAAGCGGAATATGATCAATTAAAAACTAAAATACAATAAATCCATGGAAGAAGAAATTAGACATTGGTTTAGATGTTTTGGTCAAGATTTTGATAATTATACGGTGGCTGCTGAATATTGCGCTGATGAATTAGGACATGATGAATGGTTGGATGATTCTGATCATGTCCTCTGGGATGTTGCAGTTGACTATTATGAAAACTAATAAATTTATCATTTATGTAAAGTATGATTGGTCTTCTGGTGGGGATCTTCCAGAGCTTCTTGAAAATTTAGAAAATGTTTTCTTGGATTATAATTGGGGTGGTGGTTTCAAAACAGAAAACTTCAGATATGATCAAAAATATTTCTATTGTGATATGATTTCCGACATCTTCAAAGAAGATGATTATGTGTATGATAACACAAAGCCTTATATTCAAGGAATGATTTCGGGTTATTTATTGGCAAAGGGAATTGAAATTATTTAAAAACTAAAGTATAATACAATTATGATTACAAGAGAACAAGTCAAAAAGATTTATGAAAACAATGGTGAATTTTCCTTTGAGATGGCTGTATATTGGGAAGATTGTAATGTAAATTATATGAATGAACTTCTTGATGAACAGGTTGAAGACGGTCATCTTCTAGAGGGAATTGACTATGATCCCATTGGTGTTGATAATGGTGAAATTAAATTTTTGGTGACTGTTGAAGATATGACTGGATATTTTGAAGAAGAATCAGAAGAAGATTGATTAAAAACTAAAATATAATAGTCACATGCCTCTACTATCCGTAAATACAAAATTAAATAAAGGTTTAGCTCTTGGGATTAAAACCATGGGACTCCATTTTGCCCCCCATAAATTATCAGGTAAGAATGTATGCCCTAATGCTTCCAAGGGATGTAGTTTTTCGTGTCTCAACAAATCGGGAATGGGATTCTATCAGTCTGTTCAAGACGCAAGAATCAAGAAGACTCAATACTTTCTCAATGATCGTAATAAGTTTATGTTTGAGTTGAAGAAAGAAATTGAAACTCAAATTCGTAGAGCTAAGAAGAATGATATGATTCCTTCTTTTCGTTTGAATCTTACTTCTGATCTTGCTTGGGAAAGTATCAAGCTTTCTGGTAAGAATTTGATGGATCATTTTCCAGAGATTCAATTTTATGATTACACAAAATCACCAAAGAGGATGCTTGACTTCCTTCTTGGTAAATTTCCTAAGAATTATCATCTTACTTTCTCTAGGTCTGAGAGCAATGATGAACATTGTCAAATCATTTCTAAACTTGGTGGCAGTATTGCAGTTGTTTTTAGAGGCAAACTTCCTGAAACTTATATGGGAATGCCTACTATCTCAGGCGACGAATCAGATGCAAGATTTCTTGATCCTAAAGGTGTTATTGTTGGTCTTGTTGAGAAGGGTCTTGCTAAGAAAGATAAGAGTTGATTTGTAGTAGAACCAGTTTAATATGAAATTACTAGCATTTATAGTGTTCATCTTATGCGTCTTTATATCTGGTCCCCTATGGCTTATCAAAGCTGTATTGTCTGATAATTATAAAAAGAATTTGAAACTTTGGCATGGTGAATTGAAATCAGACATACTTACACTACCATTATTTTGGAGTATGGTTGTTATGTTTTGTAATGGTGATGAATCAAAGATGGGGTATTAAATTATGAAAAAGAAACATCTCATTGAAGCTCTTCAAAAGTTTAACGATGATGATCATATCATCTTTGAAGACTTTTCATCCTCTTATGTTCCAAAGATGGAAGCTGTTTGTGGTAGAAGTGAGGCTTATACGGCTCATTTTTGTGTATTAAAACCTAATCATGAAGGTGATTGCTGGTGTTCATCCAAGGATGTTAATTTTACACCTGATCCGAGAAATATGAAAGAGGTTATTGAGGATTTATACACCCAACTCAGAGAGTATTCTATTGATGATGATTTATGTGTATGTCTTCCTAATGGTAAATTTCTTGATATTGTTTGGAATATTCCTGATAATAAATGGGTGTTAAAATATGAGAATCTCTCAACTGAGTTTGATTCTAAGTTGGATACAATCAAGTGGTTGGAGGAATATGGTGAGGAGTTTGTTGGGATCATTAAAAACTAGACTATAATACTCGTATGGCTGGAACTTACGTTACTATTCTTGAATCTGAGTTTGATAATATCTTTAAGTCTGAAAAAGGCTGGAGTAAAGAGTTATCTGGACAAGCTCAAGAGATTGTTTATACTAAGAATCTCAAGACTAAACCAAACCTTCAAGTAAGAGTTTATTCAACAATTCATAAAGATTCTGGTCTATCGAGAACTGTCGGAAGCGACTCAATAAAAATATGCGCCATCAATACAGTTCTCAATCGTGGAGTTATCAAGACAAAAAGAATTCATAGAACTTCTGGTTGGGATCAAAGAGTTACAGATAGGGTTATTGATGTATGGAATCAACTATTGTCATAGGAAGATTTAAGTTCCATCACTCATTTGTAAACACTTATAGAAATCTGCACATCGTAGAGACTAGAAGAAGACTGAAAGTTTGGTATACAAAATCTGAACAGAATCAAATTATTCATTATCTGAAGGAAAACAAAATCATTAAAAACTAAAATATAATAAGAACATGACAAAAGATCAAATTAGAGCCTTTCAAGCCTACGCAAAAATGGATGAGAAACATGCCGACTATCTTTCTGTTGGTTATGGTGTCAAAGAAAAATTGACAAATATTCTAAGTGTTGATTACGAAGATCTATACCAATATGATAATCTTTTTTTTAAAAGAGGTTGGAATGGTAATGATGAGAGTTGTTTATACTATCTCACTTCTAAAAAATGGGATTCTATTTTCGGGATAAAAGAATCAACAAAATCATCCATGGAAGAAAAGCTCAATTATGCCAAGAGTTTAATCGGGAAGCTTATCAAATCCCGAGAAAATGGCAATCAAGGAAAGGTGGAAGAAGTTCAAGTTCTTCTTGATTTCAGTAAATTAACTAGTCCTTCATTTGAATTGAAGGCTCTATTAGACATTGAATTATCCAAGCATGGATATGTAATCGTTTTGTCTGGTTATTGGCTTAACGGAAATAAAATGATTTATCCTATTACTGATTTTGATGTTGAGATCTTCACCAATAGTGTTAAGATCAATGGGTATGATTCTGTCGATAAAGGTGATTACTTTGAATTTGGTTGTGCTAAGATTACCAAAAAACAATTGAGAGCAGCACTAAACTTTATCACTGAAACAAATAGTGAATCAAAAGATTCCAACCGTGTGATTGAATCTGTTAAGATTGGTGCTGGTGAGTTTACTCTGAAAGATATCAAGACACTACTGAGTTAATATGAAAGAATTAGATCCAATCATTCGTAAGCTTTCAGAGTATTATGATTTTGATATCAGATATGATGAAGAAATTGACATTTGGATAATCCAAAACAAATTCAAGAATAATAGAGATCAATTCAATTTCTATTGGACGATGGCGGATTCTCCAGCTTGTGTTGATAGTTTTCTGGATGATCTTCGACAATACTTTTATGACGAAGGTAATCGTAGTTACTGATCATGGCTATTAATTTCTCTCGTCTGGAAGATATTTCAAAAGCTTTGATACCTTTGAATGAATCAGGTAGATCGTTTCATACCACTTTTGTTTATCGTGGTAATAAGCTTCTGACGATTGGTATTAATAACTATCAGAAGAGTCACAAGAGGCATATCTATGGTGAATACAAGTCCACTAGAAATCAAGGTAATTATGAAGCTGGTTGTCATGGAGAATTGGCAGCAATTATTAGGCTAGGTCTTGATGATTGTTCTGGGTTGAAGTTTATCAATGTTAGAATTAATAGGAATGGTCAACCAGCGATATCAAAACCTTGCGTTAATTGTGAGCGTATAATGAAGCAATTATTATTAAAAGAGATTTGGTATTTTGATGGTGAGAAATACGTCAAAGAGAAGTATTAAAAACTAGAATAAAATAGATTAAATGGAACAAGAATTATACGCATTTTGGAAATACGATCAATATCCTTACACCCTTTATGGTAAGATTGAAGAGTTTAAAGGTGATAGGGTTTATATTAAATCATATCAGAGTTGGTTTAAACCTTTTAAGGTTGTCGAAGGGAAAGATGCTTTGAGACTTATTTCTGATTTAGACTCAATCACCTATCGTAGAACTTGTGAAATTAATGATATCAATTTGAAGTATAAAAAAGAGTTGGATTCACTTATTAAAAACTAGAGTATACTATAACTATGACTAATCTAAAACAAACATTGTTTGAACTGTTTGGTGATTATCTTTTAGTTCCTTGCGAATTTAATACCGAACCAACTTATTATTATACATATAATACTGATGAACTTCGTGTTGATATTGCAGATAATTATGGTTACTATCTAGTATCGGTTGATTTAAAATCTTGTTTTAACAAAGTTAGCCAATCACCTATTCATTTTACCTTCTCTGAATATGGTAAGCTTTCAAAGCGAAAGAAGAATAGAATCAACCAAGCTGTAAGATTTCTAATGGCTAATGAAAAAGATGCTGGAACATTCTTAGGAGAGATGAAAGCATTTGATGATCTTGGTTGGTTGACCAGAAAAGAATATTACGCAACAATTTAATATGCACGCAAATTACATCAAAGAATGTTTCAATCGTAAAGATCAAGATCAAACGATTAGAGATATTAAAACTCTGATCACCAAACATAAACTCCAATTTGATGGGTTTATCGTTACTGGTATCTCTGGAATTGTTATGGGTTCAATTCTTTGCAGAATCCTTAGAAAAGATTTAGTGATTGTTCGTAAAGATGGTGATGGAAGTCATTCTTCTTATTCTGTCGAAAACTATAAACCAAATAAGAAATATATTTTTCTTGATGATTTGGTTTGTAGTGGTAAAACATTCAGGAATGTTGAGGAGAAAATGAATGTGGCATTTTCCGATTTGAAATACAGTTATCTTTATCCATTTGATAAAAAGTTCGACAAGAAATCTAAGATCATTGGTAAGCTTCTTTATTCGGGGGGACCAACTTACGATCCAATACGAAAATCAATCACCAAAGTATATCAATTAAAAACTAAAATATAATAAACGTATGAGAGAATATACAATCATTTGGGTTGATAGTTGGATGTCTGGTAGTCATCGTCAAAGCATAACAAAAAAGAAATTTATTAGAGCTAATTCTGTTGAAGATGTTATGAATTCTGTTTATGGTGATGCCATCATTTATCTCTTTGAAGGGTTTATTCCTACTCTCGGAGAAGAGATTACAGAAGATTCAATCGAAACAATTAATTAAAAACTAAAATATAATAAACGTATGAGCACTACAAACATGTCACTATCTGCTAACGATATCTTTAACAAAATCCTCGACTCTCGCGGACGTTTCGTTAAGGTTCGTTATAAGAGTAATCCTTCTACCAAGGCTGAATTTAAGGGTGTTAATCTTGAGAAGGTTACTACTACTATCATTCAAGCTGGTGTGGCTTATGAGAACCTTAAAACTGTTAAGGAAGCTATTGCATCTGGTGAACGTGATGAAGTTGGTGAACTTCCATGGGGAGAATGGCTCGTTGTGGATGATAAGAGTTTCTATCCATACCTCATTACTCATAAAGATACTTTGTATCTTCGTATGACTCCTTCACAAACTGGTAATCATAAGGGTGAAACTCATTACTTTGTTGATGGTGTGGAAGTTGATAAGGATAAGTTTGCTGGCTATCTCACTAACTCAGAAGCCAAGAAACTTCTTGAGAAGTCTGAAGGTCCAGTGGTTTATAACATCAAGTTGGATAATCTTCTTGATCTTCCAATTGCAGTTGATTAATATTATGAAATTCGATAAAAATATATATGCTTATGAATTAGGTTATGGTCATGCTGATGGGTTCCATTATCCTCATGATGGAAAGAATCATAATCCTTATGAAAAGAATTCAAAACAATTTGATCAATACGAAGATGGGTATAATGAATGGCTTGACAGGAATTTACACTATTCAAAATGCGCTGATTAAAAACTAAACTATAATACTCATATGAAGATTACCAATCAACTATCGGAAAACGAATTTGTTATTGATCTTGGAGATACTCCAGTAGATAATAAGAATACTCATGTTTTAGTTGCTCATGATTATGTGATGTTTAAGAAATTGGGAGTTATCTCAACCGATGATTCAAAGTATGAGAAAGACATCTATGGTAAGCATGGATTTTTGTCAAATGGTGTAAAGATTCCTGTGTTGTGCCAAGTTGGTATCAATCAAATGGGAAGTGTTATTGTTCCTATGCTTAATGAAAGAAAGGAAATGAAGACCGAACATTATAGTCGCTATACTTATAATGATACCACTGTGACATTCTTCAATGAAGCTGGGGAGAAGATGATTGCTATTCCTGATGGAAATGGTGGGTTTGAAACTATCAGTGTTGCTCTTTATCAAAAGATTAAGAGCCTCAAGGATTAAAAACTAAACTATAATACTCATATGAATAACGAAGATAAGATTGATTTATTATTAGAAATTGTATGGTATGGTATCCATTGGGCTGAAGATAATATCAGTGAGAATCCTCATGATGGTAGTATGACGACAATAGCACATCAAATTGCTTGTTGTATCTGTCAATGGTATAATATTGATGGAGTTCCAACTAGTGAGACATATGATTCTTTGAATTTTGATAATCTCACAACCAAAGAAAAGTTAAAACATGATTTGGTTAATTGGATCTCCCTCTTACAAGAGGATCATTATGCTGCTACTCATTGATTGATATGTCTCCTAAATTCTATAACAATCTTCTCTATTATTGTTCAACAATTAGAGATACTTCCGAAAGTGCTGAAACATTAGCACAAGAATTCTTAATAAAATTCAGTAATTTATCAAAATGGAATCAGGTTAATATTTCACTTATTATTGATAATGAAGGATTTGAAAAAGCATTTGAAGAAATAGAAAATTTATAAAGCCGTTCAACCTAATCAGTTGATAGTCAGAGGTGAAAACTAGATGATGAGAAATGGTGTGATAACCATAAAACACTGTGGCAATGCTCGTAATGATGGAAGCGTTAGTTGTGATATAATGGAGTTCAAAAGACTTTGAAGTTGTATCAAGTCTTCGGATAAGCAACCCATCTTTAAATTTCAAATAAAATCATTCATTAAAAACTAAACTATAATACTGATATGAGAAAGATCACAAAACAAACTGTCGAAGCATTTGAAAATAATAAGAATTTTAAATCTGGTAATATGGAAGTTTCTTCTGATCAATTTACTAATCGGATGTGGCTTCATGGAAATCTTATTGCATTGAAAGATCATGTGAATAATGTTTTCAAAGTATCTTTGGCTGGATGGAATACTCCTACCACAAGAGATCGTCTTAATGGTATTACTGGTGTATCCATTCATACTAAGAATGGACAAGCTTACCTTAATGGTAATAAGATGGATAATAATTATTGGTATATCATCTAATGAATCCTAAACTTAAAAAAGCTTTATTTGATGCTGAAAGTGTGGCTCACTTACAAGGTTATGAATGGTATATCTTACCATTATCAGACACAGCAAGACTTATGTATCAACTTCTTATTGATAATGGTGTTGATGTGGATAAGGCAATTGATGAATCAGATATTAGATTTAGTTAGATTAAAAATAAACAACAAATAAAATAGAAGCAAAAAATATGGCACAACCCGTAAAGAAAATAGTAAGAAAGAAAGTAGTTGCTAAAACACAAGAGCAAAAATATACAGAACTTCAAAATTTGATGGTTGAGTTTTTTGGTCTTGAAGTTGGTGATAGTGTTCAAGTTATCAGTGAAGTTGAAGAGAATGAAAGTGGTTCTTGTAGCGACCAATCCAATAATATTGGAGAGATTTTGGCAATTGAAGACATTTCTATTGATGGTATATTTCTTTCAGATGAAAATTGGTATCCAGTATATGCTCTTAAGAAAGATTTAAATAGTTTCAAAATCAATGATGATTATACCGCACAAATTGATGATGATGGTTCTGTAATTATTGGTTGCACTACTGTTGGCTTTGATCTTCTTACTAAGATTTATACTGCTGCATTGGCCAAGCATGAAGAGTATATTGATATTTTTGACGATGAAAACTATAACTCTTGATCAATTCAGAGAACTAATCAAATCTGCTTATACTCTTGAAGTTGATGGATTAATTGTTCAATCATATTGTATCTTTGATAATCCAGAAAATGAATTCTTCCTATGGATTTCTTTAGATAATAACTTATTCATTAAGTTCTATTCAGATGATAATCAAGAAATTAGACATGATGAAAAGGGTCTGTATCTGATGGATGAATTGGGAATCATTTTTGCGGTGATGCCAATTATGAAGGAAATTTTAAATGATTAAAAACTAAACTATAATACACTTATATGAAAACACAATTCGTCGCACCACAAAAGAGTCTTATCAGTTCGTGGAAGCATGAAGCTTTCACTAAGCCTAAGAAAACTGTGGAAATGATTAAGAAGTCTCTTGGCAATAAGCCTCAAAGTTTGATTTATATCAGGGGAAGTGTTGCCAAGGCTGGTAATGCCGAACATAGCAATCTTTATTAATCTTAAAATACATGTCAAATAATAAACAAGGAAGTTTAGGTAATATACTTGCAGCGATTTGTAGCTTTTTTATTCCCGGATTAGGTCAATTATTTCAGGGAAGATTGATGATTGCAATTGTTCAATTTGTATTGACAATTATGCTTTGGTGTATATTGTTGGGTTGGATTATTCATATCTGGTCAATTATTGATGCTGCAAAGTTTAATCCCGCAGATTAAAAACTAAACTATAATACTCATATGAACAAAATCAAATTTGAGCAGGAATTGGTTCTTTCTAATTCATATAGTTCCAAGAATATTGGTAAACATATCAATGAAATGGAGCTTCGTATTCATCCTCATGGCAAGTCTGGTTGTATCATTTGGAATTATTGGCCAGAGAATGATGAAGATAACATGGATGAAACTGTTATTGGTCTTTGGTTCAATGGTAATGAAGAAGTCGAAGATTATGATGGTGTCTTTGAACTTCCTACCGAAGCTTTAAAACTTATTCGTGATAATGGATATGGGTTTAATGAAGATATGAGGGAAAGTTATCCTGATCCCACACCAGAATTTACCAAAGAATATGTCAAAGGTATTCTGGGAAATCTTCTCAATGAAACAAAGTCTGATAACTGGGATTGGAATGGTAAAAAGACTTTGATGATTCTTGCTGAAAGATTGGGTGTTTGAGTAAATGATCTTATCACCAAGGGATTTGAATATCTCATAATAGCTTAATTAAAGCCTTCGTATAGTAACGATGAGTTCTGGTAATAATCCAGTTATGAGTAAAAAATCCCTTGGTGATATTCTTTAAAAACTAAACTACAAAAAGAGTATGAGTCGTTCAAAGAAGAAAGATTATCCTAATATATTTGATTCTCGTAGATTTGATTGGAGTTGTAGGAATCATGGTTCATGTTGCTATTGCCAACATAATAGAATATTCTTTGATGAGAAAGCTAGAGCTAAAGCTGATTTAAAAGAACAAGAAAAAGATTATCAATACTTAGAAGATTGATTAAAAACTAGGTTAAAATAGTAACGTAAGCGAAACCACTACTTATTATGCAAGATACACTTCAACAAATCGCTATTTATGATTGGGTTAAGAATCCTAATCCTGCTAAAAAGAATCTTATTGTTAAGGCTAGGGCGGGTTCTGGTAAGTCTAGTTCTGCTTGTAAGGCTATGCAGTATATTACTGGTAGTGGTCTTATGTTGGCCTTTAATGCTATGGCTGCTAATGAGCTTAAAACTAAGCTTATGAATATGGCTTTGCCTAATGTCACAGCTTCGACTTTTCATGCTGCTGGTAAAGGGATGCTCTATAAGGCTTTTGGTTATCATAAGGTCAATGCATCTAAGGTATATTTCATTACTGAGAATTATTGTCAAAGTGAAACACTAACTTATGCTCGTAATTTTATTGCGAAGTTGGTTGGGTTTGCTAAACAAAATGCCTTTGGAGTTAAAGGTGAAACTCTTATTAGTGATACACAAGCATGGATGGACATTATTGCTCATCATGATATTACTCTTGAGGCTGATGTTGATTTCCTCACTGTAATTGAGATTGCCAAGGATGTATTGATTGAGTCTAATAAAGATTTGAAGTGTATCGACTTTGATGATATGTTATATCTTCCATTGATTTATGATGTGAAGTGTGATCAATACGATTGGCTTGTTGTTGATGAAGCTCAGGACACCAACCTTTGCAGGAAGATTCTTGCTCGTAAACTTCTTAAAATTAGTGGTCGTGGTATTTTTATTGGAGACGATTTTCAAGCAATCTATCAATTCTGTGGAGCTGAGAGTAATTCTTTAGATCTTATTGCTGAGATGTTTGATTGTGAAGAATTACCACTGTCAGTCTCATTCCGTTGTGGTAAAAAGATTATCGAATCTGCTCAATTTTATTGCCCTGATATTCAGGCATTCGATAGTAATTCTGAAGGATCTATTACATACACAAAATATCAGGAGTTTGTTGATAATGCTCTCAACATTAAACTTGACAGAAGTGTGGGGATTCTTTGTAGGAATAATGCTCCTAATGTTGCACTTGCATTCGCCTTAATAAAGCAAGGAATAGGATGCAGGATCGAGGGAAGAGATATTGGTAATGATCTCAAGAAGCTTGTTAAGAAATGGAAGCGTGTCACTGATCTTGATCAATTCACTATTAAGCTTACTGAATTCTTCACCAAAGAATTTGAAAAGGCTAACTATGCTAAGATGCAACTTCTTGAGGATAAGTTAGATGTTATGATCGTGCTCATTGAACGTGTGCAAAGTCTCGGTAAGAATGATATGTATTCTTTGGAGAAATTGATCACGGATATGTTTACCGACTCCACCGATGATAATGTTCCCAACGTGGTGACACTTAGTTCTATTCATAAGGCCAAAGGATTGGAGTGGGATACTTGTTACATGCTTGATATGCAACAATTTATCCCTTCTCGTTATGCAAAGCAACAATGGGAATTAGATTCCGAAAATTGCCTAGCTTATGTTGGTATTACTCGCGCAAGACACGAATTGATTCACCTCACGGATGCACCTAAAAGAAGGAATAAAGAAGATTAAATGTTGCATCTGTAATCTGCCGTGTAAATATATACATGACAGATAATATAAACAATGTCGAGACAGCAATCAAGAATGGTAAGTTCAAAGTAATCTCCAGACCAATAATTCCCATAGAAGATTTAAAGGTTGGAGATTATCTTTCATCTTATCATTTTGCAGATTCCGCTGTATATGCTAGGATATTGAAATCTATTGATAAGGTTTCCTACTCTGGGAAAGTATTGGTTGTGAGTGTTGATAATAATATTGTCAGACTAACTCCAGATAATGATTGTTTGGTTAGATATAGATGTAGAGAGAATGATCATTGCGTTTATGTAATGAAAAAGGGGAAAGCTTTCAGAGTTGGTATGAGTAAGATATGGCATGAGGATAATGGATGTGGTCCTTATAAAAGATTGGTTGAAGAGTCTGGTGATGAGTCTTGGATTTTAGGTATATTTCCATCAAGAAGACATGCCCTTTTAGAAGAAGCGAAAGTATCAATAAGATTTAGATTACCCCAAACTATGTTTTCCTATAAAGAAGGTCGAGGATCATGGACACAAGAAGAATTTGATGATGTTTGGGGTGAAGTTGATAATTATGAAGACGCTAAGAAAGCCTTAGAGTATTACAATAGAGATATTAACTATCCCTATTTTGATAGATCTAAATTACACACTTCTATAAAAAGACCTCATGTTGTAAAGGCTTGTAATATTTTAAAAAATTCCGAAATGTTTATCCGCAACAAAAAGTGGATGAACATTGATATCTCGGAGGATACTTATGAAGGTGATATCTATAAACTAATTGTTGATAAAGATAACAACTATTTTCTGAACAATATCTTAATTAAAAACTAACCTAAAATACTAATATCATGAACTTCATTCGATATGACAAGTATAAACTAGGTAGGTGGAATCATGATCCTAGATATCAAATGAGTATCATCGGAGAGATTGATGATATGTATATCGTCTGGGATCATGACTTCTGTATCTTTACCACTTGGATGAAGAGGAATGTCACTATCATAGATAACTCTGATGATGTGAACTTTCAGAATGCTTATTGCATTTATATCAAAGGTGTTTATCATAGTATTAGAAAATTTGAAGACAAACTAAAAGATGCTGTTGAGAGGGAATTATCATTCATTAAAAACTGAAGTAAAATACTTACATGAAGCGTCAACAAATGATTTCTTATCTTGAAGGTATTATTTATACCGCAAATCTTCTTAAAGAGGATGTCAATCTAAAACTTCCTGATAATTATGAGGATGAATTATTATCAGAGTTGGAAAGGATTGAGAATGACTTGGATTCAATTCAGGATTATATCAAAGATCCAATTCCTTAACAATCAATAACTTATGTCTAAAATCTGTATCAATAATGAAGGTCTTGAAAAGTATTTGACAATCGGTAAGTCTTATACTATCCTAATGAAGTCTGAGACTCTTTATGAGATCTTAAATGATTTAGGTGTGAGAATGTTCATCGGAACTGAAAGATTTCAATAATTAAAAACTAGAATAAAATAACAACATGCAAACCGTTAATATCGAAGATCTAAAAAGTAAAATCAATAAAGTTAAACAAACTATTGATGATGTAAAGAATTTTAAGAACATTAAGATTGGTTCTCGTCTAATTTGGAAAGATAGTTGGAGTAATTGTGGTGTGGGTGAATATATTTTCACTTTTGTCGGAACCGGATATGTATTGGTAAACCTTGGAGAACATGGGGGTTATTGGAGCTTTCCAATTGAGAATCGTGATGATGCCATCACTGGAATTATCAATCTAGAGTATGATGGAACCTTTAGACTTGTTGGTGATCCTCTTATTTCTGACCTTGAAAAAGAATTGAAAGATCTTAAGGATCAACTTGAAGAAGCTCTCAATCCTAAAGATCTTAAATGTTCTGATGCTCCTGATGGTTGGTATGTTATCAGTGGAAAAACATTTGATGGACTTTGGGCAAATAAGTCGATTCAAAAGGGTGATGTTGTCTTTATCAAAAATGGTATTGTCTTTATGAAAGATCACGGAAAGTTTTCTGATTCTCATGATCAGAATGAATATTGTATTGAGGGTCTTAGGAAAAGTGCATGGTATGGATATCTCGTTGAGAAACTCCCATGAATGTCACTGAGTTTCAATCACTTAAAGATCTAAGCAATCTTATTCCTTGTAGGAAAGTTGCTTATGATAATTCTGAAGAGTTGAAGGTTTCATTATATGGTGAAAAGTTTAATGATCTATTAGCTTTCTATAAAGACCAATGGCACTACATCTCAACTATTAAAAACTAAACTAAAATATTGATATGGAAACTCTTGAAGAAAAGTATGAGGATTATACGGATGAAGAACTTTGTAAAGAATGGAATCGTCTGGAAACTTTGAAGTTATCCGATTGGGTCGAAACAAAGATGGATTATGTTGAATCATTACTTAAGAGTAGAGGTGTGATTGCTTGGAATTATAAGGGTGAAATCACCCAAAGAGACAGAGATTAAAAACTAGAATATAATACTACTATCATGAAACCATTTAATAAAAACGAACTTGAATCTTGTAAGACTATGGGTGATGCGTTTGATTTCTTTCGAAATATCGAAACTTCTGGTATTCAAAACTTTATCAAAGCCTTGGAAAATGCCAAAGAATATGTTGATATTACAATGAGGGATGAAAGTTTCCTTGGTTATGCTAAAGCTGAACTTCGTTATCGTTTATGAAATGTTTTATCATTGTAATTTCTCCAACTGTTGATGGTTTGGATGTTCAAGAGTATCATGAACTTGCTACTCGTAAACAATTCAAATCTTATAAAGAAGCTTGGGATTATACTTCTTTCTATGCTGAAAGTGTGAGGGATCGGGTGATTATTGTTGAGTGTCACCTTGGTCTTACCTATTAAATTAAAAATAAACAAAACAAAAATATGAAAACTGTTGTAAAAACTCTAGTGCCTTCCGATCAAACTCTTGTTGAAGATGTCAACGAGCGTAAATATTATGGATTTATGCTTGCTCATAGTTCTCCCGGACTGATTATTAAAGATAATTATCATGGCGAGGCGAAATATATGAGTATGTTTTTCTTTGATATCACAAGAGGTAATAAGTGGGGCAGGTCTTCGACTCTGAAAGAATGTATCAATCATCTTCTTTCTCATGATAATAAACATAATCCACCACAAGTATTTGAATTTAATACTTATAAAGAATTATTCAAATGGGCTTCAGAGCAATGATTAAAAACTAGGTTACAATAATGACATGATGAAAGAAAAGATCCTTGCTAAAGTCGAAGAAAGTTTTCTTAAAGCCGAAGCTTATTATGGTCGCACTTTTCCAAGACCTAATGTTATCTTTAAAAGGAATGGAACTTGTGCTGGTTATGCTACAAGAGATTGTAAGACTCTGATGTTTCAACTGGATCTTGCGGAACATCATGAAGAGGATTTTATCCTTAACACTGTCCCGCATGAAGTTGCTCACAATATCCAATTTCATCTTTATCCTCGGAGTAAGGGTCATGGATATGAATGGAAAAGTATCATGACAAGGGTTATGCGTATTCCTGCGGATCGTTGCCATTCTTATGATACAAGTGTTACTAAGACTAAAAAGCAAGGGACTCATACTTATACTTGTGGATGCAATACCATCTTTAATCTGTCAACCACTCTTCATAATAAGATTCTCAAGGGTCAAAATCGTCGGTGTCTGAAGTGTCATAGTCGTATCTTTCTCAAGTCTGATACTGCTGAAAGTCTCTTGAAACAAATGGAAGAGATTCAAAACAAACTTAACAATAAAAAAGTATCATGAAAACTTGGGTAAAGGCTGGTAAACATGGTTGGATTGATGTTGATGATACTAAATTCATTGATATTAGCGAAGATATGTATGGGAGGGATGAATATACCTTCGAATACAAAGGTGAAGAATATACCTCAAATGTTGTGAGTGGCTCTCGACCGGGATAAATTCATTAAAAACTAAAGTAATATACTCATATGTTCAAAGCCACACAAAATAAAGGATTCTGTATTAAATTTGAAAATGGTATAGAAGTATCAATCCAATTTGGAAATGGTAATTATTGCGAAAATCGTTCCAAGGAGAATAATAATGTTATTACTTCTTGTGTGAATGCCGAAGTAATGGCTTATGATGAAGATCATAATGTTATTCTTGAACCTCAAGGATGGAAAACTCCTGAAGAAGTATTAGAATTGTTGAATGATCTTTCATCCCGTATGAGTAAGAAGGAAAAATACCTTAATGAAATTTGGCATAAGGGTTATGATCAAGGTGAGAATGCCAATGATTATAAAGATATTATAAATCCTTATAATGAAGAGGATGAAGAACATGGTTCCTTTGCATCTGGTGTATATTCTGGATGGAAGGATAACAATTAAAAACTAAAGTAAAATAAACGTATGACAAGTCCTGAAGTTCTGGTAAAGATTAAACTTTCAATCGATGGTATTATTGAAAAAAGATTTAATACTTGTGAAGAGGCATGGGCATGGGAAAGAGAAATTAAACGTTATCATACTCACAGGAGAAGTATTAAGGATAGACAATTTGTATGGTGGTCATTTTATGTTGGATGCACTTGTCGTGGCAATACTTATGGTGGTTATCTTAGAGGAAGTGAATATTCTCGCGGTGCTGAAAGTCTTGAAATGTCCAAAGTATCTGAAAGATACATTGCTAGTAAAAGAAGTAATTGGACCTACCCAAGTGAATTGATTAAAAACTAAAGTAAAATAATCTTATGAAAACCACTGAAATGATTCTTCCTACTTGGATGGCTTCAAGTCTTATTAATGGAGATATGTCTGGAACCAATGATGAAGAAGCTGATAAAATTGATGATCTTCTTCTTTATGTGAATGAACATAATCTTGGTGAATGTGTGGATGTTTCGGATGATTCTAGTTTCTATAATCGTCCTCCTATTGATAGTATTTTAGCCTATGGCGAAACATTGGGTGGTGATTATTCGACTTATACTTTTCTCAGCAATGGTTGAGTTGAATGATTGAATTGATTAAAAACTAAAGTAAAATAAACGTATGACAAAGGATCAACAAAACGCTATCAACTTTAAGAATGAGTGCAATCAACTCGGATGGAACTATAATGTTCATGGTTCCATCGTGACTATCACTAAAAGTTTTACTCCCGGTGATAAGAATGGTTTTTGCGACTGTGATGGTGAATACTATTCAATTCTTTCTCTTGCACCTTTAAAGGGTGGAAGTATCTGGGGAACTGATGGTGGTGGTATTGGTGGAATGTCTGCACTTAATTCTGGATTCTTTAAGATGAATAAGTCCGGTAGTGGTAAAAGATTCCTTAATGAGTTGGCCAAACTCTGATTGATTAAAAACTAAAATATAATAAACGTATGAGCAACAAGAACATCGCTAAACTCTGGATCAATCAAACTAAACCCTTTGCCAAAGGTTCAAACTTTTTCTTCGAGGGAACTAAGATTTATTCTTATGGTTATCATTTTCTAATCGCTGAAATCGTTGGTGATAAAGTTATCTTTAATACTGAAAAGTATTCACAATCAACTTCCAAACATCAAAGTATTGTAAAAATGGCAATCTCTGGAAGTGGATTGACCTTGGAATATAAGTAATAAACCTCAAAAACAAGAGGGAATATTCATTAAAAACTAGGTTAAAATATAAACGTAACCAATGACAAGTAACCTTTCAAATAAAATCGCCAAAAGTATTAGTAATCTCTCTCCAATGGAAAGGGATAAAATCATCCAAAGCATTCAAAGAATGAATGGAAAGATTACCTATTCCAATCAGGATTTTGACAATGAACAATATCTGTCACAAGATTTGTATAAAGCTTGCAAAGACGATCAACCTTTAATGTATGAGGATACCGAACAAAGTATCTATGGATTTGCAAAGTAATCTCCATTAAAAACTAAAGTAAAATACTTACATGAACATCTTCGAAACCTATCTAAAGTTTACTGATCGTAATGGTAATGAGACTTTTGTTTCAATCTATCAGTATACTCAAGAGCATCAAGATACCTATCAAGATGATATGTCTGAGGTTCTTTTTAACTCTGAATTTGAGCCAATTTGAGCAATAATCTGCTCAAAATACATAATAATGACCTAAAGTGAGCAACTTTCTGCTCAAAATAATAATGTGTAAAGTTCATGAAACCCTTATAAAACAAGGAAAGTAATGATAGAGATAAGGGAATAGCAAGAAAGATACATTAAAAACTAGATTAGAATATACTTACGATGAAACCAATTACAAATTTGTTGAATGAAGTTGAATTTAATAAACTTACACGTAATCAAAAACGTGTAAAGATTGCAGAAGATGTGATTTTTCGTATCTTTGCTGAAAATCTTATCGAAAGTAATGGTAGTATTCTTGGAGGTAATATTAAAGAAATTGTCGAGGAAGTTCCTCTGAAAGAAGCTATTAATAATACTTCATGTGAAGTATGTGCAAGAGGTGCAATTATGTGTTCTTGGATTGGTAATTTTAATAAAGTTACTTGGAATGATATTGATCCTTTATATCGTAGAATGATTGATTATAGTTCCAAAGGTTTCCCCCCACAATTACTCGAAGTATTTGATCAGGAAATGCTTGACAATATTGAAGCAGCATTTGAGCATTCTACTTTCGAATGGCATTATGATCACAATGAAACACAAAAGTATGTGGATGCTTTTGAAAGATATGATGATGAAGAGGATGAATACATTGGAACTCCCATTGTTTTACTCATGGAATGGATCATCAAGAACAATGGTGATTTTCCCCTCCCATAACAATCATTAAAAACTAGGTTAAAATATTACTATCATGAAAACAAACGGATTCACACTATTGGAATTGATTCTTGGAATCTTTATTGGTTTGGTCGGAATTACAGTTATCTTGTATGTCATTACATGGATCATAGTTCTTTATCACTTCATTACCAAATTCTGGTGATCATTAAAAACTAGGTTAAAATACTACTATCATGAAGCTCAAACAATACATCGGTAATACAATCTACATCGTCAATGATAACTATTTTGCTGATGGATTCTTTGGAAAACTTGATATCATTCAAAGTAGATCGGGAGAGTTCTATAATTATCTTGTCAATGGTGTTCAATTCTTTGATAGTGATATTATCAATATTGACAACGAATGTGTTGGTGATATACTTGTGACTCTGAAGTAATACTTATAAAGGACATGTAGCTCAGTCGGATAGAGCAAAAATTTTCTAAATTTTAGGTCATTGGTTCGATCCCAATCATGTCCACCAATTTTCAAATCATTAAAAACTAGATTAAAATACTACTATCATGAATATCGAAACTAATAACTCTTGTAACTCTTGTAACTCTTGTAACTCTTGTAACTATTGTGACTATTGTGACTCTTGTGACTCTTGTAACTATTGTGACTATTGTGACTCTTGTTACTATTGTTACTCTTGTGACTCTTGTGACTCTTGTAACTCTTGTAACTCTTGTAACTCTTGTAACTCTTGTGACTCTTGTAACTATTGTGACTCTTGTGACTCTTGTGACTCTTGTTACCCTTGTTACTATTCAAAAAATCTTAAAATGACTGAATACAACACATTTTGTTGGTCTGAACAATACAATGATGATAAGTCATTCCAACAAAAACGTTATCGTATCTTTAATAAAGAGTATTCAAAATCTGCATACGTAAAAATTACATCAAAGATTGAATCCATTATTCCTAATCCCAATAAACTGAAGTTATCAGAGTTTTGGAAAAAGATCACTCAGGATCAAATCAAATCTATCATGAATATTGAAGATCTTGAATTTGATGTGGAAGGTTTTGAATATATCACTGGAATCAAGGTTCAAAAAGAACTTAGTGAAGTTGAAAAAGCTATTCAACTTTTGACCGAAAAAGGATTACTGAAGGATGGAAAGGTTCTCTTATAAATTATAATACTCCCATTCTCAATAAGGATTAATTATTGATTGTTAACCCTAGAGCAAAACAACTTTATTTGTTGTAGGTATAAGGAATGATATAAATGTCCTTATTGAGAATGATTGATTAAAAACTAGATTAAAATACTCATATCATGAACGGTTACAAAGCATTTTACAAAGGAAAGTCAATCGAAATTTATGCCAATACTTCTTATGGGGCGCAACAATTAGCAGCAAAACAATTCAAGGCTAAAAAGTCTTACGATGTGACAGTCGTTCTTTGTGAGAAAGGAGAAGAGCAAGTGTTTCATACTGCCTGATTGAATAACTTTCAGATTAAGGACATTTCATCTTGACATTACCACTGAGATATGTTAATATTGAATGTCCTTAATCTGACTAATCGGGGAGAAGGATAATGATATTTATTTAATCAATCAGTTATGATTTAAAACATAAACTAATTGTCCCGTAGCTGAGAGGTTTTAGCACTTTCTTTATAAGGGAGAGACGTGGTTTCGATTACCACCGGGACTACCATTTTATTCATTAAAAACTAGATTAGAATACACTTACAATGAACTACAAAATTACAAATATTGATTGGGATACTGATGGAAACGTGGAAGATTTCAATTCACTTCCACAAGAAGTTATTGTAAGTGTTGCTGATGAGGATGATATTGCTGATGCACTTTCTGATGCTTATGGATGGTGTGTCAAGTCTTTTGAATCCACCCCAGCCTAATTAAAAACTAGATTAGAATAAGCGTATGAAAGATCCTATTGAAGCTATTCGATTCGCTGGTTTTAGTCTTAAATTTGCTGAAGAAGTATTGATCAAAGCTCAAAATAAGGCCAATGAATCAGGCGAGAATGTTTACATCTGTCTTGATTACAGGAGTATCTATTATGTTTATCATTCCTTTCTCACAATGTCTGATGATGTAATCACCCACGTTGAACCAATTAAAAACTAGATTAGAATACTTTCGAGATTACCACTCCCCCGAAAGGAGAAGGAAAGAACATGTCACTGCAATAATACTGCAAACCCTCACACCTGAATTGACAGGAAATCTCAATCATCTTCATTAAAAACTAACTTAGAATACTACTATCATGGAACGTAAAACCAAACAACAAATCATCGAAGAGACTTTCAATTACTACAATGAAGATCCTTCCCGTCGTGCCAAGACTAATGGAAAGTGTCAATACTTGGATGTTAATGGCAATATGTGTGCTTTTGGTAGGTGTGAAATCAATCCTCCTTTGTCTAAAGGTATCAGTGATAGTGTGACTGATAGGTTTGATGCACAAGAAGAGATGGATCAAGCTTTAAAAGAAGAATATCGTGGACATTCATTTGATTTCTGGTCTGATCTTCAAGCCTTTCACGACAATGAATATTATTGGGATCTTGAAGCTGGAAAGGTTGATGAAGA